TTATTTTTCTTCTTCGTTCTCATTCTTCAAAGCAGCTTTATCAACAGAAGCTTCAGCAAAGATATAGACTGCAACTGATCCAAAAGCAGAAATAATTGCAGTTACTTGAGCAATGTCATTTTCACCCATGTTAAATGCAACTAGAAGTGAGCCGATAAATCCAGCCAATAAAGCCCAAAATTTCCTTGAGGATAATTTGTTAATTAGATTTTTACTCATTAATAAAACACTCCTTATTTGTTTATTTCTTCTTCATATGTGACTTCTTCTGGATAAGTTATCTCATCTGGTATATCTCCATAATCAGGAGTAGGAGGGGAGGAGATAACTTGTTCCTTTTTAACATTAACCTGTGTTGTTCTCCTATTAGTAAAAGCCTCAACAGCATTGATACCGAAGACACTCCCAACAATCATCATGACTACAGGGCTTACCATATCTAATAACGAAAGATACATCTTGTCTATTTCCTGATTGAATAGGATCATGATTAATCCAACTGAAACAAACAGAAAGAAGATTGTAGTGGAGATGAGAAGTAAATAATCTTTCGCACTTAGTCCATCTTTGTCATTTAGAAAAGTCCTAAATTTCCGTGGAGGAAGAGGGGAGTTAGTCATTTAAATCAACTCCTTATTTTCTATAAATTAAGCTTAAATAGGACATAAGCCATAATTATGCCGCCTAATAATGTTCCTACATAACCTAAAATCTTCATGAAAACTTGCACAGCATTAATATTTTGTGACTGTAAAGTGCCTTCGATATCTGATACACGTTCTCCAAGTTGCTCCTGAGTGCTAGTTAGTTTTTCTTGGGAATTGTTTAAGTTAGTTAAGTTCAAATCGATATTACTCAATGTCGTTGCAAAACGATCCATTTGCTCCTGTTGACGCTTATCACGGTCTTCATATCTTCTTTCACGCTCTAGGTTGCTTCTTTCTTGATTTTCAAATTGAGTTACCAGTCTGATTAACGAATCGTTTTTCTCTTCCTGTAAACCAATCCTTCTCTCAAATTGATCAGACCTTTCCTCGACTCTTGTAATTCGCTCATTTAAGGTTTCTAATGACATTTGTAATCAACACTCCTACAAGTTAGTTATTTACTTATTTACAAACACATCACCACCTTGATATAATAAAGATGGTACATACGTGTACTGGCTGACTGTCTACCTCAACCGTGGCAGTCAGTTTTTTATTTTTACATAAAGAAAGCACCCAAAAGAGGGTGCAAGTGGTGGAGATTCTAATACATTCATTAAGATACAACAAATAAAAAAAGTTTGTGAAAAATGAGTTTTCTGACCCCTTGGTATAAAAGGGTTTCTAACTCAATTTCACAAACTTTTTCTTGTTTTTCCCTATAAAAGGACTGTTTTAATCTATCTTAGTTAAATATCTACTTTTTGATAAGGAATCGGGAGTAAGGAAGACATCCTTATCCAACAATTCAATTCCAACTAAAGAAAAAGCGTCAACTATTAACTCGTCACATGAATATAAATGTTCAGAGTTTTTAATCTTAGTTCCAAATAGTAAATTCATTCCTCGACTGATAACAAACTTTTTATCGTAGCCACTAGCAATATTAATTTTTATAAAATTTTTTATTGCCTTTTGCTGTTCCTCGGTCAACTCTATATTCAACTGATAAATCTCGTATCTGTCCAAACTGTAGGAAAAATGCTGAATCACACATGGCAACCTCCAAGTAAGCTCCAGCGTATGTAGAGAGTCAAGTGTCATGGCTACATGACTAAATTTACTCTTTGATACTTTACGAATAACTTTTGATATTAAACTATCAGACTTTGCGAAAATAAAAGTAAAAGGCTGAAACATATTGTCTCAACCCTCCTCACCAATTGATATTGTCTATTTCATAAGCGGTTTCTGCCTTTTCAACCATTGGTTGTAATTCATTTCTCAACTTGCTGATATTATCATTAATATGCTGGAAAACATGTAGTTTTATTGAGGTAAACATTTCTTTGTCTATTAAAATCCTCTCAATCCTACCATTCTCAATATTTTCAACTGTCCATTCAGCTTCCGTTATTAATCCATCTTTAAACAATGCATCAGAGCCTTGAAAATTTGCCTGAGCAGACAGAGAGCAGGAGAATAGATAGTTAATACCATTAATAGGGTGAATGAAACCTTTGATAATGGATAGATTACATGCCTCGTCTAGTTGTGCCATCTTGTAAATTTTCATCTCTTCAATAGGAGCACTATTTTTATCTAAAAGCTCATATTTTTCATTTGCTGTTAGTTGCTTTTCTTTTAGTTGATTTATATCATTCTGATTGGCAAGATATGAAATATATTCGTCCTTATTCCACTGTACTTCATCATATTCCCAACCAACAAATTCATCAGTTTCAATTCGTTGAATATTAGAGCGAACATAAACTGTATCAACATTTACTTCAATTTCTTTTACATAGTCCATACTACCTTGAATCCTCAATACCTTCATTCCTTTCATCAGACATAACACAATCGGGCAGTGATATCTGAATATGCATCTGAAGCAGAGAAAAACACACGTAATCTAAAAGCGCCAGCATTAGACGCCGCACTCCAATTTCCACCGAAGATAGGTAGAGCAGATTCCTTCAAAGATCCATTATCACAATAATAAGTAGAGGAGGTCCCATTTCCAGACTTAGAAATAAAGCCGGTTACTGTGCCTCCTTGAATCTCATTTGTGTATCCCGTAATAGTTGAAGCGGATGCTTGCCCATAGTTTAGATACTCTGAACCATTATCATTAAAATAACTACTACTAATTAATAGATTCCTATTTATGTCAGTAACTAATCCATCAATCCAGTAGTGACTATTTCCCCAAAAATCTTCTATTCCAGCAAATTTCATTTGTCTATTTCCAGTTGTTTCTCCATAGTAAAATTCTCTCAGGTTGGCTCCACCAGTCATGGCTGCAGATGAATTTCCATCTACATACCCTCTTCCTAACGATGTTTGAGAATCGAGAGATTTATAACGAACAAGATATAGGATTTGCAACATCAACAATTGAAAGTACCCCATTTGCTGATAATTATTGCCGTTATTTTGTGCCGAAGTCCTGAATGAACCTATGGTTTGAGCTGTAGTAGGTTGCTTATCGCTAAGTGAGCGCAATTTAGAAGAAGCCAAATAACCTAAATATGCCCCAATGTATATTTTTTCTTTTTCTTCATTACCCTTTGTATGTGCTAAGCATTTCCAACTAGAATCAATTTGTTTATCTGTATACTTAATAAACAAGTCGGTACCGATAGTCTCAAACTTCCACCATATCTTTGGAAACTCAATCATTACGTCCCCAGCATTTCCTGAAGTGATATCAGCTACTGACCCATTTAGAAACTTACTAAAATCATTTTTCCGCAACTCTCCAACAACTTTTCCATCCTTTAATATGACAGGTCTAATTTGATTGAAAGGATAGACATTATCCCATCCAGAAGCACTACCTCCTGCAGGGGCTGGAGCCATTCCCACTGCATCATCTGTGTAGGTTACCGCAGTAAGTGGATTAGAGTTGTTTTTATCAATTTTAACGCCATATATCTTAATAATTTCTGGAGTAGCTGTTATTTTCTGAGTGCTATTTCCATTAACATTCAATGAATTATCATAGGTAAATCCTCTAAAAAAATATTGTGTATCATTAGTTAATCCAGTAATACTTGCGGAAGTACCAGATCCCTCATAGCCAACAAATCCATCCGTAGGTGAAGTAGGGTATCCACCTGTCTTGAATAGGATTTTAACCTTTAAGAAATCAGTATCTGAAGGGTTAGCCCATGAGAGATTTACTCTTGAATTATTCACCGTTGCTAACATATTCACTATGGGAGAAGGTGGAGTAGTATCAATTGCCGTTACTGATGAAGTAACTCCACGAGAGACAACTGTTTCTCCAAATGTTGTGTAGGTAACATAGGCTTTAAAATAATATGCAATACCAACAGTTGAGTTATGCGTATAAGATGATTGAGTCCCATTAATAACTCTGGTTGCATTAGATACTGTTTGATCGTAATCTAAATTCGATATATCTGAAGTAGATACAAAAAGTTCAGTTTTCACGTATTCTGGAATAGTGGGATTTGTCCAAGTTACAGATAACTGTGTCCCATTAATTAAAGTCTGAACAGCTAAGTTACTAACACTTTCATAGATGATTTTGCTCCCACTGTCTCGCCCTGTAATCCCATGAGCAGCGAGCACATAGTTAATATTCAAGTTTAGGAAACCTCCTTTTTCATGATGACCCCTGATTCATCATATGTGATAGTCCAGTTTACAACCAATGCCTCAGTGGAACCGTCTGTTGAGTAAAACTTCCAATTGACAGTTTGGTAATTGCCACTTCCATTAGGGTTTGAGAGTACTGATTTTAGATAAAGTGTTCCGTCAGACCTTTTAAAATCAACAGTTGTATAAACTCCATTTACATCAGGATTACTTGCGAACTCAGATAATCCACTGTCATGAGGCATGTAATCACTAAGATGATCATCAATTTTTCCATCAACTGTTTGAACATCTTCCGATAAGAGAGCATTTTTATTGTCCACAGCTGATAATTCACTTTGAGTAGCAAACTCAGAAGTGTCAGGAATTTGGATAGAAATATCTCCATTTTCATTAGGGGAGATACCATTGACACTCTTTACTTTACCTTCAACCGCATTTCCGTTTTTATCCAATACCTGTCCTTGTTCATTGAATCCTGCAATATTGACACCAATGTCAAAAGAGGAGAGCGCACCAAAGTCACTAGCTGTTAAAGGAACATTTCCATTATCATCAGGGGAAATACCGCCTACAGAAGTAACTGACCCAGTTCCATCAATTCCTCTTTGAGCTACAAGTGTCCAGTGTTCTCCCTCGGCTGGGGTAACGCCTGTACAGTTAATCATACAGCGCCAAGTGGAACCATTATGTCTTACTTGGTTATTTTTAATATAACTGGTTGTTGAATTGTATTCTCTTAGGTGTACAGATGAGTCTATTAAGGACTGAGCGTTGATAGTTGCCTCGTTTACGTTATTTAATGCAGTACTCGTATCTATCTGCCTTTGCTCTTCATTGAATTGTCTTTTAGCTTCACTAGTTTCTCTATCGGCTTCATTACTTTCTCGATTCAATTCATTTGAAATTCTTACATCTTCATTTAGAGCTCTTATGCTTTCAGAGTTAGCTCTGATTTCTTCTGCAGTTTGTCTTTCTTCTTCGTTAGTAAGGCGCTCTTCTTCATTAGATATTCGAATATTTTCCTGAGAATTTCTTTGGGTTTCATTGTCAATCCAAGTAACTTCTTTTGAATCATAGCGACTTTCTATTTCTCCAATTTTATCTTCAATTGCAGAATTACCGTAGGCATCTATTTCAGAAATTTTATCCTGAATGAGATTGTCTGCGTTATCTATTTTTAAATGTAACTCAATAATCTTTTCTTCAGCTTTACCAGTTGCTTCTTTGGCAAATTCTGCAGACTCATTTGCATTGAGAATTGCATTCTCAGCGTTATTGATAACCATGTTGACTTCTTTAATATTCTCAATTGCAGATTGACCTGATGTAACAATATCATCTAAAGTCTCTACAACATTTCCGTTATTTTGTTTGGTGTAAACAGATTTAACACTGATAAAAGTATTACCTGTTCCCAAGTAATTAAAATTAAGTTGTTTTCCTACATTAGTAGAGTTAAATGTTACAGCTCTACCTGCGTAATCAACTTTATATTGTGTCTCATTAGGAATGCCACGAGTAATCTCTGACCACTCTGTATTCTCTCCAGTAACAATAACTCTGTTAAATTTATCAGGTTGCTCAGTTAAATCCACTTTCCCATTCGTATTAACAACCAACGACTCATCTTTCTCAATGAAAGGATCATCTTTTTTCCCAGTTCTTCTTCGATGAATTATCATACTGTCTTCGTTGTACATAATTATCACATCCTAACAATTAAAGAGTAGGGTATATCCCTACTCAGTAACTTGAATTTCACCAGTTTTAATAATTGTCTTGATATTATGCTTATTGATTACTAAATCACCGATAGCAACCATAAGTTTCTCTTGAGTGTTAATACTGTCTGCTATTTCATTTGCACTATATTCAGGAAGGTTGATACTGAAAATCTTTCCATCCAGTAATGTGATTTCAATGTTTATCATTATTTATTTTCCTCCATTTGAGATGTTATTTGTTAAAGCTTCGATTTCTTCTTGAAGCATTTCATTCTGAACTTTAAGGATTGCGTTTTCTTTCGCATACATACCGATTTCCATTGTCAATTTATCAATTACTTTATTAGCATCCACATTTACATTCATCCTTTTCCTCCTTATGTAACTCCATTTAAAGCATTCATTAAGGCATTAAAATAAGAGGCATATACTTGGCTACCTCTTGTCACGTTACTAATACCTGTTGATCTCATCGCACCGATAGCTGTATTGGCTTCGTTGAATATATAAAAATAAAAATCACTTCCCCTAATGGCAGAAGTGAAATTGTAGTTACTCAATCCTTTAAAACTCCTAAAGGCATTTATTCTATTGGCAAAGGCATTCCATTCCGAGGCTAACATACTAAACTGAACACCACTTATTTTATGACCATTTGAGTTAGCTGCAGTCGTCCATTTCCAATTCTCAGGTCGTGCTGCTTCATTCTTTATTGTTAGCCATCCACCATAAGGGGAGGTACTTGTATACGTTCCATCACTTCTAGTTTTAGATGCTTTTGCTCTGAATAAATAGCTTGCATTCTGTACTAATCCAGCAAATTGTACAGTGAAAGCAGAGCCACCATTCCATCCTTGTGTCTTGGATGCAATCATTCCTTGTGCGTTTATATCCCACATTTCAACTGTGATTAAATCGAATCCACTTCTCGGACTAACATTGACAACGATTGTATTATTACCTGCTGTACCACCACTAGTTATACTTGGTGCTTGGGTTTCTGTTAAAGCATAAGCTAACTTTTCACCTGTGGAACCCGAAGCATTTATTCCGATTGCACCTATGATATATTCTGTACCGTAAGAAGGTGCATAGAAAGCTTCAGTATAAGGTGTGCTCTGTACTGACCTAGTATAAGTACCAAATGGAGTATTCCATTGAATACTAGTAGCACCATAAGCATTATCTACAATCATGTAAATGGTCGTACCGGAAGCACTATGCTGCCTTATTGCAGGTCTGTCAGTAGGTGGACGAGCAGAGGGAGTAAAATAAAAGGAGACAGGCTCATAATACCCATCTCCGTAATACCAAACTCCATTTACCATCATTCGGGAATACACCATGTAACTGTAACCCGGACTTAGGCTTATATTGAAGTTTGATGAATAGTAACCGTTATAGGAAACAGGGGGAGTATTAGTCCAACCTGATGACCAACCTGTTGTCGTATTATAAACATTATACTGAGTGCCGTCATAAGATGAGCGACCAAGATTAGCAAAGCGGAAGGTGACAAAATTACTGTTGGGATATTCCGCAACTTTCTCTATAAAAGCTGTCATCCGAACACCGCCACCGAATTCAGTGGTTGCCCATTGTGATACACTCCTGTTGGATCAACCCTGAAGTATCTAGAGCCTTGCCTGTATAGGTTGAGGGAGTCGTAATATACTTCCATTGCTTTATCACTCTTAGAGCCAATGTAAATGTTAAATGGAGTGGTGTGATGATTACTCATCCAATCAATACCTGTAATTGTTCCACCGACAATCTTATCGGCACTAATTGTTCCAGAGTATACTCCATTTTGGTCTATATAAGTGAAGCGAGAAGATGTATTTGATACTCCACCAAGTTGCTCAACTGTCGGTTTATCTCCTATCTGACCCCAACTAATAACCGAAGTAGGAGACATAAATATTCCTTCTTCTATCATCGCTTTACCAATTTTGGCAGTTCCAGCAACCAACTGATTAGTTGTTATATAGTTAATATTCCGTCCATCAATTTGTAATTGGTCAGCAGTAAGAACACTTTTACCTTGAACCTTTAAGTCACGAGCATTGATAACACCGTCAACATTTAAATTTGCAGAAACAGGATCATAATACAGAGCATCCACATATTGAGTACCACGTTTAACACTAAATTTCAGTCCGTCCGTAGCATTAAATGTAGCTTTAACTCTTTCATCTGAGCGAGTAACGACCAGACCTTCTTCGGTCGATATTGTTACACCGTTATAAGTTTTACCTCTTACCACTAGCTCATCGGCAAAGGAAGGATCTAGTTGGTCTTTTGGTAATCCACCTATTATTTTTAAAGAGCCGCCTTCGATAGTGAAGCCGTTAGAATCCATTCTATATTTTCCACTATCGTTTTCTACAACCAAGTTAACACCCGCAATTAACTTACCGAAAATTCGCTCACCCACAATGCCCGAAGCGGTTATTGCTTGTTTCCAAGAATTACCCTTATCATTACTAATGGCTAGAATTCCATTTTGGGCAATTAGTACGTTATTCGGATTGTCACTACTCTCAATCATCAATCCTCTACGGGACATTGTGATTGAATTATTTACACCAAAGCTTATTTCTCTAGCATTTGCATCCCATTGATTATTGATAATGTCATTAATCTCACCAAGTTTGTCAGAAGTATTGTTCCACTTAGTTTCAGACATATCAACTTTCTTAGAAGTCGAGATAGAAGAATACAATTGCTTAATAAACTTTTCTTCATCGTCTTCAATTTCTCTCACATTAGCAATTGTTAATTTGATAGATTGATTACTATAGTCATAATCAATTGTGATAATCTTAGCCAATACATCCAAATTAAATTGCTCATAGTGAACGAAAATATCATCACCGATAGAAAGTTTATCCCAATTCCTTTTTTCCTCTAGGACTTCAAGGAAATTAACAATGTCTACCTCAAGTAGAGTCTTAGGCTTCTTCATGTTCTCGAATTGCTTTACTGCCTCATCGTACAACTCTTGTTCATCAGAAATATATTCATTTTCCCATGTAGCTTCAATGATATATTTATTCCGTTCCTTGAGAAGTTGAGGGGAGAATACTTTTTCTAAGGCAATATCATCTTGAAGTTGTTGGATGTCAGAGTTAATTGAATTTAGCTCAGTATTTAATCCGTTCAGTGTAGATTGCTTAGAATTAATCTGTGATTGCTTTGCAGATTTCTCTTGCTCAATAGATGAGGTATCATTACCCTGAGACTTAGCAACCTGTAAACGATCCTCAATAATCTCTAAATCAATTTCTAAGAGGGTAATTTCATTTTGCAACAAAGTAACTTGTGCTTGTTTACTTTCTAACCGTTCAAGTAGAGTTTTGAATTGTCCTTGTTTACCTTCCAACAGCTCCTGATAATCGAGGATAGCATGACACAAATCATCTTCCATATAAGCACTCTTACTAATTACTTTCCTATTCTCATCACGTTGGAAAGGGTAGAGGAAGTACTCAAATGATTCAATGTAATTTGAACCTGTAGGATTGATTTTCTGAATGCTGATTCCTTCCTTGCCGAATACAAGTAGGCGAGTGACTAAATCATCTGGTACAGAAGTTTTGTTGAGTGTTTTAAGATACTTTCTATATGACAGGCGAAGAGGGTGGAGATTATTAGTCCTGTCAGTCCGTACAAAATTTAGCTGCCTATTTACAGTATCAAACTCAACAACGGCATTAAATGTCTCAGCTACTTCATAAATGAAATCCAACACAGTTTTTTCAACAACATCAAATGGACGATATTTAATATCGAAATCTACATCTACATATCCAAGTGACCAAATGGTACTTGATAAGACTTCACGTAGAATAGTGGATAGATTCTTAGGGTCAGTTTTATATGTACGAAGCATTTTATCACGTAGCTCATAACCAAGAGAGAAGGCATGGATTTCTTTTACATCACCGTTCTGATCCATACTATCTTTAGTCTCATTGATAATGTACCATTCGATAATATCTCCAATACGTGTCTTAATCAGATACCTATCCTTCAATTTATCAACATTAGGGTTCCGTATTAGTTTATTTCTTTTATCAATTTGATAAGGAACCTTGAAGGATATCTCGTTCAGTTGTCCTAAATTAGTAGTCTGATTCACATCATATGCTTCAGGTAAGTTACCAACTTTACGTCCACTTGGCATAGCAATTTCCATTTTGAGGGTACGTGGCTTATTTCCAATTATTGAATCAAATCCAGACAAATCCGGTCTACCTGTGTCCATTAAAAGACTACTTTTATTGTACAGTTTTGCACTCAAATGAGCTTGAACTGTGCCACTAGTAAACATATTTGATTGATTACCAATGTTCGCTTTAATTGTTTTAAATGACTGAGCATTGGAAGTAAGAGTGGCTTTACCTTTTGGATTAGACTTAGCATAACGAATATTAATTGACTTAGCAGAAAGGATACCTTTTGGATTTAGAATTAGTCTAGTATTCTGCATTTTATTAGCATAGACACTCATTAGAGAGTCTGTAAGCATCATTGCAAATCCGTGAGAAGCAACGAGTTTGGAAGTGACGTTGAAATTGGCTCCGGTAAACTTCATTAACTGATTGCTTTGTGATAAAGTTGCCTTACTGTTGACTGTAGACTTTGCTGAGTTAATTTTAGTAGCTTTGACACTCTGAGTAGCTTTGCCTCTTAATTGAGTGGATGCAGGAACATTTCTATTCAGGTGGACATTTAATTTAGATTTGTTGCTTGTGATACTTGCTGAATTTACATAGGATGCAGCAGTATTGACTTGTATAGATGCATTTGAATAATATTGAACATTTGATTCAACTACATTTATTACAGAGACTTCAAATGGATCAGAGTAAGTATATTCACTAAGTAATCCATATTCATCAATGGCTCTTACACGATACTGAGCATTGGTTGCAATAATGTTAGGAATCCTATGAATAAAATCAATCGTTGTTAAACTTTTCCCCAAACTATTCCAAAGAGTACCATCAAAGAATTCCAAATCATATACAAGTTTATTGTTCTCAGCGTCTGTGGAGGCTCCCCATTTAACCGAGTATTCTTTATTGTATATCCTTTTCTCACCTCGTACTGGCGAAGTGAAATTATTTGGGGTGGTTGGTGCAGTATTTGGCAATGGATTATATGTTAGAGTAAGTTTAGGTATTTTCGTTACATCTGAATATGTTCGAGAAGAAAATCCAACAGCATAATTTCCACCGTAGTTTTGTGTATAAAAAATGATTCCATTATTCGGTAGATTTCCACTTGCCCACTTTTTCGCCAATTCACTAATGTCGAATCTTTTCCAACCAGTACCCGATATACCATAAGTGCCGCTAGTGTAATATGCACCACCAATAGGGAAATAACCTTGACTTAGTGTATCTTCGCTCCATTCAGAATATGAATCGTTAAGTGTTACGGTTGGCGTATAATTTGTTGCATTGTAGTCAATGTACATGTCTAAATAAACTGAACTAACACTGGAGTTTTTGAAGTCAAGAGGCAGGTCAAATCTTATTATTGATTCATATCGTTCGTTATATTCCCCATTATATCCAACATAAATTTTATCTCCACTACCTGTAGTAAATCTTCCCGTAGTGTATCCATCCTGAATTAAATTACTATCTTGTATGACTACAGTTTTTACTGCCACCAAACCACCTCCTTTCCATATGTAAGATTAATTAGTCAAGATTTACTGTTAAGCTACCAGATGAGATTTTCAATTGGTCATCAATATTGATTGTTTTAGAGGCAGTCAATGCACCGTGAAACAGTAAATTTCCACCTGTGGCAGCATCAAAAATAGCCGTATGAGTTACTGTTCCCCAGTTAGCAGTAGCAACAGGAAATGTAATGTCTGCATTCGTTGAGATTGAACCGTTTGTAGCAGTATTAAATGTTGCTGTTCTCCTTGTATAACCTCCACCAGATACTTCTGTACCTGTACCTGCATCTGTAGGATCAGTTGTAAATAAAGCTACATATAGAGTTGATGGGGGAGTATAGGCTGTACCTTTTAATACATGGTCTAATAATTTATTTTCTAAGTAGTTACTGATTGCTGACATTTATAATTCCTCCAATGTTAAATTAATTTTTATTAAATAAAAAAGAGACTGAAATGAATCAGCCTCTTAGAAACCTAGTAAAAATTTATATCTGTATCTAATTTTCATTTGAATCTTTCCGTACACTTGTAATCGATTGACACCATATTGTAAGTTGAAAAATACTCCATTGTGATTGTCATAACGATAGGCGAGAGGGAGGTCACTTTCAATTTCCTCATTGTCCGAGTCAATGTATAATGATTCCCCATTTTGTAAATTAGAAAATCTCATCTCTCTTCCTGAATCAGATTTATTTACAATGGAAAAGTCACCGATTTCTTTTGTTGTTATCCAAATTTCAGGGTAAGTTTCTTCACCTTTATTTTCTAATTTAATTTCCGTTCCAGTTGAAGTATTGTTGCTTAAATCATATTCATAAGTCATATATGGACTGTATGTATAAGGTGAGTTGCATCTCATTGTGAGCTTTAAATAACCCTGTTTAATTCCATTGTGAATAACGGATATATCATCAACTGGCATACAATAAAAAATACGCTCAGGGTTAGTGAGCGTATAGAATGGAGTATAATATTGTTTATTTAACCAACGAGCAACTTTATAACTTTTCTCATCTGACATTCCTTCATCAAAATATAACTCAAGAGGGAAGGAGAGAGGATCATAATCTACACTGTAAAGAAATGATGTGTCTCGACCTCTGATTCTTTCCTCGTTGATTTTCTTAGATGCCATGAAAGTTTCCTCATACAAACCAGCAGATGAGTTAACTTGTCTAACTTCCATTTCCTCAGATGATATACCATCATATACAAATCCTTCACTTTGTCTCATTAAGTCCTCACTCCTCTCGATTTAAGTTTATTGTTGATTCTGCTGTAAAGATTATCTACATCTTGCTGAGTACCGTTCATATTAGCAACATGGATTCCACCAAGATTGATGATGGTATTTCCACCAGAAGCAGAAGGGGATAGGCTGCCTACTAAATTGCTGATATTTTTGAAAATGTTAGGGATATTCTTAGGTGGAATTTGTAACTCACCCTGTAGGGATTTAATTACTTGCTCACCTTTACCAACATTGAATAGTTTGTTAGCCATTTCCGTAAGCCTGTTACCTTTACCTCCGACAATTCCTCCATCGTGATACTTGTCGAACAGGTCTTTACTCGGAGTCATATATTTAATATGAGAAGGCATGTTTGTAACCCACATTCCTCCACCTACGTCATATTGACCACCGTAAGCACTGTCATATCCATACACACGGAATTTTTCACCCGGTTTAAGGATACGTTCCTCTACAAGTTTACCGTTAACCCTTTTCCATAGATTGATTGCTTTGTTGACTTCAATCATTCCAATTTGACCAGATTTGAATTCTAACCCATTCCACATTGTAGGAGTAGAAGGTTTAGTGCTGCCACCTGAGCTTCCACCACTAGTAGAAGGGGAGGTAGGAGTCGATGGATTAGAGATACCGGATTGGAATCCACCTACACCTGCAGAGCTTACTTGCTTCATTAGGTCGATAGCTTCTTTAAGTCTGTCTATTAGATTATTTTTTATCGAGTCACCCATGTGAGACATATTCAAAGCAACATCATTAGAGAATCCGACCAATTCAGAAGACAGATTAGTTAAGTTGCCTTTCATTATATCTTCACGGATTTTAGCCCATTTACGCTCATCATTGATGATATTGTCATAGTGACGTTGGATAGCTTTCTTATCTTCTTCCAATTTATCCGTTAATGCTCTATGGGATTGTTCAAGTTGCTCCTGTTCAGCTTCTTGTTTCTCCCCTAAGGCATCCTTAGCATTTTCAATTTCTTCTGTTTTCTGATCTAAGTCATCCTGTAAACTTTGCTTACGTAGAGAAATCTCACGCTGATATTTTAATTCCTCGATTTGCTCCAATTTATCCTTGAGTTGTTCTTCAATTTCAAGCCTACGTGCATTACCTTCAAATGAAGTATCAAGGGATAATTTGTTTCGCTCAGCTTCGAGTTTTAACTTTTCAGCAGATAACTTTTCTAACTCTTTATTATAGTCACGTTCAGAGTCAAGGTCATCAATCATTCTTAAACGTTGGTTGACTGCATCCTGATAAGCTTTAAGCTCCTTATCCAACAATTCAATTTGACGCTTATGATTATCTTCCATTGCTTTACGTTCTTTATCATAAGAATCCTGTATAGCCTTATCACGCTCATCAAGTGCATCCAATTCAGCGTTTAGTCTTTCTTGATAGTAATCCTTCTGAGCTTGGATAACCTTGTCGGCTAGGTCAGCGTAAATACCTTGAATGGAAGTTTCCACACCCATAAGTGCTTCTTTCCACTTTTGAGTTTCTTGCTTATTCTTCTCTAAGGCATCTTTACTGTTAACTAAATTCTTATTCTGAGACTCTAGCAACTTGATATTATTCTGAATTTCTTTACGTTGTTTAGCGAGTAGGGACAGTTTCTGAGTTTGTAATTTATTCTGTTCTGATTCGTTACCATTTGAAACAGCCATCAAATGCTCAATGATTTGAATCTGATCAGTATACTTCTGATTAGCCTCATCTAATCGCTTATTTAAACCATCTAATGCACTGTTCAGGAAGCTATTACGGTTATCGACTATACTGTTATCCAAATCAACTAAAGAATCTCTAAGGTCAAGATAAGTCTGCTGCAGTTCATCACGTTGAATCTGAGTGAGATTTTTATTCTTTTTTAACTCATTTTCAATGTAGACCATATTCTGCTCAGTTAACTTTTTCTTCTCTTTGAGGAGGATTACCTGATTCTCTAATTCAGTACGGTAAGCTTTTGACGTTTCATCCTGCTTACTCATACGAGCATCAATAATCTTCATATTAGAGTCGATTTGTCTGAAACGATTCTCTGCCTGATAGAGAGGAGTCTTAATTAATTCAAGTTGTAACCTTTCAATTTCGGCTTGGACAGACATTGAATCGGAGCGAAGTTGCAATAAGTCACTCTTAGCTTGGTCAACATTTTGAGCATTCTCAGCCGCTATTCTCGATGCTTCAGATGCTGCTTCAAGTGGATCAGTGGATGACGTAGAAACAGAGACAGGAACGCTTCCACTTTTACCTGCAAATTGACTGAGGTATTGATTGGCGTATGCTTGACGTTGAGGGATGTGAGTACCCTCGCTGCGTTCAAACAATTTGTCGAACATTGCTGCTACTTGAGATGCACTAGCATTCTGAGCACCTTGCAGATAACTCATAGTCCGTCTTTCTGAACCGTTCAACTCTTTCCAAAGGAAGTTAAGTTGTGTATTCAGATCGTACATAGATGTACCAGACTGTTTTGCAAAGTTAGAAAGATTAGTCTTACGTCCACCTAACCATTGAGCAATACCTGTAGCACCAGAAGACTTATTGATTGCATTAGGATTCAAACCGGATTCAAGCTTCAAGTTACCCATAATACCAGCAACAATTGAATCAGAGAAACCTTTTGACTTGAAGAAATTCCATATTGTAGCTGCAGAACTACTACCTGATGCGTATGAATTAGTGGCTGTTGTTGATACAGGAACAGGAGAGGTGACAGTTGATTTAGTTGTGAGTATACCTGTCTGCTGTATATTACCTGATCTAATTTGAGCATCTAGGGATTTAGCTTGAGCTTCAAGTAAGGATTTCTTTTGACCAAGAAGGGAGATCTCATTTTTTAGTGCTGTCTGATATTGCTTGGAATGCTTGGCTGTTTTTTCTTGGATAAGGCGTTGTTTTTCTAGGGCGGAATTTACATTGTCGAGTGATTGCTTGAATTTATCTGAGACGTAAGTGCTGTTGGAATATTCCTTACTAGCTTTCTCTGTAGCTTTATTTTGCTTATCGATAGCCTCAGCTTCTCTACCTCTATAATCTATTACTGTGCCTAATGCATCGATTTGAGCGTTGAAGTCAGGTAATTGAATGTCAATATCAGAGGTGAGTCTTCTTGCTCTGTCATATGCTTTGCTCGCTAATTTCTCTTGCTCTAATCCCATTGCATTATCTGCAAGAGTCTTAGACATTTCATTAAACTTTTGAACAATTGCTTGTTGGGCAGCTAGTTCTTGTTTGAGAATGTCAATACGTTTCTTAGCTTGCAGGGCAGTGACTGTGGTTTGCTGTTGCTCCTTCGTGAGCTTACCCTGAGTTAGGGACTCGACTGCCTTGAGAAGGATGTCCTGAGCCTTAGCTTCTTCCTCCACAGCTTTAATGTTAATTAACTTATTTTTAGCAAGGTGAGGGTAGATAGCAGCAAGTTGATCAGTTACAGCCAGTAATTCTTCAGATTTATCTGCATTGTCGGCTTCTAGGGCAGAGAGAACATTATAAGTACCAATTAATTCATAGATGGAATCAATTTGGTCTGTTGTAACTCCAGCCAATTTTTCAGCTGACGTCCTTCTGTCTTCCTCAACTTCCACAGCTTCTTCATTAGCATCCACATAAGCGATAGTTGCCCCAGTAGCTTCGTCATGACCTGTCTTAAGTAAATTTAAGATGGATGTGACTTCATTGCCGCTAAATCCGACCTTTTCAAGACTGTCTCCATATTTGTCCCAGTCCTGATTACCATTCTTCATGGCGGTAGACATCTCATTAAAAAGATTTACCGCATCTGCATTAAATTTAGATAAATGCTGAATACGCTCAGTATCAAAAAGATTTCCTGATACTTTTCTTATTTCTCCTACAGATCCAATATAGGCTTTAACTTGATTCTCAACCTCTTTGATGCCTTTCTTAGATTCTAGGAGCTTACTATTTTTAGTAACAATAGTGTCTATATACTTTTGATCTTCTTCAGTTACATTGCTTTGTACACCATAATAAGTGGCATATGATTTACCTAAGTCTTGGAATAGGCGTTTTCTTTCTTCTAGTTTGGCTTCTATATCTCTTCTGCCAATAATACTGTCTGCCATATCCTCAAGTTGAGCTTTTTCCCTAACACCAAACCAAGGAATTAATTCGGAGTATCCACTGTTTTGTCTTTCATTAATTTCATTAAGTTTATCCTGAGTTTCTGAAATTTTGTTATTTAAATCAGCCAACTTAGATTGAAAGTCATTAATAAACTGTTCAGCATCAACTTTAGAAAGTTCTTTAAGGTATCCAACTTCCTGACGAATTGCATCTGCAGAGCGTAAATGTGCTTGACCTTTTTCATCAACTGAAGCAGCCACAGAAGGGAGGAGTGTGTAAAGATCCTGTTGAACTTTTAAGTACTCACTATCGGTTTCAGCAATACTTCCACTTTTAACTTGCTTATCTAACTGCTCATATCTTGAAATAAGTGATTCTATCTGAGTCTCATTTTCACCATATGATTTAGTTAGCTTATCTATTTCTTCCTGAGATTCCTTTTGTGCCTGTCTATGCTCTACAACTTTATTTGTAGCATAAGAAATAGCCGCACCTAAAGCAGCAAAAGCAGCCAATGGCAGTGCTGCGGTAGTCAAAAAGGACAGTGCTCCACCCATTGCTTTACCCATGAAACCAAATGAAGCAGCAGTGGCTCTTCCTGCTAATGTTAAGTTATATAATTGTTGTTGAAGTACTCTAGACCTACCAGTAGCTATTGTCATAGCATCGCCAGTTCTAACTAAACTAGTAGCCAACACTCCTTGAGAAGCAATTGAAGTCCTAGTGTGATTATTAAAGGCTAAAAATGCTGCTCCAGCAATAGTAAAAAGAGGAGGTAAAAGTCCTATTTTATCAACAACAAATGATGTTGCGTTGGCTATAGATGTTAAACTTTCAGATACAACAACGATCCCTGAACCGAGGACTTTTTCTCCCATAGTAGTTGAAAGTGTTGTCCAACTATTAGCAAGTTGATTTAATTTTGCCTGATAGCTATCTAGGAAAGCCTCATTCTCACGATAAGCCGAACCTTCTGAATTGAGGGCAGTAGTTGATGCTTTTTGAGCTTCTTGGAATTGATCCATTAAAATTAAAAATCGGCTTAATTGATATCTCGAATTTTCTGTTACTTTCGCTTGTATTTCAAAGCTACTGACCAATTTTATATTGGCGGTTAATTCTTTCAAATTAACTCTGTGCCTTCAAAATGTTATACGCACAGTTCGGACTGTACCTTCGCCCTCAGCTTAATCTGTTAGGGTGGGTGATGGCAGTCTCTAGCAGTCCCCTAATAGGGTTTCTGTCGGTATTGTCCACTTCTGGAGTTTCACCGATATACACCTTTGTTTTCTAACTGTTTCCAATTAGGCTGGCAGATAATTTTTTTTACCAGCAATTTGTAAGCCTAAATTTTGTTGTTGTTCTTTCGAAAGAGACTTCCATTGCCCTGCAAGATCGGTGAGGATATTCTGTACGTCTCTCATGTCTCCAGAAGAAGTTTTTATGTTAATTCCAATTGCTGCAAGGGAATCTATAGCAGGTTGGATACTGGTAATTCTGGAGTAGATGCTCTTCAAGGAATTTCCAATTATACTTCCTGATTCCCTAGTAACTTGCCCGATGGCTGTCGCAAATCCCAAGGTATTTTCGAGACTTACACCGTAAGTTTGCGCTGCCCCGGCTGATTTCATTAACGCAGTAGACAAATCTTGTGTTGTTCGTTATACCCTGTCTTTCGACATATTTAAAGAGGGTCTAGACTATCTCTTTATCCTCGTTAAGGAGGATACTCAGCACTTCCAACAGTAGCTCAACCTTCTGCTGTACTTCCACTAGGGAATAGTCGTTACACCTTCTCATTTATTAAATGAGCTTGGCACGGTATTGTCATAGGATTTCTCCCTTAGAGTTTCACCGTTAGCATGGTAAAAGCCATACACCCCTGAGCAATAGGGTTCACTGAGTTTTCACTAGTATATTACTATACTAGGCGACTATTAAAAATCGCATAATTGTTGTCTACTTCATTTAAAGCGTTAATAACATGAAGACTTTCTTCCATTTCAAGGTTTAACCCTTTGACTGCTGCAGTTATAGTTGATGCAGATTCTTCAACTGACATATCGGAAATATTGCCGAGTAATGTTGCATACTCAGCCATCATTGTTAAATCTTCTCCACGAAATCCTTGACGGGCAAAAGCGATAACACCTTCGTTGACCTGTTGTACAGTATTACCTAGCTTTTGTGCGAGAGCGACACTATCCTCAAGGGCTTTGTTAATTTCAATTTGTCCGTTTGATACTCGATCTAGTACAGTGAGTTGGGAGTCAATAGCGATAATTTGAGAAAGTGCATCTTGCATTCCACGTAACGGAGCATAGAACATGGTCATTCCAGTTACCCATACGGGTATCCTAGCCATCGCAACTTGCAATTGTTGTCCGAAAGACAATACATGGCTAGTTGCTGAATTTACATTTGCAGACACTGATCTAAACTGCATAGCCAACTGTTGCATTTGTTGATTCAAATTAGGTGTAGTCGCTTTCAACCTATTCACTGCTGCAAGATAATTATTTAGTTGCCTGTTACCGTCATCACCAAGAGCACTACCGTATCTACGTCTAAGATTCTGAGCATTAATCTCAGCTTGTTTTCTGTACAAGTCTAATTGATGTTCTAACTCTCTAGTTTGTTTGCGTGAATTTGAACTATCTTGAACTCGATTTAAAACTTGTGCAATTCTACTTAACTCTTTCTCTGATTGAGCACCTTTAATCGCATTAGACATTCTTGAGAGGGAGGCGTTAGTTATTGTGCCAGCATTGTTGAGTTCTTGTAATTTACTTTTTAGTCTTTCAACAGCTTGTTCTTGTGCTCTAAAATTCTCAACAGTTCTTTGACTTGTTTGCTCATTGCTACCATTGTAAGTAGTAGTGACATTCTTAAATTTATCTCCAGTAGTAACTGAACCACCTGAATATTTACCCTGTGCGTTTTGCTTTGTTACTTGTTTTTGTTTATTAGCCAATCTGTCCATTTCAACAGTTAGTTTCCGAGTCTCTTCGGCTTGTTTCTGAGTAGCTTTAGTTTGTTCTTTAATTTTAGTTATTTCTTTATCAATAATTTCTCCACTTTTGAGATGCTGCCTAATCTTCTCTTTAACAGTACCATCTGCTTCTTTAGTAACTGTCTTTTCTTCTCTGATGACACGATTTAAATCTGCAGCAACCTTTTTATGTTGCTCCATTGCTTTCGAGAAATTGGATAAGGTTTTAATTACGTTTGCATCAATATCCGCACTTATCTTCAACTTGTTTATTTTCTTTTCAATACCCTTTAAGGCGGTATTGATTTCCCTTATGGTATTGCCGATGTTCAGCTGACCAGTGATCAGCAATTTTAAGTCGTTATTTCCAGCCAATTAAGTCAACTCCTTTTTACAAAATAAAAAGAAGTGCCTAATTGACACTTCTTAAACGTTTACTGATTTATTTTGTTGTCTGATTATTATTTCCATAATTCCATGCCATTTCTCAATATTGCCTAAAGCAGCTCTTACTTCACTACTGTCTTTCAAGTATCCATCCTTAATGACTTCACCTGTGTTCGGATCTACATTTTTAAGAAAGTTAAGTTTGTGAATAGGGGAGTTAACATCCTCTGTTAGAATCTTTAAGTCAATTGATTTTATTTTTTCTTGCTTAAGTTTATCAGATGTTAATCCTCCAATAAGAGCACCGACTGAACCAAATAAAGCTCCACCTACAGCAGTATTTAAGATTTGTTGCCCTCTAACTGTTTTGTGAATTGTTTGATTATCAATAATTATTTCTGCTTCAATAATTTTTGAAGAGGGGAGAGAGGTGTAATTAAATTCATATTCTCCATTATCTTTCTTAAGCTTGGGAGATATAAGATAGACATTATTTTTCTCTTCGGAATATGCCAATGCACAGGAATAATCCCTAGCAATAAACTTTTGAATTCCATCAAAATTATTAAGATAATCCAAGATTTTATTTTGGTTTAAAATGTTTATCGAAGTCTTAGTCTTGTGTTTTGTCTTGTTATTATTTACAATTCCAATTACTAATATTAATAAGACAATAAATATAATAATCTCCATAAGGTATCACCTCAAAAGGTTTTTGAGACCATTATACCATTAAATTGTCAAATTAATGCCTAGTGATTTAAACTTTTTAATTAATCCCTTTAAGTTGTCTTCTAGATCAGAGGGATAAAGGTCAATAAACTGATAGTTTGGCAAACCTTTGTAGTAATTATTTTTTCTTCTTGCTTTATCCATATATTTTTTCAGCAACTTATGCGTTTCGTAATATTTATCATTGTACCATCCATAATACTCAACAATTATTGAATCATTAATAATCCAATCAGGAATGTAACTTTCCTTATGATCTTCATTTACAAAATTACCTATGTTAGCTATTTTATTTTCAAAGTAAGTTACTTTTAAATTATTTTTAATAAATATGTCATGAATTTTTACTTCAGCTTTAGAGTCCAATTTAGTGCCATCTATACCAATATTTTGATAGAAATCACTGTCAGTGAAAGTATTAGGGTAACACTCATTAATCCATTGAAATAGACTTGAGGAATAGTATATATCACAAATAGCTGCAAATTTCCTATGCTGTTTTACCAAAAGAGAATACGAAAATTCATTTGGGATATTGGAAATAGACATATTCAATTTTAATTCAATTAACTCTTTGAGGGCTTTTATTCGATTCTCTGGATTTTCCCAATAGTGTTTGGGAGTATGGCAATATTCCCACTCTAACCACTTATTTGGAAATAAATAATTCCAAAACCCATAGTGACTAGAGCTGAATCTTGTATAAAATAATCCATCTAATTTATATTTCTTAAAAAGGACTCCGTAGTTTTTAATTGTTAAGATTTCCTCTTCTGAATTAATTACTTTGTCTTCTAACAATTTTTGATAGAACCATATAGAAGCCTCTCTAACATTATCTTCATTGTTCCAAAATTTAGGTGGGCAAGAAGAAAGTTCCCAAGGCTTAAATAAGTTAGGATAGACAAGATCTAAGATTTCAAAATTACTATTTTCCTTCAATAATCCACTTAACTTATACTTTCTTAACATATCATGAGATACAATTTTAGCTATATCATCTGTTTCATTCTTTGCCACACTAATGTAATAATTGACCAAGCCTTTAAGGTCTTTTAAAGAATAATGTTGAAAAAATCCTTTAGGGAAAGTTTTCAACTTGCCTGACAGAATAGCTTTGTATGTTTCAATAATATCTATATTTGATACAGCCAGTAAGCTATTTTCAAGTTTACTTTCTTTCTGACAAGCCAAGCAGTTATGCGTGATTTTCCTCAATCTGACTGCATTAGTTGTTTGAGTTTTTAATTCTGGGTGCTTTGAACATACAAAGTCAAGTTTTTGTTTGTTCCCCACATACTCCGTAGTAAGCAATAGATATTTTTTTAATATAAATATTCTTCTTAAATAATCTAAGTCTAATTTCTTTTCTTGATTATATCTCAGTATTCCATCTAATTTACCCATTTCCCAATCACCTTCCCAAGTCAGTTTTCCTTCCTCATATAAAAGAATATAAAAGAAACTTGTGAGTGCAAAGCAGGGAAGGGTGCTAATTATAGATGATCAGTCTATAACCGCACTCACAAGATACAAACAATCCAATATGTAGCCTCATCAGCTATCAATTTATCAATCTTATTAATCAGTAACCTCATCGAGTGTTACTTTTCCACTATGGCAATCCAATTCAATCTCATTACCTTTGCTGTCTGTAGCAATTACTTTATAGCTAACTATCAAATCTGGATGTAGCCTATAATTCACATCAAGCATTGCTAAAGTATCATCATTAAACTTAGAGGGAAGGGAAACGTCCAATTCTAACTTGCCGTGTACATCAACCATTTAAATTCCTCCTCAATATTATGTTGTCTAAGTTGTCGTCTTGGTTTGTAATATCATAATAAAGGGTTTATAAACCTTTTGTCAACCAATATATGAAAATATTTTTAAAAGGTTTATAAAAGGTGTGGAAACTAAAAAGTTAATCCATTATAATTACTTATAAGTAAGATACATTAGTGTAATTGGTCGGAGGGATTTAATGAGCATATCAGCAGATAATGATCGTTTGACTGTTATCATTCCTAAGAAAGTAAAGAATGAGCTTAAGGAACTTGCTGCTAAGGAAAATCGCAGTCTAAGTAATTATGTAGTTAATCTATTGGAGTCGCATGTTATAGAATCAAAGAACGGCATCCAACGTGACCAACAACGTACACTAGGATCACAAGGAATTCCAAGAGATGAGTACAATCAACCTTCACAGCCAGCAGTAAAGTACGCCGGTAAAGAGGTATATAATCCTTATGAAGTTGATTTAAATACTCCGTCACCTAAGAGAAGAAATACTACAAACTTCAAAGAGGATCAATATAAGAAAGCTTTAAACGATCCCAAAGGCGATAAATAACCACAACAAAAAACACACTCCTTCAACCCAGAGTAGGGAAGAGGGAAGTGTGTTTTAATTTGTGGAGTATTAAGTTTAGACAATGAAAAAGACCTCTCACATGGGTAGTGAAAGGTCTAATCCTTCAAAAATCCATATAAAAATATGGCTATGCGCTACTAGGCGCTTCAATATCTTAAGTCAATAATAACAAATTATTGTAAGTAAAGTCAATACTTAACTTTTATCAGCTATAAGTTTTTCTTTTTCAGCTTTTAAAATTCCAATTTCCAGCATTAATTGAGACTTTTCTAATTCAAGCTTGTCTATTTTCTTCTTAACAGGTGAGAAGTAAAGTTCAATAATTTGATTTGTAATTTCATTAAATTTCTTATTACTTACTCTACCCAATACTTTTCCTTCGATTCTGTGTTTATCTATTACCCTTAATTTATCTAATTGAATCCCAGTTTTTTCATTAAATCCGTCTGTTCTTTCTCCCTTTAAAATGTACTCATTTTTCACATGATACCTTCCAGTGGAACAAGGTATTACGAGTGCATCATTATAACCATTTTGATATATTATACAAGGATGTCTATAAGAGGCTTCATAGCCAATGTTGTTAGATCCTAAATTTACAAAAACAATATCTCTTCTATTGTACTTATAGGGCTTGGTGCTAGGGTATTTGAATTTTTCCCAGTGTCCCATATCGTGAATAATGCTAGCCACATCATAGGCAGATAAATCATCAAGGAAATTAGAATACTTTTCTAGGAATGGACTCTTATTATTCACAATATCATGATGACTCACGCTTTTGATACCCTTATTACTTAGGTTGCTTATTACTCTTCTAACCTCAGCATAATTAACAGTCACTTGATTTCCCCCTCCCATTCTTCTCTATATTTTACCATATTTCGAGAATTATAGGAGATTTGTTGTAGATAAATGGGAGGCATTGTTACTTCAATTTCAAGCAGTCAGCCGATAAACTCAGCTGTACTGATTCAAATAAAAGTTGAATATTATTTAAAGATTTGATTCTTTTCTTCTTCAAAGTCACGTAAGTCATAATGAGCTATCGTTGTGCCGACCTGCTCATGGTGGGCTACATACTTGGAGACAAGCTCAAGCTTAATTCCTTGTTCCAATAAGAAAGTTACACAGCTAGCTTTAAATAAGTGAGGATTGATCCTACGTCCCAATATGTCTGACAACACATTTGAGCAGAAATAATTAGCCCAACCAGATGACATCTGTTCAATCTTACCGTCATACTTAGTTGTAAATATGTATTCATGGTCATATCCACGTTTCTCTAGCCAAAGATTTATATACTGTAAAGCTTCTCGATTCACCATATAAGGCTCCACTTTGCCATCAATGCCTCTGCCTTTTAAGCGTACATTGTGACTATATATGAAAGTTGACTCTTCAGGAAAATCATATTTTGTTATTTCAGTTTTGAATTGAATGATTTCGGATCTTCTTGCTCCTACGTTGAATGCTGTGGCTAACCAAGCCATGCCTAAATAGTTTTCATCACTTTCAAGAACTTGCATCATTTCTTTATATTCATCGTAAGAAATTTTAACTTTTTCATAGACACTTGATTTGGGAATAGCAGGTAGTCCTCTTGTAAAGTTTCTGAACAAATCATAATGCTTAAAGTCTTCTTCTCCCACAATTACATTCTCTATATAATTACACAGACTTGATACACATGCTTTCTTGAAACCAATACCACTAGGTGACATTTTTCTATCATCTCTAAGAAAACTCATGTATCTCATAAAGTCACGCTTAGTAATTTTATGGAATGGTTTGTTGTTCATTGAACTATAGACATAGTATCCAAACTGTCTAAGACCACTGATATACTGCTTCTTAGTGGCAGGAGAATGGGATTGGACAGATATGTACTCTTCCACTAATTCTCTATATTCCTGATTCACAAGTTTCCACATCTCATCAGTTACATCAGGCATTCTTTTAGCTCTATCCCTCAGCATATTCTTTTCAATTGTCATTATTTCACCTCCTACTTTACATCTAGTCCTTTTTTATTTAGACTCTTTCTTAATTCATCTGCATGTATATTTTCATTCAAAATTTGCTGCCTTGTATTTTCAATAAATGGTCTTGGCTGCGTAAAGTTGTCGCCACCGGGATAATACGCAGGGTATTCGTATCCTTGTGCAGATTTGTCATGACCATACTCAATAATTTCATCAATTTCTCTGTTACCGTCTTTTCGCGTATTCTCAATTTCAATACCATTCGGAATCTCTTTTACTTCAAAACTCTTTTTTAATTCACCGGAACGAGTGTACTCCTTCGGTGTGTAAACGTTATACACATCTTTTTGAACTCTGTCCTCAGCAACTTTAACTATCTTCTTAGACACATCAGTTTTTAAAGAGTCCTGTATTGTTTGATTTAAAAACTTCTCTAATTCCTTCATGTTTTTAAAACTGGGCAAACTATATCAACTCACTTACTGAACATTCATTTTGTTTAATTGCTCAAACACATCAGCATTCTTTAACTTCAAATCCTCAAATTTCTTCTGAGCTTTAACTCCCAATTCCTCAAGCAACTGACTTGCACCGATGAATTCAGCGATTTTGTCATGAACCTTCATCACTTGATCCTTCATAAACACTTCATCCATAATTGTTTTCAGCAGCCCTGTATCAGCAAAGTGATTTAACCAATCTAATAATCCAGCTTTCTTTCCTTCAGCAAATAGGCTGTCTGGCATATCTTTTTTGAAATGGGTGAAATATTTAATCATCATTAGATTGATGAAATACAGATTCATTTTCTCTGAAAATTCGATGTCATTTTCATGTAAAGTGATGTAGTGTTTCTGAATTTCTTCAAGCATTTGCTCAATCATCAATTCAGGGAAGAGGGGATAGAAGGTAATAGTCTTACCATCTTCTAATTCGTAGGGTTCCATCGTGTGCATGGATTTAGCGTTTTTCTTGATGTCCGATAATTTCAGCTCTGTTGATTTTTTAGCCATTTATTTTTCCTCCTTTTAATCCTAAAAAAAAGAGTAGGGGAGATTAGTCCACCTACTCATGTTAGTTTATTTATTATTGAATCAGTGAATCATCATAAATCTTCATAGTCCACATATCTGTACTTGAAGGGTCACGAAGTACTTCAATAGGGATAGAAAGCGTAGCAGGATCTCCATCAGGAGTAAAGCTGAATTCCCACTCATCTTCAATTTTACCGTTTGGAATAATTAACTGAGCAGCAAAGTCTTTCTTAGTGTAGTAGTCACGCACAAGAACGTCCAAGACAAGTTTGAAAGAACCACCAAATGCATCAGAAGTAACTTTGATTTCAGTTGCAGTAGTGTCAGACTCCACCATGTAGTAAACTGCAATTTTTCTACCGTTTAAAGCAGTGTCAACAGTCAATTCCTTACCAACTAGCTCATATGTACCTTCATCGGCAACAGGGATACCTTCAACTTGCAGTTCATCATGAGTTCCATCAACTTTAAGAGAATATACGCTCAAAAGGTCGCCTTTAGGAGTTTTAGAAAGAGTAACTTTACCTCCGACAACTTCAAGAATTTCACGCTTGTAAATGTCTTGTGCTACTCCAGTTACTACATCATTACCTGTAAGCATTCCAAGAACAGTGTTGTCAAAAATAGCATCCTCTAGAGTAATCCTAGATTCTTTGTTGGAACTGAATCCAACTAGCTTAACGTTACCGTCTCCACCACGAGCATAAGAAGTTTCAGAAGTTGTATTTACTCCAGAAGTTTTTAGAGTGTCAAGGTAAGCAATAGCATTATTAGTTACAAGATCATAGAATGTTGCACGAGCAACCGAGCGTACTGCCCATTTATTAGGTGTAGCCATGTAGAAATCATCCTCCATTAAATTTAATTATTTTTTAATAATGTTTGCCCAATGTTTATCGGACAGGTTGGCTTTCTTAAGGTCAACTGTTCCACTGTAGATTCCGGTTAAAGTATAGTGGTAATCATCAATCGCATTTAACCTCGAAAAACCGTCATACAGTTGATAAACGGTCAGATTATTGATATTTTCAGATTCACAAGATTTCCAGCGCAAAGAAGATATTATACTAATCAAGTTAATTTTCTCTTTTCTCTTTGGCTGCTTTTTCTTATTTTTCTTGATCATATCCATGAATTTTTTTGCCATTTCATTTGCTGGATTAAAATCTTCCTCATCACTGTCTTTTTCAATGTTGTTTGCTATACGCAAAATATCTTGAATGAAGTAAAATTGATCTTCAGATAGGGGAGAGGAGGAAGTGTCTGTAGAAATAAAAAAATTCTCATCAGAAAATGAGAACCTACTTTTAGTGAAGTATTCCAAAGCTTCTATTACAACTTCTTTGAATTCAGGTACACCAATGCAAATAGTACGATATGCTTCAAAGTCAGACATAGAGTTAAATTCAGACAAATAATCATCCTTAATCTCTAGCATCTTTATGAAGTCATTTTTAGTGATAAGAAGGTTTGATAAGTATGTCTGATAATTAGTAAATCCAATTGTAGCTATTTCTTTAATGGTGGGTAAGTATATGTAGCCTAAGTCATCCAGTTTTACAGGAGTACCAACGATTAATGAAAATTCAACATCTGGACTCATTAATAGTTCTCACTGACGTATTCATACACCAATCTGAATCCTAAGTAATCTTTGGTTACTGAAATAGGGGATCTTCTTCTAAAGAAAGTATTACCGACTCCACCAATTTGTTTATTGGATACTAGATCATTTATTCTGTCGCAAATCATCTCAAGTCTCTTATCAATTATCTGAAAATCATACGGCACTAAAATTTCAAATACATACTCTTGGTTACTAAACAAATAGTTATTGTTTGTTGGATTTCCAGCACCAGCATAATAGAATATCCTGCATTTCTTTTCATTTTCTAGGTCGTCCAGTTTAATTGCAGGAACAATGTGATGTCGGATTATATCCCATTTATCTTCACTTGGTTTGTCGAGTATATTAGGTTTTGAGGAATCAAGAGGGTCATCCATACCATTTTTAGGGGAGTAATGTAGGAGCCTCAATAATTCTTCATCGACTAAAATAGCTTCTACTTCAATGGAGAAATCTTTAAGGTTCACTTATTTGCACCCTTTCAGCAGTGATGACTATGATACCTTTTCCGTTTAATACTTTTGTCTTATCAATATTAAGAACCTTATAGCGCTCATCATACATAGAAAATTCAAAGTTATGCTGAATAGGTAAGGATTCCTTGTATTGCATTGTAATGAGCATAGTTCCATCAGGAATGGGGATCTTATCATTGTTCTCCCTAATGGAATACTTAGTTTCAGTTACACAAGGAACAAGTGTTTCTTCACCTTCAACCCAATCATAAATAGGCTCACCAGTTCTAGGATTGTTTCCAATTAAAACTCTTGTTTTACCGGATTGGATAGGCAGGGTAGAGTTGCATTTCTTAAGAACACCTGTCGGATAAACCTCATTAATTCCTTCGTTAAAAGAATCAAGCGTCAGATAATGAAAATCACCAATGTAAACCAGTGATCCAATATTCAACTTTTCGTCAGGTAGTAATAGAATTTTCTTATCATCACTAGTCTTACCTTGAGAAATAATTGATTCCTTCTCCACACCGTCAATCAATACAGTCTGATATCCTAAAGAAGAACTAAAACTGCCATTTATGCTTTGCTTAGTCGAATTAATAATTGATTCACTTGAAGAGTTTCCAGCAGAATTAAGTCGTCTATTATATAAGTCCAAATAACTCATATTTATTCTCCTTTCTGCAGACTCTCAACAAGACCAATTAATTTAAATATTTCGCTTCTGATGAATTTAAAGTCTCTTTCATTGACCAGAGTTTCATCAAGGATAGATTCTAATCCGCAAAGAATTGACAGATAAGAAAAGGAATCCTTAACTCCATTCACTACATATTGCAAGCCGTATAATTCAAACAAAAGAGAATCAATGTAATGATACAAGCCATCATTTTCTTCCTCAATGAGTGGAAGGATCTTAAATATCCGGTTTTTAGAAACTTCGAGATAGTTATGATATAAGGTGCTTTCCATTGCTAACATGACTTGAAACCGTCCATTCTAGTCGCCTTGTATGTGTACAGCATCATCATTGAGTTAGCTTTGCTTGAAAAGTCATCTCGAACTTGTCTGATTTCTTTAATTTGATTGGCTTGGGAGTAAAGTGAATAGTCTTTGGAATTGAGTTTTTGCTTTAATAAATCATCAGTAAGTAATTTTGGCGTAAGATATTCCACGCACATTAGAACAGACAGTATTTCTTGTTCCTCATCGGATAAATCTAGATTAAACTGTTTAAGGGAATCATCACGATCACCTAACTTATCACAGTATCTAAAATTTACGATGGATGATTTAAGAAGAGGGAGCATGAAGTCCTCTACTTCTTCCTTGGGTGCATTGTAGAAAGTATAGTCTGTAATTTTAGGTAGAAACCGAGAGTAAATTTCTTCATAAGAGGTAGTCATCCTAATACCTCCTATTATTCAACAAACATTTTTAGTTCAATCTTCAATGCTTCCTCAAGTGCAGAAATTTTCCTTGTATCATAAAGTTCACCAGACTCAATTAGCTTTCTAGCCCTTGTTCCAATAGTATCTTGCAACCCTTTTGGAAGTTTAGTTAATGCCTCAGCCATATCAGAAGGAGACTTATCAAAGAAAGAATCCACATCATCAATATCCACAATGTTTTTATAAATGTGTTTAAGTCCCAAAAATTCCACTACATCTTCGTCATCAATTACAAGCCATACATCATTCAAGAATTTAGGTTGTGAAGCTTTCATTGTGAGAAGTTCAGCAACTTCAAGATATTCTGTGTCACCATGATTCATCCAAACAGTTGTCAAACCATTTTTACGAGATTTGTAGATCAATTGACCATCAGTTACATTTCTACAAGAAACTAACTCGTTGCGGTCAATTTCAACTTTTTGCTTACGCTTAGGTGTAGGTGCTGGAGTTTCAGTAACTTCTTCTGCTTTTTCAACAATTTGAGTTTCTTCAACCGCTTTTTTAGCAGGTGCTTTCCTTTTTGCAGGTGTTTTCTTTTCAGCCATTTTATTTCCTCCTTATAATCCATTTAAAAGAGGGCAGATGTAAATCCACCCTCATACATTAACTTATTTTGTATTTAATTAGCTAAGTTTGTAAACTCCGTACAGGCTAGAGAATACTACATTAGTACCGAACTTTGTGATGAATTTGTACTCAAGAGACATATCCATGTTTTCTGTTCCATCAGAAACTTCTTTAACAAGGCTGTCACCTTCGTATACAAGTTTAACTGGCTTATTCTCACCAGAAGGGAGGATAAGAAGTTGGTTATCGTCATAAGCGAATTCAAAAGAGTTGGCTTTATGAACAGTTGGAAGTTGAACAAGAGTCATACCATTTACAACTTCAATACGACCAGTGTTGTTAAGGTTGTCCTTAGTACGGTCAGAAAGAAGTGCAGGGTTGATTCCAGCAGTAACTTTAGCAAGTGCTTTACGAGTACCAACGATAACTGGAGCAGTTCCAGAAGCAGCTTCTACATGTGCAGCAATTTCAACCAATTGAGACTCATCGTATGTACCAGTAGCCTTGAATTGAGATGGAAGGGAAGCAGATGCAGCGGCGAATGAAGCAGCAACTTCTTGGTAAATAAGATCTTGCATTGCACGAGCAACTTTTGCAACAAGAGCAGCGAAATCGATACGACCAGCAAGGAAAGCCAAGAAGTCGGCATAGACAGCAAGACCGAAAGCTTTTGTATCAACTGTGAAATCTACACCAGCATCTAATTTTTGACGAGTGATATCCCAGTGGTTTCCTGCAAGCTCAGAAGCAACAAGAAGGCTGTTATCAGGTACGTTGAATTTAATGGAATCACCAAGAGCAACGTTACGAACTTCAGCAAATTGCATGAAGAACTCATCTTCGTTTACTCCATTGATCACAGTGTTATCAAGAACTTCTTCAAGGATTTCAAATACTTCTACTTTATGTCTACGAACATCTTTGAAAGTTGGCTTTTCAGTGCCCATAATTTCAAAGAACGCTTTACGAATTACATCACTTGCTTTTTCTGAAGAGTAGTTCTGTACTTGACCACGTACAGTATCTACACATAATTTTACCAAATCTTGTTTCATTATTAATTTCCTCCTAAAATATCAATGTACTAAATTATTTTACATTAATTAGTTTTTGTTTTTAACGACTTCGATTACAACGTAAGTAAGGATGCGACCACTAGCGGCAATTGTGCTAGTACCAATTTGATCTTGACGAACGATTTTACCAACGAAAGCTTCATCACCAGTTAGAGTTGCTACTTCTTTAAGTTTGAAAGAACCATTTTGTGCAACTACATAGTTACCTTTAACTGCGTCTGCACCGATAAGAGAAAGACCTTCTTTAGTAACAGAGAAGATGTCACGCTCGTTCAGCTCGTAAGCACGAACAGCTTCACCAGCTTCGATTTTGTAATCTTGCTCAGAACGAAGCCTTTCATCATAGTTGATAGCAGGGTTAGCAATCAATACAAGACCTTTTTCAGCGATAGTAGCAGTAGCTGGCTTGTCAATTGCGTAAACTTCACGCTCACCATCTTCAAGATTTCCAAGGTGTGCAACAAAACCATTCTGCATTTCTTCAGCAGCACGAACTGAGAAAATGTGACCTCCGTAAACGGATTTAAGCTTATCTAATCTAACAACACTGTTTGCCATTATTTATTTCCTCCTAATTTTTATAAAAATAAAAAAGCCTTCTTAATAAGAACGCTCAATGAAACCTAAATTATTTTGAAAATTTTTCTAAAAGCCCACCGTATGGTGCAGGTTCTTCAGTTGAAGTATTTTCAACTTCTATTTTTACAGATGTTTGTTTTTCACGTTTAGGTTGCTTAGTAAAATTAGCTTTCTTTTTACCAACCAAAGTGAACAACTTTTCTTCTAATTGCTCAAGAGAGAACTCAGATGCAGTTTCTTTTAGATCCTTAACATCTTCTTCAGTCAATTCGTTTGAGAAACTATCAAATAGAGCAGATTCCTTTTCAGTGCGCTCTTCTTGAAGTTTGCCAGCTTTGAATTGACGAAGTTCTTCAGCATCTTGCTCAAGCTTAGAGAATTGTTCTTTAAGGGTTTCTTGTTCTTTGCCAAATTTATCTTCAATCTTCTTTTCAGCTACTTTTACTTCATACTCAAGAGCATCTTTAGGGATTACACTGAATTCCCCTGAAGTACCTTCATCAAAGTCAACAATTTCAAACTTCTTACGCTTCTTAGAATCAAAATCAATTGTAATTTTGTCTCCATCGGCTGAGAATGTGAATCCATAAAGTGTATAGTTTTCTGTCCAGTCATAAGCAAATACTTCATTCTCTTTGTAGTCAACATAACTGTAACGGGAATATTCCCAATCCCAATCATCTTTGATTTTTTCTTTGCGTAATTCATTCACTAGTTCTGAAACAAACTGCTCGCCTGTCAAAGTGAATTCTTGCTCTGGCTCTTTTAACTCAATAAGTTTTGCTTCTAATTCCTCAACAGAAAAGTCTGCTAAAACAATACCTTTTTCAGCAAGGTCTTCTTCAGTTAATGAATACTTAGCCAAAAGTTCTAACTTTTCATCCACTTTTGCATTACCTCCTTTTTCAAACTCACTGTATGTAAGTTTAAATTTTTCCATCTTACTATTGATTTCCTCAAAGAGTTTATCTTGAGAGAATTGAGCTTCTATGGTAGCTGATCTCATAGCAGGGAGAACGTCATTTCCTAAAGCACACGCACCGTAAAAGGAGAATTTAGTGAAATGGAATAAACCATCATCCTTCCATTCACCTTGATAATTGTCATGCAACTCCATAGACTGAGATTTAATTTCATCTCTATTAAAAATATCAATAGGTGAATCAAATTTTGTCCAGACATATCCAGTAACCGTTAGGAACTCACGTTCAATTCCATCATCACAGACTCTGCTTTCAAATTGGGCATCATTATTTTCAGGAATAAGTCCTATTGCCTGCCCTACATACTTAACCTTAAACTTTCCATCTTCTTTAACTAAAATCATTCTGTGATCAGAGAAATCCTCTTCACCTTCAGAATTATCTTCAATGTATGCGAGAATTGGAGTGTTAGCCAGTGTAGGGATTGCTGCTTCAACAGACTCCTTACTGAAGTAACTACCATTGAGATTTTCTTCTGTATGCATCAGCCAGATTTTCACTTTAAGAAAACGTGTATCTTCGGATTCGTCTTCATAAGTTTTTAGTTTCTGAAATAGAACAGGAACTAGCGTGTCAATCTTATTATCCAACCATTTCACCTCCTCTCAATGGGAACTTCTTAATCATTCCCTAATGTTTCCATCATTGTCTCTAGTTTGAACACCAGAATCCGTTAACTCATCTTCATTCTTAGCAGGTGCTCCTGCACCATCTTTCCCAGAAGTAGTGTGAGAAGAAGAGAGGGGGATAAGTTTTTCTGGCAGATTCATAATCTCATTTTCTAGGAATGTCATATTCATAAAAGCACTTGGAGTATACCCCCATGTAGCAGCTAGAGCAGATTTTACTGGCATTCCATACTGAGCAGATTTAAGTAACCCATCTCGAACGGTATCTACGTTAAATCTTGTAGTTTCTAAGAATTTTACTCGGAACTTATACTTACCATTACTTTGCTTTAATTTTCGATTGAGCCATCTTTCTAATTGCTGAAGAGCCATAAAGACAATCTGTTCGTCAGTTATAATAGATTTTCCCATACTAGCTACGGATGATTTGTCCGTGTTAAACAGAGCCTGACTAACTCCTGCTGCGTTATAGTAATTTCTCTCTGATTCAGCAACATTGTCATTGTCGTTATTCTTTCCACGTTCCAATTTGATTGCTTCGATGTCCATAGGGGATGTTATTAGTCCAACTTCATCAGGAAGTGAACCAGAAGCCATCTTATGAAAGTTCATAGCTGTATCCATATCAATGAGAAATTTATTAGGTTCTGTCTGATTACTTGCGATTGGAATCTTTTGTGTCAGAATCATGTAATTATCCATTTTTGTTTTTACTTTTCTCATTCTCTTGTTGTCATCAATGTCAAATATAGCTTCGAACACAGAGGAAAAGGGAGGCATGGGATATACAAGTTCCTCATTCACTTTAAAACAAATGGTATTTTTAGATTCTAACTCCTGCCACTGTTTCTTCCTGTCATTTTTATATTGCTTATATTTGGACTTGAATTCTTGTGGATAGGCTTCTACTTCACTGTCCTTTTTGAAAAACGAAAAGTCAAAAGAAAAGTTGTAAACTCCATCTTCAATAGACGAAATTTTACAGAAATCAGGATCAAGTCTTTTAATGTAATAGGAGTCATCTGTGGAAAATTCATATCCGTAGAAGACATCTTCTTTAAATCCGTATTTAAGAACTTTGGTGAACTCATGAGGAATATTCATTATCTCCAATGACTTCAATGTTTTGTTGTATTGCTTCTTAAATTGGTCAATATTTACTTTCTCAATATCTAAGTCATAAGGTTCTACAATATAATCAAACCTAAGTAGACCTGCAAAGTATTGAACAAGTCTCTTGTAGTTTGGAGAGACGTTGTAGAGGTATTGACTCAAACTCCTCAATTCCTTCATTGCCTTTTCAGGAGCTTGAAGATATCCAATTATTTTATCTTTATTGTATTTTGCATTAAGAGAAGTTTTCGAACTAGATTCAATATCTGAGAGAATAACCTTTGCTAATTGCGATGCAAAAAATAAGGGTGATTGAAGATCTGTATTGTTTTTTTCTTTCTCTGTCATTTCGCACCTCCTCTTTTAATTATTTTTATATTGCTGGCTTTTTAAACATAAACAAGTTGTTTATATCCTGTAGGGGTGTAGGCTTGTTCGTGATTTTTTCACGCCTCAGTTTCTGTAAATACCAAGCCAACATGGCAATTGTATATGCCCTGTCATCACCAATTTTACTTTGTTTGTCAGGTGGAAGATCATACCTCACGTTGCCATTCGAACTCTTAAAAGCATATATACTAACCAATTCCTCTTTTGCAATATCGATATTTGTCAGTGAAAGTATTTCTTCATCTGTTAGTTTATATTTTTTTACTTCACCATTCTCCAAAGGAATAGTAAGTTCACCTTTATAATCATAAGCTTCAGGAAATGAGATTAAGTTTAGATTCATCATTTCTATCAAAGCTTCGAACATATCCTTTTTGTACTTTTGTGGAGAAATCAAAGTAATCTTATCTACTGCATTAGGATACTTAGAAATGTAGTTTTTGTATTCGTCATGATTCTTATCTATTAGTCCTCTATGGGAATTACCATTTGAATCATTCCAGTCTTCTAATAGACCATCTGCCCAAGCACTCATACCGGCTCCACCAGCACCAGCATCGATAAGAACTCTATGTATGTTTTCATAATCAGCAGCTTTTACGCCATTAAAATCAATTAACATACGTTTGAAGTCTTTAATTTGATCAGGAGTCTTAATTGGAGTCTTCTTCTTCTTTTCCAAGTCAGTCCAAGATACATTGTGTGAAATTTCCATTCTGTATCCAATGTTTGGATCATCAATAATTTCAGCAACAGTAGATACTGAGTTATCATGATTACGAGCCGGATCAATTGCAAATACAAATTGCCTACCACCATCATTAGATAGAGTAGGAGGTCTAGTTTCAGAGTTTCTAATTATCATAGCCCTCTTGATGATCTGATTGTCAGAACCCTCAGTTGTGAAAATGTTCTTATATTCCCTCATTGCTTTTTCTTTATTTTCACGCATTGCTGCGTCTACAGTCTCTTGAGAAAGAAGAGAAACAGGATAGAGTTTTCCATTAAATGTAGCGTTAATAACAACGTCAGAACTTATATCTGCAACAAAATATCTTTTATCTCCAAGAAACATTTTCTTAGCAAAGTCAGAATACTTTCGATAAAAATATGTATCTGTTGAGGATGCTGAAGAGGCATACACAAGTTGGTTAGGCATCTGTTTAGGGAAAAGGGTAACATCTACATCTCCGCCTAAACGGAAGTCGCTATTCTGTACCGCAAAAGGTTCAGAAGTTGTGAATAGTTCATCTGGAGCAAATCCAGATTCATCATAAAAGTTTAAATTTGAACGTTTCGAACGGTTATTATCAAAAGATCCATTCAGAGAGTTTACAATGGAGCCATTATATAACTTGTATTGGAATGAAGCGGGATTATGAGTGAAACCATCAGTATTAGCAGCACTCTTAACGGTTTCGTTATAAAATACATCTGTAAGACCTGTGAACGAGGCAATTTCCCTCTTTGCGATTTTTTCTATTTTTAAGAACATTTCTTGTGACTGAGAACCGACACCTGCTAGTATATAAGCTTGGAAGTTAGGAATGAGTAAGCTTTTAGCCATTATAAAAGGGGAGCCAAGTGTAGTTTTACCACTGTTACGCCCCATACACCACAGCACATATTGCTTATACCAACTCTCCATAAATACATACTTTTGATAGTCTAGTAACTCCATACCGAAAAATCGCTCAACAAATTTTACTGGATTTTTTCGACCCCACTGTATTACTTCTGCTAACTTTAAATATCCATCAATCTTTCTTTGCGACATATTTTGATTATTCATTGTTGTCGCCTTCTTGCTTTCTATACTTTAATAGTTCCTTCTTCAATAGCCTGTTCTCTTCTTCAAATTTCGATGCTTTGGCTTCTAATTCTTGAATGATTTCTCTTTGCTCTAGAATCATTTGTGTGTAATCATTTTCATCAAATTGCAATTGAGCAAAGATGCTTTTATTGCTTAGATCAGCAACCTGTCTCATACCGAGGGAAGTTTCAATATCGAATAAGTTGACTTCACCTTGCTCAAAACCTTTTTCTTGAAGAGTTTTGATGATTCCTGTTAATGTTCCTGCCCCTTTACTTTTTTGATTATTGTGTTTAACTGAAATCCCGTTATCTTCAGCGAGCTTGAGCAGAGATGATAATATTTTCTGCTTTGAATCAATTAAAGTTTTAATACCACCGGAACTGTTAGACATTTTATCAATGTCTGTTGTCAAACTGGTTATTGCCATATTTATTCTATCTATTTGATTGAATCCTTTTACAATCTCTATGCAAGCTTGTAGTTTAAATCCATCTTCCAAAGCACTTTCATCAAGGAAATCAACTAACTTATTATAAAGATGCCTTCTGTCTTCCAAGTTCTCATATTCGAAAGGGTCATACCCAATCATTCTGAGAACATCTTCACGGTTTTTGTTTTCTGCCTCTAAAACTTCATCCGACTTAGGTAGAGGAGTAGCAACTACAATTTGCTTAGTCTCAGCAGCATTAGAACCTGTTGTTTTTTCAACAAATTCACTCTCTCTCCAAGTTAAGCTTCTGAAGTTTTGAAAGACATTTTTCATATATAAACCAAACAAATCTTTTCCCGTTTTATTTGATTCTTCAACCGAAGTTATCCATAAACTTTGTATGAATGGTCGATTCATCTCTAATAGGACATTCTTTACAGAATCTATACTTAAAGTACTCATTGGATCATCTAATTGTAATGTTTCTTTTACGCATTGTTTACAGATAGGATGTCTCTTGTCAGCGTGATTTGGTGAATCAGATACATAGAAGTCTCGATTCATTGCTTTTACTTTCTCACACTTTAAACAGGATTTCCGTGGAATTTCTGAATCTGTTTTTACACTCCTTGCCATCTCGGTCACCGCCTTAAAATTAAAAAGAATTTTTGTATCACCACCTCAGAAGGAGGGAAGGGAGAGGGGGAAACCTTTTCCAAAGTGGCAATACAAAAATTCCTTAAATAAAAAACACACTCCTCAATTGGAAAGAGAAGTGTGTTATTATAGAATAAGTATTGTATTAATTAATCTTCTTCATCAATTAATAATTCATCATCTGTCTCATATAAATGAATATCTTCTAGTCCTTGCAAACAGGCTTTTGCTTGGTCAATGAGGAATTGCTTGGACGACCACCTGTAAACATCATCGAAAAAATACCCAAGAACTTCTCCTAACGGAATTCCGTGATCTAAATTATATTGGATCATATCACAGTAATCTTCAATAATATCTTCCGCAGATTCTTGAGTTGGCACTATTACTACATTAGGGCTATCTTCCATTGTTTAACCTCCAAAAGAGGCATCGGATGAATACTCATCATACCAAATATGTGTTATGGTTTATTTAGTACACTCGTCACAATCACAAGCAGTGTCGTTATCTAATTCTTCCTCGATGTCGGCAATAATTTGCTTCTTAATTTCCATATCAGACTCTAGAGCATCTTTATAGCCTACTTTATGCCCAATATCAAAGCCTCGTTCAAATCCTTCATCCGTTCCCGTGTTGTTAGAAATCAAAGCTAGTTCGGCTAGTAAGGAGAATAATTCTTCTGGTGATTCAGATTCAGCTACGTCTTCCATGAATTCTGAAACCAAATCACAGATTGGGCAATTTTCTTCTTTTTTAAATTGAATGACCTTAGACATTTAATTCTCCTTGGTATTTAATTATTTTAGTTTAAAATAAAATTATAAGAAATTGTACGACCCTTACCTTTTTCATAGATAGATAAGTTAGCTCCAGACTTAGCACCAGTCATCAATGAGTCACTGTATTCATCTGATCCCATGATAGAAGGTAGCTGAACTACTTCGATATTGTGAGTGTCAGTTTCACCAACAGTCAGGCTACTCCCATGATGGAAGTGTGAGACATAAAGGAAGTCATAAAACTTACGCTTCATCATTGAGATGTCTTTCAGTGCATTCTTTTTACCTTTAAGCTGATGCCCATGACATGCAGCAAAGTTATATCCATTTACCTCGAAATCAACAATTCCTTCATCACATAAAGGTACATCAATACGCTCATTATCTTTAAGCATATCATGAATATATACTGCAATAATTCGCTCAACATCTTCCTTAGGCATTTCCGAGCGACTTGAATTATGTAATCTTAATTCAGTATGATTTGCAGATGGGATATGTATGTATCTGATTTTCACATGCTTGGATAACTCTTTTAGCCACTCAACTTTATACCGAGCATATTTAATTACTTGGTCTATAAATCCATACTGTAGAGCTGTAAGTTGTGAAACCCTTAATGCCATACCTTCAACTGAATCTGCTCCGTTAAGGACTGTCAATTCATCCAATTGTTCCTTTTGAATTGTTGAAACAGTTTCAGATAGAAGTTTACTCATCCGATCCAAATAAATCTTCTCGTTATATTCATTATTTTGACTCACAAATTCTTTACCGAAATGCTCATCGCCAAATCCTAGAATACCTGCTTTAGACTCAGTGTTTGTTTGCAACGTTTCAAAAGTAGGTGAGGGGAGAGTACCAACTTCTTCAATCTTCCTAGAAACTTCCTCAAAGAACAGAGTACGTCTGCCATTCTCTCTAGAAATCTTGTGGAATTCAGATTTAATAGATTGGAGTTTCTTTTGCTCTTCCATAATCTGAAGCTTCTTAAGTTCTAGTTCAACCATTGCTTCATCAGATGAGATTGATTGTTGTTTTGAAAACTCCATACCTTGAAAGAATGAGTACCACCATTTACGGTAGACTGACTCACCATTGCTTTCACCAGTCTCGGAATTAATTAAGTCTTTAATTTCATCCCAAGTGAGGGAGTATGTATCCTTGTTATTACAAATCCTTATTTTCCATTCAAGAAGATTCTCATCATCAAGACGTTTTGTTTGAATAGGATCTATCACTCTATCACTTCCTATTCTTCAATATCTTCGATTGTGTCTTCTTGTTTTACTGCAATGGAAATTTCCTGACCATCTTTAGCAAGGAGAGCAAGAACATCTAGAATATTTGTTTCTTCGCCATCTTTGGAGCCTGTGATAACTTGTGTATCAGGGTTGTACAAACCTTTTTCTTGAAATGCTTTAATTGTTTTTGTGAATTTTTTGCCCATATGTGTAACTCCTCCTTATAATCCTTTTATAACTTATTTTGTTTTGAGAGTAGGACGCTGCTTGAGGTATAGTTTTAGCCATACCAACCTTTCAATTACATCTTGTCTGCTAAATCTGCTAGACGGGATCTCCACACGTTCTGAAGCTCAACTTCACCGTACAATTCAGTTCCACGGAATACTTCGCTCATTCGCTTCATACCGTTGTCAGTTACATAGATATCTTTATCAACCTGTTGGTGATAGTCGCCATCTACAATTACCTTAGTATCCTCGGCTATCCGTTGTAATCCGAGTTTCATTAATTCGGCAGTCATATTCTGACTTTCAATCATCCAAACAATAGTTTTCTGACCTCCAGAATCGTAACCTCGTAAGTCAACCATAGGAAGGATATCTAGCTTATCATCTTGGATTTGACGCATAATCTCAACTTCATCCCCAAACTTAGATTTCAACATTGTGCCGACAGACTGCATTAATTTTTCTAATCTATCACCTTTGTAAAAGCCTAATTCCTGAGAATTCAAAACAGGTACTGGATTACAGAAAATAATTAACTTATATCCTTCTTTTTCAACAAGGTACCATGCTGTATTGAGAGCCACTAAAGATTTACCACTACCAGCTCTACCTCTAATAGAAGTAAGTTGATTAGTCAGAATGCTATCGACAGCCATAATTTGGTGCTCATCTCTGGGAACAAAGTTACCAAATTGGAAAGTTTTAAACCCTTTTCCTAAATTCCCTTTTTTATCTCTAAGTGAAATAAGGTGCTGCCCATTCCACTTGAGAATATCTAAAAGTTCTCCATCAGTTTCATCATTAAGTACTATATATTCGTTGATTTGTAAGTTAAACTGGTTGACTCCTAAGTTTAAGTAAATGTCACTCAACTCATCCTTAGAAATAAACTTTTCTACAAATCCTTTATGTTCAATAAAATTTGATTGCTCAATGTTCTTGAAAGGAATATCATACTGGCGACATTTTCTTCTTAGAAGTCTGTCATGAGTGATAATTCCGTAACCTTCATCACGTGCAACTTGTAGTAAGATGTTGTCTGTATATTGAGGATCAAGTTCATCATCAAGTGTAAATTTATAATCCCTGATATTCACGTAAGCATTATTATTTTCATCACACTTTTTCTTAAACCTTCTAATCTGCCATTGTAATGTTCTGTCCTGTTTACGAGTTAATTCAAGATGTTCAATTTCTCTGTTTACATGAGAAGGAATAATTACATCATACTCATCCAACACTTCAGGATTATTTAGAAGTACATTAGTGTCTGCAATCCACTTTTCAGTCATTTAATATCCCCTTAATTTATTTTTGTTTCTACCAAGACAGGAATAGAACGAGGGGTATTGATAACCTGTCTTTAGTGTATATTTATAATATAGTAAAGAGAGTAGGGGATTAGCCCTACTCATATATGTAATTATTTATTATTAAGTTTAGTCTTAATTGCCTTGGAAGGCTTAAATTTAGGTGCTCTTGATGCTTGTATATCCACTTCGGCTTGACGTTTAGCATCTTCATCAGATACACCTTGTTCTTTTAGCTCTTTAAGTAGCTTAGGGTTAATGCCTTTTCTTGCTGCACGATCTGCAACAGTTAATTTGCCCATATCTCCAAGTGGTACTTCTCCAAATTCAACAAGTGCTTCCTCAACAATTGAGAATACCTTGTCTAGTGTTTCAGTTGCCTCTTTACCTGTTGTTTCTAGTCTTTCTGCTGCAAACTTAATAAATTCTGCTTTCTTCATATGTAAAACTCCTCCTTGATATCTTATTATTGTTTATTATTAAATTAGTTATGTACATTAAATTATTTAGCCTTTCCTATTGTCGATACTTAAAACCCAGTCATATCAAGGGTTTTAGGCGTTTTTTCTGAAAATAACATTCAAAAATCCCCATTTTTAAAGGTTTTTAAGAATTTTTCTTTTTGTGATTGATATAAAACATTGAGCACTCGTAATAATAATTTGTTATCTGTATCGGAGATATATCTAATAATCATATAAATTGTATCTTCATTAATTTTTAATTTCTTCAAATAGTTTAGGAGGTCTAAAGTAATGTCCTCTATTTTTGTATTTTTTTCATCTTTGTCTTTAAATTTAGCATTCTCACTCCTTATTAAGTCATCCATTTCTGTAATTTTGTTAATCACTTTATCAAACTGCCTATAGTTAGCTTTAGAAATATCTTTCTCAATTAAGAAACTTTCAAGGTGAACATTTTCTCTATATGCAGCATAGTCAAGCTGATCCAATTCATTAATCAAATAATCCATAGGACAATCATATGGTTCGATTCTATTTTTGATAGTTTTACTTTGGCTTACATATTTCCAAAAATTTGGCTTGTTTTTTCTTTCCTTTAAAAATTTATTTTTTTCAACGTTTCTTATTTCTGCACTGATGTTAATTTCATAGAACTTTTTTGCCATGTCAATTGCAATTCCTGAAAGAACAGTCATGACATCGACTTTTTTTAATAATTCGTTCACTTCTTCACCGCGTACATCTTTATTCAATAAGTCCCAATAAACTGACATACAAAATTGACCTAAGTTCACTACTTTCCCAATGTTTCTTTGACTTGTTGAGAGTTGACAATCTATGTCGTACATGTCGTTTTTATTTAATCTATATTTCTTTTTCTGTCCTTCTATGTTATTGATACAAACTAGGTAGTTTCCATAACATTTTTTTCCTAGTTGAAGTAATTTAGGATCATCGAACAATAGTACTGTATCTGAATCATAGTCTGCACCACTCAAAATATCTTGGATTGCAAAGTTGATTGCGTTTACACAAACTATGTTATCAGTTAGATTGAAATATTTATCGATATCATTATTTTTAATGTTTTTAACAATGAGTACGTTGCTAGGGGAGGTATTCGGATTTCTAAATCCAACAAGCTCCTTATTAAACTTAAACAAACCTGTATGTACCTCATTATCTTTTAAAGATGGTTCACTATGTATATCAAATTGACCTATTGCATGTTTCAGATATTCCATTGGATTGCCTAACATCACACAGTAATCACCGTTTAATTTAATTTTTCCTTTTTTAGAATGATTCATGTGACCGAAAATGAAATCCTTACGAAACTTTCTGAACATATTAGTATTGATTATTTTATTATTGATGTTATATAGTGCCAATAACATTTCATTACTATTAATTAGATTTGCACCTTCTTTTATTTTCTCAATAAAGAAGTCATCATCATTTTTCAATCTAAAAATGTAATCTTTTTCTGTCTTTGTTAGTTCGACTACATCTGCCTTTGTTAAAGGGAGACAATTGATCATCTGATATGACGTCTGCTGAAGAACATTACCGGATAAATCGCTGCCGAATTTAGATGGTTTCTCATGTTTACAAATTCCAAAAATGTTTCCATCTTCATTTACTTTTTGTTTCCAATATTCCCACATTATTTTATCTGATCCAATTACTTTGCTAAATTTTAATGCTTTTAAGCTATTTGGCGTAATAATGAAATCTATATCTTTTGCAAAAATATTATTTCCAAACATATCTGTAAGTTGCCATTCATCATACTTAATCCCAACCGGACAATTGTCCATTAAAAACTGCTTAACATTACAATTGAACGCTGCAGATTTGAACATATGATTTCTCAACAGTTTCATTGATGTACCATCATCAAAGTATTTGGAATCTAAAAGTGATTCCCCGTCAAACAGTGAATTAGTTACAGTAGTCTCTTCTTTAAAACTATCTAAGAACTTATCTTCGCCTTTTCTAACTACATTACATACTTGTTTAAACTTACTTTCTACATCGGCAACAATCAAGATTCTATTGGGATCAATTTTTATTGTACCTTCTAACGAAGAACCGACTAGAGATTCATAAGCCAATAATCCAGCTAAATCAATTTCCATGTCCTTTCTAAGAGGTAAACTCATTCTAGACCATTTTATCATCTTATTGTAAAGGGATTTTTTTATAAAAAGACATTGACCAGTTCTACTTTTAGAAGAAGATCTTTTATACACCACATACTCTGTTTCACGTATCTCACCCGTACTCTTAACTATGTTTCTAACTTTAAATCCTTCAGTGTAAAACTGTTTTCTTAATTCATCCACACTAACTTCTTGCCAATTGAAATTAGACTCATTTTTATTAATAATTTCAATAAATTCATCTAATTTACTGGCATAATCTATATTCGTATTATCTTTGTTTTTCTTTGTTAGTATTTTTTTAAGTTCATTTCCAGACTTGACTTTAGACTTAAATTTAACATTAATAATGTCGCTGCTAATTTCTTTATCTCTACTACTAATATATCTTACTCGCAAGCCTTCTTTTTTTAGTTTAATTAATTCTAGGCTATATGGAATCATCCCACAGTAGTCATGATCAATTATAGTCCCTCGATACATATGACTCCACAAGTCACTTGCTTCCAAACTCATTATGTATACTTGCTTATTATACTCAGACATTTAATTCCCCCATTATATTTAATTACTTTATTAAACACATTTCATAGTCTTCTTTATACTTAAATTTAAATCCTTTTACTTGTTCTCTTTTACCCTCGCAAACTTGTTGAATCCCACTTTTATATATAGAGAGTATTTTAGATGCTTGACCTCTACTATTAAATTCATCAATGAATTCTCCATTTAAACTTAATCTAACAACAGGTCTAGGTGTCGTGTCTTTGGGAATTTTGCCAATCTCTTTCATGATCTTACTAGGATCGTAGTTGCACCAACCTAATTCATTTGCTTGTTTCAAATACTTAATTATTGTTGTACCGCTGTTTACTTTCATTATTTCTTTTATATCTAAAACCTTTTTTCCACTGTTCCATAAATCACTGGCTGATTTAATTAGAGTTCCACATGCATATTTGTGACACTCAAGCCAATTTACTTTTTCCAATTTCAATGTGTCATTTAATCGATTGAAAATACTATTTTGAACAAATTTAAATTCAGACCTAGAGCAGTCTACGCTAATGTAGTATTCAATACCGTTGCTTTTAGCTACAGATTCTTTCTGTCTATCATTTTCCTTCACTTCTTCCAGCGTTAGTCCGTTTAATTTCGAGAAACCTTTTCCGTAATGTTGCTCTCCGTGAATTTCAATAATACATTTTAAACTAGGGATATAAAAATCATACCTTTTTCCTACAAACCAACTAAAAATCTTTTGTTGTTCAAATTCTATATTTAATTGATTTAGAACATTATACATAAACTTTTCAGGGTAGCTTACTCCATCAGAACACTTAGGGCAAGACAATCCGTATATGATTATGTTCGGTATTTGTTTATTCTTAACTTCGTTAGAGCAATTTGGACATATGAAATCTTGTCTTTTATGGCTACCATGAGATAACTCATAGCCCATTTCTTTATATTTTAATAAACTTGCAGTATTAGGATGAGTTGTCCATAAATCATTATAACCAATTAAAATTTTCTTCGATGGATTACAACAAACGTTACATCCTTGCATTTTGTTTAAATTGCCTTCAAAGATATTATCATTGTTTCCGCAGTTTAAACATTCGTATTCGTATGTTTTTGAATTGGTATTACCCGATCTAAAACATTTTCTAATAAGGATATTACCCGTTCTTGTTTCAACAATGTTTCCGACTTTATACTTGAATTCCTCCTGTCTGGATGATCTTGCTCCTACAAAAGTACCTATTTGACATTTAACCAACATGTCTGTCAATATCTTCTTTTCTTTGCCTTTAAACTTTATGTTTAATTTTCTCCCATCATAACTAACGATTTCCAACGTACCCTGAATCTCATCATAAACAAATCTAATTTTGTGACCTATACTTTTCTTCCAATTATATTTGTTTCCACGCTTGGGTATATCGTCTAAAAACAATTTTCTCAATTAAGTAACTCCCTTCGTGATTTCATAATATTTGCACCTATAGACCTTCAATAAGATTGTTCTCCCCTTATTTAAATTCTAAGCTTATTTTTTCTTACTGTACGTGTAAAAAGTCAGAAAGAAATATCTCCCTAGACCAATTACACTATATGAGTATGTAATTAATTTTTCTTTAACAATTCATTGATTTATTCATTATGTATTATTTGGCACGCATTGCCTTACTTCGTTCACTCATTTTTGCTCGCTGCTCTTCAGAATACTCCCTAACTTTTTTCATTGACACCTGTTTTTCTTCTAACTTACCTTTAATTGCAATTGGACGGTCTTCATCATAATGAGTAACCTCCATTTCACCTAATTTCATCAGTTTTCTAATATGCTTCGGTACTGTAGAGTAAACCATCCACTTACCAGTTTCTACTTCAAATACTAAAACAGTTTCTTGCTCATCTCTAGGATAACCAGCCATCTATAACTCTCCCTTATTATTAAAATGGTTATGTATAATTATTTTATATTAAAACTCACCTAAATATGTATTTCTCATTTCCCTAAGCAATCTTTTAAATGCATAATCCTTCTTATTAACCTTATCGCTCCACTTGTACTCACTGTATAGATCATCTTCTGCTTGAGTAGCTAATCCCATTGCAATCTTTTCTTCCAAATATGCAATCACATCAGATGTACGAAAACTTACTTTCTCCAACACTGTTCTCACCTCCCGGTCAATCAATTTAATTCCTTGTCTTAATTATATTAGTTTGTTTTGTATTAATCAAGATATATTTTATAAATATTTCAAACTATTAATCATACATAGCAAAGACGAACCATTTATTCTGATTCGTCCGGTATTTCCTCATATATATCTTCTAGCCTACAATCGAGTGTTCTCTTGATCCTCAGTAGGTACGCAACGGAAGGGGTACTGAATGCTTCTCCTTTAGTATCATTTTTACACCATCTATTTAGCTGACTGTTATCAGCACCGATCTGATTAGCCAGCCACACTTTCTTAATACCCCGATTTCTTAAATACTCTCCAAGGTTACTTCTAACTCTTATCTTCAATATAATCACCCGTCTTTGTTCTATATAAATAGGATACCAAATAACAATTACATAGTCATTAATTGTTTAATACCCTAATAAAAGATGATAAATTTATCAATTTTAGTTGTAACTTTTATCAACTTTGGCATATAATGGTTTCAAGTAAGCCCAGATATTTAAATATCTACAAATATCTTAAATGATAAAGGAGGATATTCATGGATAGGTATTTCTTATCTCTAACAGAAAGACTAAGTTTAGAAGAAATTGAGATTCTTAATTCCCTTACCAGTAATGAAGCTTCGAACAGATTCTCAGCAAGAACTAAGAAAGAGGTACAGGAGGAATCAAAATTAAGTGAAGCTAAGTTTAGAAAAATCCTCTATAGACTTGAAGCAATGAATTTCATTGAAATTGTATCAGGGAGCAAGGAGCATCTAATGTTCGTTACTGAATATGGTCAGAATGCCATTCACACTATATATGAGAGGAGAAATGCATAATGTATTTATCTGTTATCGGCTTAGGGCAAGCTGGAGGTAATATTGCTGATGAGTTTGCTAAGAGGGGCTTCTATACTGCAGCCATTAACTTTTCATCAACTGATCTAAACTCCCTTGAACATGTAGAAAAACGCCTCAAGTTAATTGGGAGTGAGGGGATAGGTAAGCAGAGAGCAGATGCATTATCTCTCATGAATAATAACTGGGATTTAGCAGTCAACTTTGTAAAGGAAAACTTCTCACATTCATCAGTTGAAATTATACTTGTTCCTTTCTCATGTGCAGGAGGAAGTGGGGCAGGAATGGCTCCGGTATTATTAAGTCTCCTTACAGAAGCAATGCCTGAGAAAATATTTGTAGCAGCTCCAATTTTACCTGACTTAAAGGAAGCTTATACGAATCAACGGAATGCATTAGAGACATTTGAGGACTTATCCCAACTTGGAATCTCGATACTTCCTATAGACAATGAGAAGGCTAAATCAACTATTCCTAACTATGGCAAAAATCAATTGTATAAAAAGGTGAATGAGCGAACAGTTGACTTAATTGAGTCATTGATTTCCTACACAGACAGACATTCTAAATATGGAATATTAGATAAGAAGGATCTGAAGACAATTTTTTCTCAACCCGGAATGGCAACTATAGGGGAAACTGACCTGAGTGCTTTATCACCTAAGCACGACAGTAGTGAAATAGGATTTGCCAACAGGATTAAAGAATCTTGGATTACTTCATTCTTTGCAGATGTAGAAGTGGAGAGAGTAGTCAGTGCAGGATTCATCTTTGATGGTCAGGAAAGACTCATGGAAATGATTAACATGGAGAAGGTGTTCAATAACTTCCAAAATAAGATGCCTATAAGTCTATTTGAGGGCTATTACACAGGGGACAGGGGTAGAGTCATCACAGTCCTATCGGGCTTGCCTTGGTGCAATACACGCCTTAAGCAGATAGATGATTCACTGACTAATACCAGTGCTGTTTTAAGCTCTATAAACGAGCCTGTGGCGTTCAAATCGAATCATTTGACTCATAGTAGCCCAACAATAAACAACACTCAGAGACAAGGTAAGGTGAAGGATATAAGCAGTCTGATTAGTAAATTTAAACGCTAGGTCTATTATTCTAGAATAACTGTTCTTTATTACCCGATCGTTACCCATTACTTGTACTTTACGTTACCCATGATCATTACCGCCCTTCGGTAACTTACCCGATACCCGGTAATCATAATTTAACTCTTTTCACTTTCCGGGTAATCATCTTAGATTTAACTATACTGATAAAAGTGAGTTGGTTAGTGTGTATAAAATAACCTCATCATTTGGTCAACGAGAGACCTTCCGAAATTCAGGTCACAACGGAATAGATTTTGCGATGCCAGAAGGAACACCGTTGAGGTCGATTAGAAACGGGTTTGTAGAGAAAATCATCGACTACGGAAATTCTAATGCAGGAAAATGTGTCAAAGTAAAATGGGAAGATGGCAAGACCGCCATTTACGGACATTTATCAAAGTTCGGTGAATATAAAGAAGGAGATCCCGTTCGCACTGGTGATGTGTTGGGGTTAAGTGGACACAGTGGGTCAGTCTATGGTGCGAACGGAAACCATTTGCATTTTGGATTAAGAGGGGATGATGGTGCTTTCATTAACCCTTCCCCTTATATTCACGATATTCAGAATATGAATAATTCAGCAAACCAACTTGTACAGCAGTCTGTTGAAATTAAACTTAGTTTCTTTGATTACTTTCAGCAACATATGAATTTATTAGGTGGAGCTTTGACAGACCTAAAAGTTAACTTCATTCACTTTATAGCTCTATCTGATTACTCTCCAGTCGTAAAGATTCTGCAGAATATCCTCCAATTTATCTTTTTCAATTCCTAATCGGTCAAAATCAACCTTCGTTAACTTTTCAAATTCAACTTTCCAAGCTAATCGGTCATCAGTGAACCATGTCATATTTATCTCTCCCTGTCGTCATTGTCTCTTGAGCTGTCAATTATTTCATCTATAAGTCGATCTGCATCTTCTCGTTTAGACATATTAGAAGTCCTCCACTAATAACGTTTACTATATCTTGTCCTACAGAAAGGTGTGTTATACATGGAGTACGAAAGGGTTGTTATCCATTTAAGGAAAGACATTGCAGAAGACATCAGGAAGATAGTTGAGTATAAGAACCTGAAGGATTTGTTGTTTGAGGATAAAGACAGTTATGCAAATGTCGAAGAATTTGTTGTTGGCTGTGTCTGCTACTATCTCAGACAAATAAAAGGGACAGTTGATTTATCAGGTATAAGTAAACTCAATTCCAATGAGATGCTTCAGAATAGGCTGCATGAGTTACTTGAACAGAAGCGAATGACACAAGTGCAACTATCTGAGCAAACAGGTATAGCCCCATCTAATATCAATAATTACATTAAGAATAAGAATCAGCCATCATTGGATCACTTTCTAAAACTTTGGATCACATTGGGATGCCCTCCTTTGGATTGGCTGTTGCACCGGATTCCAAAAACGGAATAAAAATTTCATTAATGGAATAGGACAATTTTCTAGGCGAATATCTTTGAATATACTACAGTATCAACAACAAGGAGTGAACAACATGGGAACAACATTGATTGTTATGTCAGTTGTTAAGTTGGCAGGTGCTTGTGGTTTGGGGATTGGAGCAAGTGGATTAATGAAGTATTTTCATGAAGTTGAATTTAAATTCAAGAAGAAAGGTGATAAAAATGACAACTCTAACGGTGAATCTTTGCGTGAAAAAGCCCGAAACTTATCTTAAATATCACCTTTCCACATTCAAGGTTAATCAAGATGTAAATTTTTCACTTCAAATAAACGTAGAGGAGGTGAGGAGTCTCTCCAAAAAGGAGAGGAAGGATTATATCAGAACCGCAAGAATATTCTTAACAACGGCAGCAAGTTTCCTAACATTAACATCAAAATCAATGGCAGCAACATTAAATACACAGACACCACAATTAGCCACAACAGGATTACCTGTAGATTTAGTGGAGCCAATCATGGAATTAATCAATTTAGCAATAAGAGGATCACTCCTGTTATCAGTTCTCCTGTTGATTGCAGCAGGAACAATGAGACAGTTAAGAAAGAAAAAAGAAGCAAGCGAATGGACGACAGACATTATAAAAGGATTTCTTCAAGTGTTAATCTCAACACCTCTAATCTTCTTACTGTATTACGTAGTCACTTTACTTCTGGGAAATTTTCAGATGTTCCTAAAGCCATTCTAGCTTTCTTCAAAGGAATCTCTATACCTGCGACTGCAGTTTCGTCATTATTCTTGTTTTCTGGATTCGCACATGCGGAACCATTTACATCAAGAGGTGATGTAAGAAATGGAATCTTTTCAAGGGAAGCAATTGAGAACAGAGGAGGATCACTTTCTGAAATCAGCCAATTTGTAAAAGACATTAACTCAGCAATAGATTGGGTACGGAATATTAAAGAACATATTTATCAATGGTCACTCGATTTACTGTCATTTACTTACGAAACTTTGGTCAATGTTGTACTGCATACTCCACTTATGATCTTCAATAATCCATACATTAAAAATACCTCCCTAACATTCTCAATGATTTCAGTTAGTATTATTGTCTTACTCACCGTTTACGAAATGATAATGAAAATGCTAAAGAAAAAGCACACAGATTTTCCTACAATCCTAAAAAGAATGCCAATAGCAATAGGAGTTGCTGGATTTGCCCCTTATTTATTCCAGAAAGCCTTTGAGATGATTAATAAGATAACTAAAGGAATCACAAAAGTTGGTGGAGTAGTATTAAACGGGGATACATTTGCGAATATAGTTTCCGTTGGGGAATGGGATGTTCTACTTCTACTACTTTTTGATGTCACCCTACTCGGACTCCTAATTCCTATACTCCTACAGAATGGACGCAGATGGTTCGACCTGTTGTGTCTTGCAGCAGTAACACCCTTAGCTCTAACCGCTTGGATGTTTGATAGGTACAGTCATATGTTTGATCAGTGGTGGAACAGTATTAAACGCAAATCAGTCATCCAGTTAGTCTATGCTACCTTTATTGTACTTATGGGAGTATTTATTTACGGAACACGATTCATCTCGCCTGATTTATTTCTAATCAAACTGCTCATCACCATTGGTTCACTACATGCTCTATACTCCCCACCTCAAATTGTCCGGTCTTATTCAAGAGGGGATGGAGATTTGACTACAATGTACTCAGACTATAAAAATTCGGCAAAGGGAATCTACAACACAATCACATTGAAGAATCTAAAGCCTCTTCAAGTTATAAAGAAGAATAAACAAAATAAGTTAACACAAATTCAGAAGTTAAGGAAGGAAAATGGTCGCAGGTTTGTTGGAGACTTATTGAAATGAGGAGATAAGATGAGTTTAGCTAGGGTTATAAATAAAACGCCAATAGTAAACGAAAGCTCTAATGTATTTGAAGTTGACAATATTGATTCTAAGACGGTTCAAGCGATCATACAGTCGAGATTTATTTCAGAAGGGGTTTATACTATAGAGCAATTTTCTCTTCCAGAATATAGCGAAAGGTATGTCACAACGCCTCCTTTTGATAAACTCTTTGCCACTGTGACGGATAAGTTATGGGATATTAACTACAAGGAGGTGGTCACTTATGAATTAGAATTAACAAAAGCATTCTTTCTCCCACTTGATATTAAGTATTTTTCTGACCTATTTGATTTCATTTCTAAATTAGAAAATGCAACTGTTTTAACTCAGGTTTTGATATGTAAGCGTCAAGATAATTGGAGAGAAGCAGCGATTTCACAATATGAGGATTTCAGGAAAGGGATAGATCATGTGTCTGACATTAAGGTTGTCAGGAATATTCAAATCAAAGCGTTAAATATACTCAACAAAATCAGTAACTTTACTTTCAATAGGGAGCCAATTGAAGAAATAGAGCAAAAAATACTGTCAAATATATTCAGGTTTGAGTGCAGATTTGTATTATTTGAATCAAAATACAGTGATTATTTTGAGAAAAAGGTGAGTAAACAACTAAAAAATGTGAATTTATTTAACGAAATCAAGTTGAAAAAGGCGGATAATCAGAAATCACTTGTTAACTTGATAAAGCAAAGAGAATTTAGAACAGAATTAACTAATCAATTATTATCTCAGCAAGAAATATTTAATTTACTATGTAATGAGAATCCTGTTGTAGCAGAAGAAAGCGTGGAGGTAATGAAGCCAGTCAAGAAGCAAAGTATTATCGCAAGCCTTGAAGAAAGCATGTTCTTACAGGGGGCAGCAAAAATATTACCATTTAAAGATGCTACACCAAAAGAAATTGACACAGATTTACCGAAAAGGATAAACAATGCGTTTAAAAGAGTAGGAATATCCAACAAAAGCTTTAAAATAATAGAAACTCACATGGGATCTACACTGTTAAAAGTACAATTTGAAATACCGTCAGACATCATGTTTACTACAATTCGTAAAAAGTTGGACGACATTCAATCTGCATTAGGAAATAAATCGGTCAATATTGAAATGGGAGAAAGACCTGATTCAATAAATGTCTACATGCCATTGGAGGATAGAGACGTAGTTTATTTCAAGAAGTTGATAGAATCGGATGAGTTTCAAACCTTTGCAAAAAATAATCCACTCCCCTTCATAATTGGAGAAAATGTAAACGGTGGATATATGTTTGGATGCTTAAGTAAATTCAGACATATGCTTATTGCTGGAACGAGTGGAAGTGGCAAGTCAGTGTTTTTAACATTAGTATTACTATGCTTGCTGCTTACTGTCTCACCTGATGAATTGGATATGTATTTAATTGATCCAAAAATGGTCGAGTTAACTCTGTTTGAAGGATTTCCACAAGTAAAACCTATTGTAAAAGAAATGAAGAATGCTTCTACCCTCCTTGAAAAATTGTGTAATGAAATGGATAGGCGTTATGAAATAATGTCATCTGCAGGTGTTAAGGAAATTAGCGTATACAATAAGAAATCAGACATAAAAATGCCATATGTAATCGTTGCAGTCGATGAATTTGCAGATTTAATCATGGTTAATGCAAGTGTAGAAGACTTTATTGTTAGGATTGCACAGAAAGGTAGGGCTGCAGGAGTTCATCTTATATTAGCGACACAAAGACCATCTGTAGACGTAGTGACCGGATTAATTAAGGCGAACATGCCAGTTAGAATTGCATTTAAGACTACCTCCGGGGTAGACAGCAAGACGGTATTAGACACGGTAGGTGCAGAGAAATTATTAGGATTAGGAGATGGATTAGCTAGAATAGAAGGTAATATGAAGGATCTGGAAAGATTCCAGTCACCATTGCTAACATTAGTAAAAGAAGAGGAAGAGGAGATATACGAAAAGTTGAAGAAATTATTCAAAGATACTGAAGTAAGAAATGTCGAGTTACCTGAAACTGAACCGGAAGTCAGTCCAATTGACCAATTAAAGAAGATAATTGCTACTGAAGGGGAAACGAGAATAAGCGAGTTGCAGAAGAGAATGGGGATAAGGATAAATATTGTGTCTGATCTGGTTAAGGAGTTAGTGGATGAAGGCTGGTTGGAGAAACAGGGAAGAGGATTTGTCATTGTAGCAGATGAAGATGAGTTGGTTAAATGGAGAGAGTGACATGTGTAGTTGTCATTCTCTTTCTATTTTTCCTTATTATTGTAAGGGAAACTCAGAAGGAATATATCCGAGAATACCAATAGTGCGGAGAAGGTTGTAAAGTTAGAAAGTATGAATATTATAAGGAGAAATCAGGAAACTATTTTTGTGCAATTATTTTGTTTATCGTTGACTTTTAAAATAAAATAAACTAATATAAAGTTAAGTTAAAAGTTTAACGGAACGGAGGTGAAGAAATGCTCAGTGGACTTGAATTAAAGATTAAAAGAATTACCTTAGGAATCAAAGCAAGTGAATTATCGAAGGTATTGGGATGCAGCAATGCTTTTATTACATACATGGAAAAAGGGGAGAGAAAGATCCCTGAAGACAAATACATACTGTGGACGGATTATTTAGGATTATAAAAAAATGAGGAGTGATGGAATGAATAGTGAAATTATTGAAGTTAAAGCGGTAGTGTCAAAAGAATTATTCTACAGGGATATGTTCGGAGTATATTCATTTACACCGATCCGTTCATCAGAAAAGGTAAATGTAAATGAGGATTATAATACGTTTGTAGTAACCGGAACATGTCCTCAATTGATCAAGGGGAAAACATATGACTTCTCCATTGTACCGAGCAAGCATAAGAAATATGGCGATGGGTATTCATTTGTCGAGATTAAGGCAAGAAAATTAAATACAATTGAGGAACAACAGGAGTATCTTAGACAGGTTGTATCTAATAAGGATGCCAATGCGATTATTGCTGCCTATCCAAATGAGATGATTGTTGATTTCATTAAGGCTGGAAAAGTAGATGTAAACAATGTAAAAGGAGTGAAGGAAAAGAAGCTTAAACAGGTAATCGGTAAATTAACTATGTATGAGAATCTGCAGGTTGCTCTTATTGAATTAAAAGATTTACAGATTAGTATGAACTCCTTAAGGAAGTTGGTGGATCACTTTGGTTCGCAGGATGTCTTGATTGATAAGATTAAGGAGAATATTTATATTCTAACTGAAGTTGATATGTTCTCATTCAAGAGGATTGATGAGTATGCCATGAAGAGGGGAGATGATCCTGAATCAGTCTATAGGATTAAGTCCTGCTTTGAGCATATTGTTAAAGAAAACGCTAATGATGGACATTCTTGGATTAACGTTGAGTCTTTGATTACCAAAGCAGAGAATCTATTAGATATTCCTACTGTAAAAATTATAAACGTAATTAATCAAATAAAAGAAAATCCGAAAAGGTTCTATTTTGATGGTGAGCTATTCTCCTTGAAGAAATTTTATCAATATGAATCAGAAATTAAACGACACCTAGACAGATTGATGAATACATATCAGCAAAAGGGCGGGAAGGGCGTTGAGGAACTAATTGCTGAGATAGAAGAATCTCTTGGAGTCACATTTACAGATGAGCAGAGGGATTCTATCCGTATCTCTAAGCAGAGTGGAGTCTTTGTGCTCAATGGTAAAGCTGGTTCAGGTAAGACATTTACTCTACAGGGGATTATTAAAGCACATCCTAAAGATAATTATATGACATGTGCGTTATCCGGGAAGGCAGCGAAGATTCTCGGTTCAAAAGGTTTGAAGTCCAGTACAATTCACAGAATGTTAGGTGTGGGTGGCAATGGACAGTTTCATTTTAACGAAGAGGATAAGTTGCCGTATGACATTGTAGTGGTGGATGAGTCCTCTATGGCTAATGCTTACTTGTTTTACAGCATTCTTCAAGCAATTCCAGATGGAGGAAAGATTATTATTGTGGGCGATAACGCTCAATTGGCTTCCATAGGAGTCGGAGCAGTATTTGATGATCTACTTTCCACAGGTCATTATCCAAGTAAGGAATTAACAAAGGTGCATAGACAAGCTCAGAAGAGTGGGATTCTTATGGAAGCTAATAAGGTACGAGAAGGTCAGCAAATCAATGACCGTTACGACTTTGATAGTAAGACATATGGAGAATTAAATGACTTTGTTCTGATTCCACGTAAGGACAGGGAAAATATCTTCGGTGACATTATTGAAATATCAAAAGGATTCCTTAATAAATATGGTCAGAGTTGGTTCCATGAGTATCAGATCCTCACAGCATTGAAACAAAGAGGGGAAAACAGTGTTAAGAATCTAAATATTGAGTTGCAAAAAGTGTTCAATGATATTGAGAAGGATTCTATTGAACGTGGAGGATACCATTTTAGGGAAGATGATAAGGTTATCCATAGCGGAAATAACTATTCAGCCATTGTTGTACCGGATATGAAAACTTATGATGATATTGAATGTGATATTAGTGGATTAGATGAAGAGACAATGATTGAAATGGGAATAGCTCAGAAGAGTGTGTTCAATGGGACAATCGGAAGGATTATTCGGATTAACTTTGAGAAAAAAGAAACATTGATTGAATTCGAGGATGTGGAAGGATTTGTAGTGTATGATGTGCCGATGCTTTCAATGATTGAATTAGCATATGCTATCACCATACATCGTTCACAGGGCATGGGTGTGAAGAATATATTGGCTACATTTGATTTTGTAGCTTATAAGATGCTTAGTAAACAATTGGTGTACACTGCTATGACTCGTGCCTCAGAGAAGTTAGTATTGATTTGTGAGAATGCTGCATTACATATGGCAATAGAAACAGATCATGGTAGCACGAGGAATACATTTTTGAAAAAGTTGATTCTAGGAGAGATTAATTAGTGCATGTACAAGTACCGACCCATGTGGTTAGAAATGAGGATATATTTATAGATAATGGTTGCTTCTTACTGTATGCACGATTATGTTTCCAATATTTCAGGAATTATAGGAATGAAGAAATTAAGATGGATCATAAGAAGTTGATGAGGAGTCTGCATATAAGTGATACCAGAACACTGAAGAAGCGATTTGATGGATTATATAAGGCTAACTTGATTCTAAACAAGATTAGTAGTCTGCCGAAGAAAGGAGAAATAATTGTTCTGTTTAATGGGGAAGTATTAAAGGAGAATAAATTCTTCACGATGATGGATGAAAAGGTATTTAACCATTTAAATGAAATCAATGAACATGCGTTTAGGTTATTGTTTTATTATAAGAGCCACATTAACCTTAAAGACAATAAGAAATTGAATTATTGCTTTGTTGGGATTGAGACTTTGAAACTAAAATTGAAAATGGGGAGTGATACAATACATCAAGCAAATGAATCATTAAAGAAAAATAAACTGATACAGATAATCAGACATAAACTTGAAACTACATATGAATATGATGAAAATGATGAGTTGATATTTGACCGATACAACAACCACTACATTGTGAACCAAAACTTATTCTGATTCCGAAAAGTCCAAGGCAACTTGGGCTTTTTAAATACTGTATATTCAACTGTATCTTAAAGTGTATATTAATATTAATTATCTTTATATTGAAACCTTTATATATACATACCTGTTTATGCTGCATGAACTGGAATTGTTTAGTGCATAAACAGGATTTAGATACTGCATAAATAGGATTTGTTTACTGCATAGATAGGATGTGTATACTGCATGATCAGGAGGTTATCCTGCATAAATAGGATGTGGATTAAAATAGGTCGTTTTCAGAGTAGGATAGTCCATATAGGCTGCCTTTTTATATTGGTGTAAATTTATCCCCCCGGTAGGTTAGTTGAGATAGATCAGGATGAAATTAAGTAGAAAAAGTTGTTATCGTACCAGTGGAAATTAGAGTGGATTGGATAGGAAACGAGGATTAAAAGTTGGATAAACGTTGCTGTAGAGGGATTTGTGGGATATTTGGGTGGATTATGAGGTGAATAGGGATAGGTACGATTAAATGTTATCGTGAGAAGGCATAGGAGAGTGATGTAGAGATGAGGAAAACGTAGGAATGGTAAGGGTTTGGAGGGGATTAGAGTGGATGAAATGGAGGGATAGATAGGTTAGATGAGGAGTGGAATCGTTCAAACGTTGATTTAATGGGATTTAGTGAGGGTGAACAGGTGGAAAGGGCTTGATCAGGGGTGAAATTGAGGTGAATAGAGGATCAGGTGAAAATTGAAAATGTAGACGTATCAAGGGATTGAATCGTGTTGGGACGATTGCACAAACGATTCAACTTTTTTTCAATCGTGCCAAATTCCCACTAGCCCCTGTGACCCAATGTGCTGCCCCTGATAACTGAGAATGACTATCAATTAGAAATGTTAATATAGCCCCGGATACTCTAAAAAACGTACGTAGAAGATTCATTCTGCGTACCTTCCTATACAATTCCTGCAAATTAGCAGCATCTCAGCCGATTACATTGATTGTACAAGCTAAAATTTTTTAATTCTCCAGATGATCCAGTTTTTGCAGCTCATATATTATATAATAAAAGGAAATCGCATATAACATTGACGCATTGCTTCATCTCTTATATAAGTATTTGCTTATATGTTTATCAATATCATACTACGTAGTTTTCAATACTACATACGTCTACTCACATTTAATTGCTTAATATTATAATTTCACGTTCATATGACCTCATAATTATCTGCACAAAAAAAGAGACAGTTAACACCATCTCAAATAATATTATATGTAATTAATTTATCTTTAAATCCAGAAAATCCATTTTCTAAGTCTTCTTTATATACTGCCATATACTCATATGTATTATCTAACTCACATAATTCCTTATATAGTTTCTCTTTCTTTTCATACTTATCATTATATCCAAAGTCCACGTTATTCATATCTAGCATTCCGTAATATTCAACCAGTACAATTTTATCACCTTTATATATGTACCAATCAGGCAGCACATTCACTCCGTTTAACTTCATTCTTCCTACATAGTCACCATATTTATAATTAATATCTAACTCCATTAAGTAATGATGTATAGCTCTTTCTGGCTCTGATCTAACTGTTATGTTGTCTAATGTACTATATCCATTCTTATACGGTAAATCTCTCTTATTGAACATATTAGGAAACACTTCATCTACATAGTCATATAAACTATCATAATATCTATCCAGTATGTATTTAAATCTCATTAGATACTTATCATGATGACATAAGTTAAAGTATTCATAACTCAACACTTTGGGTATATCTATTACATCTAACTTTAAATAATCATGCACTAATTCCTTTAAACATCTTGCTCTATTCTCTTTGCTATCATAGAATCCTTCTGGATAGTAACTGTATTGCCATATGTAAAACTTATTAGGATATATCTCTTCAATGGCTTCATGCATTGATTCATAATAGCCAAGTAATTTACTTATTGATTTATCATTGAATGATGTGTAATTAATTACTTTAGGTATATCATCAATACTCTCCAATGTACCATCATCTAATAGTTGATCTATTAACCATCTTATAGCTTCAATTCTATTCTCTCTAACCTTCCAATACTTTCGTCCAACAGTAATGAAATCCCATGCATTAAACTTATTAGGGTAAGCTGCGTCAATAAACTTGAATATACTTCCGTTATATAGTCTTAATAATGAGCTGTATAATCTTCTGTCTTGAAACCATTTTCTATCTATAGTATTCAAGGTATTTGTATCTACATTTTCTTTTTCAATTATGTAATAAAAAATATACATATGATTATCCAGGATAAACGATTGATACGGTAAAGTATTGCTGATTAAAAAGTTTTCATAAGCTTCTTCAACGCTAAATTTGTTTAATTCTATATTAATACTTGTTGATCCTTTTTTAGTTGTTCCATCTAAATATATTCCACCTCTACAAACTTTACACTTATTTTCAAAGCCATCCTTCTGCCTCTTTTCTGGTCTAAAGAAAACATTACTAACTGGTAATACCTTTAAACAAACTTTACACGGCTTCTTAGGTAAATCCTCCAATCCTTTCATCAAATTTAATTCCTGATCTGTGTACTCCATTCAATTCCTCCTTTTGTTTTATACCTAATTATAACATATATTAGTTTAATTTATATTAGAAAGAGAAAAATTTAATGTTAATTTTAATAAAAAACAATCAAATAAAACTATACAAACATTCCCATCCATGCTATAATTACTTATAGGTAAAGGTTACATAAACAAAACAAGTTAAACTAATAAACCAGATCAAAATAAACGGCAATCAGCCAAAAGGAGCCAACTAATGAAAACTCTAACCATCAAGTTTGACGTATACATTGACGATACAATTGAAACTTACATTCCAGAAGGTACAAAGGTAAAAGTATATGAAGGTTATCAGCGTGAAGGTTCAACTAAGATTGTCTACAATGATGAAGTCATCGAGTATATGAATTGCAGCTTTGTTGAATTAAGCTAATGAATACTAATCAATCTAACAATAATAACCCACCTAACAGGAGGAATAATCCCATGACAACTCAAAAAGTATTCAAGCTTTCCAAATGGCTAGACGACACAATCAGTATTAAATCTACAGTTAACCGGAAGTATACTGCTAAGATAACGAAGTAAACTATTTAATCACACATAGAAAGGAGGCACATTCCAATGATTAATCTTACTAAAAGAAATCTCATTGACTTATCTAAGAAACCATTTGTTAATCTCATCAAACGATAACCACCCAAAGGATCAGCCTCTCAGCTGGTCTTTTTCTTTTCACTCACATTTTCATCCTAACTATATTCATTAAAAAATAATTAAAAAACTTCCCGTTTTCGGTTGCCATTTTCAGATAAATAGATATAATAAGATAGTAGAGGGACATTTAAACGGGATAAGTCTGTACTTTTTTCCGGGTCAGAATTCCTCTATAATTAAATAAACTAATGAAAGGAGTTATTTAAATGTCAAAGTATTTCTTCTGTTACTCTAAGCCGTTACATAAGTTTATCCAGAACAGATATAAACTTGATTATGTCACAGCAGCTTTACACGAAACTACACTTAAAAAGTTTTGGCTGTATGAACGTTCTGATCAATTAAGACAAGCTCAAGAAGAATATAAAACGTTATTCAAATCAATAGATTAATAATCTAATTGGTGTTACTTAATCAGTTAATTTATCTTTACAGTTATTTAAGGAGTGGCTATATGACAAATGTTAATAAAAAGGATCTTCTGTTTCAGATGCAGGAGGTTGGGCATAGAATCGGTACAAATGCAGTAATGGACTTTCTGGAATCACATGGATTAGAAATGGATGGTGTCCAACTAGGCTTTTATGTTAAGGATACATCTAAGGTTAAATGGAAAGGTAGCAGTAAGTTTATAAAGCTGTATGAAACGGAGATGGAAAGGCTAATGAATAAAGAAATAATCAACTTTGAAATACTAGGCTTTCTTACATGGCTTTCTAAATATCTCAACTATGAGGATAACTCTTTAATCAATAAAGACGGTACATATTTAACTCAGAAGGATATTATAGAAATTACAGGTTGGCATAAGAATAAAGTATCTAAAACAGTTAAATCACTAATTGAAAATGAAATACTGTACGAAAAGAAGCAGGAAGAGGATAAAAGGAAAAGTAAGTATTTCATGAATCCGAATTTATTCTTTAAAGGTAAGAATATAGACAAGGATATCAAAGAGTTTTACGATAATAAGAAGAAGTCTAAAGATGAAACAATTAAATAAAGGTATAAATATTTGTACCTAAATTGCAAAATACATATTATAATAAGGCTTGCTATTTTTAATAGGTATAAAATATTGTACCTAAATTATAACCTTAATCCCTTGATATATAAGGGTTTTAGCCACTTTTTAGCCTGTTTTCCTATCTAAGTATTCTACCACTATATACATATAATACACAGTGAATAGTTAAATATTATACATATACCGTAAGGTTAATTTTTAAAATATAAAAAGGACATATCTTTCCATTATTAGTTGGAGGATGTGTCCTTTTTTACCTCGACAAATAAATGAATAAACCAAAGTTATAAAGACATGCTGCAAGCGTGTTTTTATAACTTTGACGAAGTTATTTGCTTTTTACTCAACTCCAGAAGGAAACTAAACAAGCTGCATACTCACACTAAGCATATGATCTGTTAAACTGTGTAGCAAATGACGAGCCTTCTTAGGGACGATAAAAAAAATAAATCAAAAAAAAAACGCCAAAAATCCACCAACTTTTACTTGTAATATAAAACAAACTAATGTATAATAATAATTAATAAGAGGTTAACAAATAGCTCCCTGAAAGGGATTAGGAGGATACATATTATGTTAAGTAAAAAAGACGTTCAGAAATTAGCTGAGTTAGAAAACAAAATGTACCATTTGATCATGGATAACGTGTTTGAAAATGGTTTGGAAGTTGCTAAAAAAGAATATGAAAGTTTCTTAGCCTACCTTGAGAATGAGAGTTACTCTAAATGGGTAATTACTCATCTTAAAAAGAAAAATGACTGTGCAATTAAGTTATTAGCCAATTGAACCTTTCCGCTTGGAGAGGTTTTCTTTTACCACACTCACCAGAAAAATCAATTCCCTATAAAAGGGTAGTTTTATAAGATGGGATGGCTTGAAAACAGGAGTATTCGAGAGTAAACGGGAGCATTTGGGAGTTTGAATGTTTAATTAAAAAATAAACTAAAAGGAGTCAATAACCATGAAACTTACCAACGGCACAGCCTATAAATCAATCGCTACAGGCTTAGAAATGATCCTTACAGAGGATAATGGTAAATGGTATTTAAACAGTCACAGAGGGGCAACAAAGAGCGTTTCAGCTGCTTTAATGCTAAGTAACCTTAATAAGTATTGGAAAGCAATCTAAGCCAGCCTAACAAGCTGGTTTTTCTTTTTGCCTAATTCCAATTAAAGAGCGTTTTTATATTATGATCCAGCAGCAGAAAAAAAGTTCAAATATTTCTGGTTAATTTATATGTTTATACTTGTTTATTAGTTTGTTTTGTATTAAAATAAGGGTAACAAGTTAAACAAATACATAAATTAATTGGAGGAATTAATATGAAGAAGAACGTATATGCACAATTAGAATTATCACCTTCAAGCGAATACATTTCAGTTAGAGAAGTAATATCAGAAAATTATATATCTGAAGCATACGAGGATATGAAACAATTTGCATTTAAAATGGATGGAGCAAATAAGAAAGTAGAATGTTTTGAAGGATATAAATTAACTTTTGTTCATTTAGAAGTTACTTTTGACGGTCGAAGAGGGCTCAAGGAAGATGATATTTTGAAGTCATTAGAAAGTAAGGGATTAGCTGAATATAAAGGATCTAATATCTTCGGAAGCCTATATCTACCTAGTGAAAAATTAAAAAATATACTGGATGAACAATTTGCCAAAAGAAAAGAATTAGTCCAGATGGGAGTTTACGAATACACAGCATAATTCCCTATAAATTGTCTCTTTGAAAGGAAACAATCTTACAAAAAGAAGGAGCATCCCACCATGAAACCAACCATTATAGAAGTAAAATCCACCATCAAAGGAATTACATATACAATTGGATACCTAGAGCAATATCCTTCTTTTTATAAGGCTCTGGACAGCGATATGAGGGTTATAGATGATCAGGAGTACAAAGAACCCAACAAAGCAGAAAGCGTTGTAATGGAGGCATTTAGTAAGGAATATGGAGTATAAAAAGCAGCCTAAGCATGGAAAGGTTGCTTTTTCTTTTATAAAAAATAATTGAAAAAAGTTGCTAATTTAGTTAATTTATATTTGATTATTTTGTTTATAGGTGATACAATAAAGGTAGTTAAGAAATACATAAATAAAACTTTCAAGGAGTGTTGGAAATGTCAGTAGCTATGAAGATCAATGAGGAACTAAACGGAATCGAGTTGTATTTTAACACTAAGCCACAACAAAGCGTATTAAGTGAGTTAAAGTCTACAGGGTTTCGCTGGTCTAACTTCAAAAAATGCTGGTATACAAAACAATCCGAGAAAGCTTTCCAAGTTGCTAACGCTTTAACAGGATCTGAAGAAGTTGCAGCACCTGCAGCAGTTAAGGAAAATAAGCAAACAAAATCTAAAAGGGTAACTTTGAGCCTTTGGGAAGCTACACAATGGACAGAAATAAAAGTGGACTCAAAGCAAGATATCAAGGATATTGCAAAAGAGGTTCGTTCACACATTAAGAAACGTTTTCCGCAATGTAAATTCTCTGTACGTGTTCCTTACTATGGGAAATTGAATGCAGACATTAAAGCAGCACCTTATGCAAAGGATAGCGAATATTTAAAAGCAATCCAAGCATACTGCAATAACCTAATCAATGCTTATCAGGTTTGTTATGATGCTGGTGATTCTTATTCTGATATTCCTGCAAGCTACAACTTCTATTTCTTTGGTGTAGATGTTGACTATGATTACACTCAAACAGAAGCAACAGAAGAAATTAAAAAAGAAATGTCTGATTTTGATTCTAAACTAGAAGAATTCCAGCAAGCAGAAGAGGAAAGAAAGCATCAGGAATATCTAGAATGGAAGAAACAAGATGAAATCAAGCAAGCCGAAATTGCTAAACGTGAAGAAGAGGAAAAGAAAGCAGTTGAAAACATCTATAACAGCATTGAAGTTTCTGAACTGGACGAAAACAACCAATACTTTATCACTGGTGCAGAGTTTGCAGACCTTAACAAAAATTGCACACTAGATAAATACAAAGAGGAAGTAATGAAAGGCGATTACTCTCTGGAAGATGTGAGAGTAACAAAAGAAATACATTTCAACAATGCAGAAGCATTAGAAAACTTCTCTAACATGCTAATGAATGACTTTGATTTCTTAACTAACACAGGCGGCAGCTTTACAGAAGATAATAGAATTAATTCAATGACAGACTTCGATAACATGGATGAGTTTGAAAGAAAGACTGTTAAATGGTTCCTAAAAGGAGTGGCAATCTACTTTGAAGGAAAGCTTCAATTTGTTGTAGATGCTCAAGGATATTCATATGCTAGATATGTAGGATTAACAGATAGCGCACAAATTGAAAAGACTGTAACAGTTGATCAAGTTGTATCCGGTGAAGAATTAGAAGCATTAAAATTAGAATCTGAAAAGTTAGCCGATATTTCTACACAGGTAATTGAAGAATTAGACATCATGACAACATGGGAAAAAGAGAGCTGGAACGAATATAAGCAAGGTGTGAAAGATAAATTAATTAGATATGAATTTAAATTAACTAAGTCAGTTATCCAGCAGCTTGATATAGAAGCAATTAAAACGGCAATGTATAAGCTACTAACAGAAGTTGACGGAATTCAGGATCAATTTGAACGGGCAGAGATTAAGCAAGGGGAAAAGGTTACATTGTTCTATATCTCTGATTGGGGTTCCATTGTAACAAATAGAATCACCTTCGACAGTGTGGAAAATGCTAAGTATGCACAATATGACAATGCGGTTAAATTAACCTTTAAACCTGAAAAAAAGAGAAATTTACATTATAAACACTTTTATTCTACAGTGCTGGTATACAGGGGTTGGCATACGCTCCCAACATCAGTTTTGCATGAGCAAGAGGAAGCAAAAGGCTTCCTAGTCACTAGGAGCAAATTCCATTCTTGCGATAACAGGCAGTATGATGAAATATTAAACCACTTTAAGCAGCAAGAAATTTTACCGATTGTAAACACTTATCGCCCGATGTTGTAAAGGTGAAGCAGTTTAAGTGGAATCTGCAATAACAAAAACCCCTGAATATTGCTAGGAGGTTGTAAAAATGTTTAAAGAAAACCCGGATTTCTTTCCCACTCCAACACAACTAATTAACAAAATGACCAGTAAAATAGATTGGAAGACGGTTCAAACGGTTTTAGAACCATCGGCAGGAAAAGGGGATCTTGTTGAGGCTGTACGGAAGCAATTCGACTATACGAAGGCATATAGAAGAAATAACTTCGATGTTGATTTAATCGAATATGACGAGAATTTAAGGCACGTTTTAAAGGGTAAAAATTACAGGGTTGTAGCAGACGACTTTCTTACATATCAAACATATAAACAATATGACCTAATTTTCATGAATCCACCATACAGCCAAGGAGATAAACACTTATTACAAGCTATAACAATGATGGAAGCACAGCAGAAACCGGGGCAGGTTCTGAGCCTTCTAAACGCTGAAACGCTCAAGAATCCATACAGCAATACGAGAAAAGAGCTTATCAGGAAGTTAGAAGAAAATAATGCAGAAGTTGAATTTATACAGAATGCATTTTCAAATGCTGAAAGGAAGACAGATGTAGAAACGGCAATAATTTATATAAAATTTGAGAAAAGTCATAATAACAGCGTGATCCTTGACGAGCTGAAACAAGAAGAAACGTACAAGGCTAAAAATGAGTATAACAGCGACAAATTAATAGAGTCAGATTTTATAAGAGGAATTGTCCAGCAATATAATTATGAAGTTAAAGCAGGATTAAAACTTATTGAGGAATATAATTCATTAGTGCCTTATATGTTAGGGAGCTTTAAGGATAACAGCAGCCCTATTTTAAAGCTAGACCTTTCCTATAGGGATGAAGACGGGAGCAGCCTAGAGAATGCTTATATAAAGCAAATAAGGCTGAAATATTGGAAAGCATTATTTAATAATGATCAGTTTATGGGTTTATTTACAAGTAATCTAAAGGCTAAATATATGCAGCAAGTAGAAGAGCTTAAAGACTATGATTTCTCATTCTATAACATCTATACAATTCGCATAGAGTTAAATAAAGAAATGATACAGGGTGTGGAAGATACTATCTTAAATCTATTTGAGGAATTCAGCCATAAACATCATTACTATGATGAACAGTCTAAGAATATTTTGCACTTTAACGGATGGAAGACTAACAAAGCCTACAAGATCAATAAAAAAGTCATTATCCCTTTAAATGGATTCTATGACATGCAATATTCTTGGGGCAGGTATAACCCGACAAAATGGGAAGTTAAAGACAAGTTAAAGGATATAGAAAAAGTCTTTAATTACCTAGATAACGGCAGATCCGAAGACATTGACCTAGAGCAAGCCTTAAAAATGGCTGAACATTATGGAGAAACAAAAAAGATTGAACTCAAGTATTTCTATGTAACTTTCTATAAGAAAGGGACTACTCACATTGAATTTAGAGACATGGAACTATTGAAGAAATTTAACTTATTCGGCAGCCAGAAAAAAGGCTTCCTTCCTCCTTCATACGGCAAGGCATCATACAACGATATGACAAGGGAAGAAAGGGAAGTAATTGATAACTTTGAGGGCGAGAAATCTTATAACGATGTTATGAGAAACAAAAATTATTATATTGTCCAGACAGAGGAATTCTTGAGGCTGACATCCTAATTAAAAAATAATTACATATAAAAGTATAGGGAGGGTTGAAACTCCTTCCTATACAGCCCATAAAGCTATATAACAGCAAGCCAAAAATATCGCCACGACTTTTCAGGAGGTGAGACAGTGAAAACTTTTGTTAAGAATAACTCATACACTTTAATTTTTTCTGGAGTTGTTGCTTTGAGTTATGCAGTTTTGTTGATGCGTTTTTAAATTTGAAAAAGTTGTATAACAGCCGAGTGTTTGGATCACGGGCTAATTTATAAAAATCGCATATAACAGCACGACCTTTTTATCCCTAGCCTTTATGGGGAATTGAGAATCCGTATAACAGAACCGGGTTTTTATTGCTGGCTTTACAATCCATAGAAAAAAATTATAAATACAAATTGTGAAGGAGGAAAATGTTTACATGAAAGAAAGTAGTAAGTATTTTGTAAGTTGCGGCGAAGTTGGAGAATTTATGGTTATTTATCAAGATTGGTGTGAGCATGGCGGTAATTACTGGGCTACCGAAAAAGATGGGTTTAATAATGAAACAGATGCTCAAGACTACGCAGACAAGTTAAACGCTACAAAAATGTAATTCATCATAGAACATGCATAGAGGGCTATTGCGGTTAACTTATCAAAATAAAAAGAAAAGGAATGATCATTAATGGAAAAAGAACTAAAAGAAGCTCAGGAGTTAATTAAAAAATTGTATAAATACCTTGGATCTAATGCTGACCTTGATTTCAAGCTATGGAAAGAAGCTGAGAAGTATTGCAAGGATAAGAAAATCTTATAGGATGACGACATAAATAGAGTTAAAGATATATCTCAAGAATTATTCTACGCTGGACATACAGATTGGCTTATTGAACAGGCTGAAAAGGTGGAAAAACTAGAACAAGAAATTATTGTGTTAAAAGAAGATAGAGGAATGGTAGAAAGAGAAATATTTGAAAGAGTGACAGAAGATGTAATTGAAAATACTCAAAAGAAATAACTATATTCTAAATTTGAGGAGGCTAAACCATGAATTTCACAGAAGAAGAATTAGACATTCTAAAAAATTGGGGATTTGTCATATCAACGGAAAGACCATTAAGTGAAGAAGAGACTGATCTATACTATAAGATCACCAATGCATAATTGAAAAAAGTCTTATCAAGAAAACGTGAATAAAAAGGAGAGATATTAAATGAGCAAACTGTTCGTATCCAAAATAGACAATAAATCATTTACGAGTGAAGAGGGATTAATTAAACATTTACTAAGCAACTACTCAATGGTTGATACTTCCGAAGGGGAATCAATTGAAATATACAATGAATTAAAAGAGGCTTTCCCTTTTGCTGATATATCCGTTACAGAATCATCATTACCTACATATGGAAATTGGCTTGTAAAAATGGATTGGAAAGAATACAATGCTGACTTTTGTTTTTATATCGGAGAACATGGTGAGTTTGATTATTATTACATGTCATATGTAAATACAAAAGAAGCTATAAATTCCTACATGCAATTCATTGAACATTCAGATGAAATAATTCAAAAATTAAAGAATACACATAGCCCAGAATCTGTAGAAATAACACAAATGTATGAAGGAGATATGAATAGTTCTAGTGGCATCTCTTTTGAAATCCAAGTTAAAGGAGAAAAATACAGTAATCGCTATGAATTTGGGGATATAGATGAGTTTGTAAATTCATTTAAAGGTTACTTCGACACGTTATTCGAGGGTGAACCAGTTACGGCAGGATATGGTTGTGATGGTTACGGAGAAGAAATGACGATTGATGGGATACCTGTAAGAGTTATTTTGGAGAGAGCTAATAAAGTTAGGATTGAAATACTGGAGCTAAAGGATTGACTACTATGAATCTATCTAATGAGTTTATGAATAAATACTACATACTAAAAGAAGTCGCAAAGAAAATGGGATATAAAACAATTATAACTAATCGTGGAGTATCTTTCTGTGGTCATTTGACAAAGGAAATAACAGTCTCTGTCAGGAACAAAGAGGCTAATGGGATATTTGAATTTGCACATGAATTAGGACACTGTAAACAGTTTAGAAAGAGATGGATTAAGTTAGGTGAGGATAAAGAAATAATTAAACAATACTATAGAGAAAGGGATAAATCTAAATTAAGGTTCATGCTTGATGAAGTGGACGCTTGGATCAAGGGATACATACTGTTGAAAAGAAATGGAATTAAAACAAAAGGATACATTACACACGCTGCATATTGTGTGGATTCGCATTTTCAAACTAAGCCTAATACAGTGAAAAATTAAAATAGTTAAGGAGGATTGTATAATGGCTAACCGCAGCAAAAAGTTACGTGGTAAGAAAAGACGAATGAGAAACTTAGAGGCTCATATTCCAAAAGGTATGTACTGTTATGGTTATAGACCAGATGGTAAATGGGTTCATCCGTGTCCATTTTTGAGGTTTGATAAGACTAAACATTATCAAGAAAATGGTATATGTGAGGCGTTTAAGCTTAGGGATGATACATACGGTGGCTTACTTTGGGACATGGTTAAAGAGTGTAATGTAAATGATGAATATGAGGAACCTGAGTATTTAAAACGGTACTTAGAGAGGGTTCAGGAAAATGAGCTTTAAAACTGAAGGAAACTTCCTATTTAAAATGGAAGTTACAGAGACAGTAATGCCAAAGAAGTTAAATTGGCTAGGCGACTATGAAGATTCCTTTGATGAAGAAGATTTTAAATATAACCAGTATGAGTTGTTCTTTCCCAATTTTGAGGAAATGAGCAACAAAATAACCGAGATAACAGAAGGGTATAATCAATATTGGGCTGATGTAATTTTTGATTTTCAAGGAAGCAACGTTGAAAGCTTGGAATATCACAATGGACACGAAGAATGGGATAAGGAGATAAATATATCCACTTCTAGATTTTATCTAACTGATTCGTTTTGGGATGCAATGGATAAGTGGAAGGAGAATCAAAATCTACTATAAATGGACTATAAGCTTCTAAGTACCTTATTTAAATATCAAGTAATATTCATGGTCATATGGGTAATTGGAGACATTATTTTTACTGGAAGATCAACATTGCTAATGCTATTTACACCTTTTGCTATGTCTCCAATCTTATATGTTTTGATTAGGAGGTGTTAACTTGAAATGGTTTCTATATGACACGAGATTTATAACTATAGGTTTGATAGCTGGAGTTATTTTGTACAATTTCAGCAAGCTATTTGATAAGCAAATAAAAAACATTAACAAATAAAGTTATCTGCCGAACAAGGGTTAACAGTAGGCGAGACTACAAACCTCTAACCCTGCTTCATACTTAAGTATGGAAACACCCAGACACGAGCCAAGGCAAGTGTAGTACGGAGTTAGGTAGTCCGTTTTTTTTGAAAAGGAGATGAATTAAATGAAATGGAACGAGTATAAGAAGACACTTAAATTTGCCAGCGAAGATGAGTTAGAAAAGTTTGAAAAAGCAGCAAAAGAAATTGAGAATGACAAGGAATTTAAAGAGTTACTGAATGATCTGGATACTGAATATGGTGAGATGCTTAAGAATTTAGATGATTGATGCAAGTCTATTTGGTATACTTTATATGAAGACTAAAAGATAAGGAAGTGTTCAGTTGAAAAATGCAGCCGATAGTAAGTGTTTATTTTCAACTTGTACTAATATAGTAAGATCAAAGGGACTTTGTACTAAACACTATGCAAATTATATATATTTTAAGAAGAAAGATGAAGTTAATTCTGTGGAAGATTATTTAGAACTTAAAGACAAAAAAGAAATTCCATTAAGAGAGCAATACGAGGCTCTTGAACGTTATGCCGCAGGAATTAACACTGGCACAAACACAGGAAGGCGAGAGAGAGGAAATACTGGTGCATATAAGAAAAGCACTCTCAATCCTGTTACTGTAAAAAAATCATTAAGATCATTAGATAAGGGAAAGGGGAAATAGATATGGGAAAACAAGAGATGCCTAGGTCTCTAAGAATATTTCTCTTTTTAATACTGGGAACTTTGCCAGCAATAATATGTACAGCAATTATAAATAATATTAACTCACCAAAAGTAGATCATTATTATGACTTGTTCATGTTTATTGTCCTTCCAATTATAGTTCTCATCGTCTGGGTTATTGCAACCTTAAAGGAAGGGAAAAAGACACAAAAAGATTCTTAGAGGAGCTTGCAAATGAATAATTTTGACGATGTAAGAAATGACCTAAAAAATGAGAATCCTTCATTATTCTTTACACTTGAAATTGTGGGCGAATTAATGGCAGCTAAGGATAGAAAGGGTATCTCACAAAGGGAACTGTCTAGGCTGTCAGGAGTCGCTCAGAAGACTATTTCAAGGATGGAGAATGGAATAGACGTACCGACACTTGAAACGTTAGGGAAGCTTGCTAATGCGTTAGGAATGAGTATTGTGTTAGTTGATAATCAGGAGGACTAGAGATAGTTCTCTTTTTTATAAGGATACACAGAACCATTGTCACAAAAATGTGCTAATGGTGAGAATAACATTTCTTTTTATCTTAATGATTTGTAAATATAACTAATATGTAATAAAATATCATCAATAAGTTATAAAGGGTTGATATCTGTGAATTGGTTAGAATGGAAAGAAACAAATATGAACGAGTTTGATAGGTATTTCTATAATTTCTATACTAATTGTATCGTGCAAATGAAAATTAAAATGACTGAGAAGAATATTACGCAAAAAGAATTGGCGGATATGAGTGGCATTAAGCAGCCAGCCATTTCCAGAATGATGACGATGGATGCGATACCTAGATTAGATACTTTAATGAAAATATTGTTTGCGTTAGAAATTGAATTGAAGGTTGATAATAAAAGATGATCAGAGAGTCTGAAAATATTCAGGCTCTTTTTTATTCAATTTACAAATTAACAGTTGATTATTAGTTTATTTTGTTTTAAAATAAAGATAAGGAAAAACAAGGAAACAATAAAGGGAGTGAGCCAATGACTTACAAAGAATATGTGCTGGATGTATTCAAGGAACATCATAATTCAGGTGGAATGGATATGGAGGAAATTGAGGATCTAATATCTGAAAGCAGCTTCGATAAAATTGAAAAGTGGCTCAGTAAAATAGGGTATGATTTGAATGAATACTATTTGTAAGGTAGCTGGTATAATTAGTTAAATTGAAATTTAATTCCCTATAAGATTTCCCTTTTAATGGGACTGAGGAGGTATAAAGAAATGGGCTGGAAATATGATTCAAATGTTATTTACGGCAGTGAAAAAGCAAATAAAAATTCGTTCATGTGGGATCAGCATTTATTTTATACAACTAAGACAGGTAAACTTAAGAAAAGGAAGGGTACTGAAAAAGCAATAACTGTTGCAGAAAGTGAATATAATATAGCATGGGAAAAATACGAAGCCATATTTAATTAAAACTTCTCTTTTACCGGGGAAAGGAGGAAGAGATGAAGCTTTTAAAGTTACTACATGCAGAAGCTGAATTAGTTACTCAAAATGTGTTACAAAAACATTTTGACATTAACAAGCCGGAAAAACAGTTCGATGTCCATGATGCTGCCATAATTGGTCTTTTTGAGGATATGATTGGGAAAACAAACTCTCTAATTTTATTGCTAGATAATAAAAGTTTTAATGGGGCTGACTCGTTAACCAGAATGATGATGGAAAATTTTATCTATCTTAAATTCATTTTACAAAAAGATACGATAGGGCGAGGAAAATCTTACTTTTATTCATTAAAACTTAGACAAGTGAAATTCTTCAATCAAATGGTTGAGCAATCTTTAATGGGTGGCGAGTTAAGAAAATATCTTAATTTTACTATCGACATGTTGAATACAAAGTTTCCTAAAATGGCGGATAAAGACTTTACGGATGAACTTAAGCAGAACTATTTAAATAGTTTAAATCATAAGGATCTAAAACAAAAATGGTACAGCATCAGCAAGGAAATTAATAACTTTCGTGCTCTGTGCAAATACTTAAAATACGAGAAAGAGTATATACTCTTGTACCAATCACTCTCTAGCGAAGTTCATGCATTAGAAGCAGCTAACTATTTTAAATTCGATGAAAACTACGTAGAGGTTTATAGGAAAGAAGGAGAAATTGAAACGCATGTTGCAGTTGTTTCTCGTTTCTTAAATGACATCATAAAAGAAGTGTACTCATACTATGGGTTAAAAGAGGATTTAAAGAATTTCAATACTCGCTTAACAATAAACTATAAGTTTATAAGGTAAAACAAGTCTTTCATACGAATAAAAAGGAGGAAACATAATGGAGCAAACTAAAGGAAGAGATTTTAAAAATCTAAATGTTGTTCAGGAAGTACAGTACAATAATATTTTAGATAAAAATAAAGAAAGGGAAATGAGACTTAAACCAATTACTGAGTACCTTAGTAAGCATTATACAGTCGAGGAAATAACAGAGATGAATGATTACCAGATTGCAAAAGTTAAAAGAAAAGACATTGCAGCAGAATGGCTCTATCCAACATTCATTAACTATAAGCCGTTGCATGAAATGGCAATGACATTTGATCAGGCAGTGTTGATATGCCTAAGTTATAAATATGATAATAGAAGAACTGATGCAGTCACTTATATCTCAAGAATATTAAATGTTAACTTTAACCCTGAAGAGATCGAATAAAAGAAGTAATTCATTCTAATGGTATATTACTATAAACTAGAAAATATACTCAGTAAAGATCATTGAAAACTTATGAGAGGTGTAAAAATGAGTGAAATTAACTGCCTAGTCTGTAAGGGGAATCATTTTAAAAAAGGTCAGTATATAGCAGAAGCTAAAATAGAGCTTTACTCTACTCTAGAGGGTGAAGATAAGAATATATATCATGAGTTCATTGATAATAAAGTAGAAATAGAATTTAAAGTAGAAGGCGATAAAAAATACCAGTATAGTTACGAAGATGTATATAAATATGTTTGTGAAGACTGCGGCTACGTAATGAGTTTCATTAAAGAGAAAAATGTATTAAGCAAAGAAAAGGAACGTAAAGAAAAACAAAAAGCAAATGGCTATGACTGGACTAATTTCAATAGCAAATAACAAATTGTGTTTTAATTGCAGGATTATATCCAGTGCATGAAGAATTTTTAGTTAACTATTTCGAGAGGGCTGTGAAAGATGAATTATAAGAAATTTATGAATTCTGCTTGGTTAGTAGCTGCTATACCGATGCTATTTCAAATAGTAATTTTAGCTCCAATCTTTTACCTGATGATGCTTTACGTGAAGGGGATAGCTTTTATTTTTAAGTTTATTACTAAATCACTTTGGAAGTTAATTCTTTGGGAAAGTGAAGTAAATAAACGAAAAGCATTAGAGAAAAAGAATGACCAAATAAATTGACAATTAGAATGTGATTTTAAAAATAATGGAGGTATTAAAATGAAAGAGCAATTACAGATTGATATTGATTTAACAAAAGATAGATTACGTGGTCAAGCTGAATCATTAAAGAGGTCAATGGAACTATTGTTATTAAGATTAGAAAAGAATAATCTGCAGCAAATCAATCGAATGGGAGAAGTTCAGGGATTAGGTTCAGCAGTAGATGTGTCATGTATGGAATTAAAAACACTTCTTTATTTACTGGATATGACAAGTGAATAAAATAACTATTAGATTTGAAAACCAAAGGGGGAATATCCATTGGAATTTGTTGAGGAAGCTTTAAAAGTTGAATATGAAAATGAAGAGGAAAGAAGAGACCATATACTTTCCATGTTCCGTGAGGGCTATGAATTAAGCAAGGAATATCAGGTAATAGACTTTTATGGAAGAACACATTTATTAGCTGAATTTAGTATAAAAAGAAATGGATTAAAAGGTAAGTGAATAATTAAAACAAAACAATCACATAAAGGAGAATAACCATGTTAAAAACATACGCCTTACTTATACGCAAATGGATGGACGATATCAAGTTTCAATGCTGGAACCTTAACTTTACTCATGATCATCTAATTGACGTTATACACGGTCAATATGAGGCTAAGATGCAGCGACTATTCAAACGGTTAGAAAAGCAATATGGATTTGATAAAGCTAAATTTTACGCATTACAGGAACAGGCAATGAGCTTCTAAAACTAAGGAGGTCAATCATGGGATACATAATGTTTATTGGAGTGTTCTTTGGACTAATTGGGGCAGCAGTTACGATAACTAAATACTTTGAGATTGACCTTGTTAGTTGGTTTGTTAAAGATGAAACAAGTTAATTAAACAGTTTAGTGAGTTGTGGTAATAAGGTGAATAGGAAATTGCTTATAACTAAAGCAGCCCAGAGACAGAAACTGACGGATAGTAATGAGTATACGATGAACTTTTTCATGAGGTTAGTTTGTGTAAAATAAAGAGTAAAAATTCGCAAGAGAATAACGAGGAGGAATTAATGTGGAGAGTAAACATGGACTGTCACAATATCGGTTAAACTATGCTAAAAATTATGCACAGGGGTTTGCGGATTCTGTAAGCAAAATTGAGATGATGTATCAGATGTCAGCAGAAGGATTAATTAGTGATGAAGTAGCCGAGAATTATATTTCTAGAAATATCAAGGAAATAGAAAGAAATTGGGAATATTTTAAAAGTTATATAGTTCAAAGAGATGATATGAGATAAGAAATTCGTATCTAATTCTAAATTTATAGGAAAAGGGGAAGATGTTATGAAAATTCAATATGTATTTAAGCACAAAAGAGATGGTGACATCCAAAGAGAGACATTTACTTTGGATGAAATTGAAAAAGGTCAAACACTGGCTTATGTTGAGGGAATGAAACAAGATGGCTACACATTAATTAACCGTGTTTTTGTTGAATACGTCTAATGGTTGGTATGAAATGTTGATTTCAAGGGGAGGAACCATGAAACTATATAAAGTTACACTCGAAGAAAATTTGTATATTACAGAGACTATTGTAATGGCAGCAGATCCAGAAAAGGCTATATACTTAGCAAGGAAACTTATAGGCGATTCTACAGGAAAGACAATACTTTATGACATTCAAACGTATTACGGGGGATTAGTTGTGAGTAGGAATTTAAGATAAAATCTGATTACTTCGGAAAAGGAGATACTGAAATGACAGTTAGAGAATTGATCAATTTATTACTGGACTGTGAAATGGATGCTGAAATAAAAGTTGGTTCTGTAGGAAATTTTGGAGATGAGATTAAGGGAATCAAATGTGACGAATTAGAAAGAGGATATGCCATAGAAATAGATGAGTGATTCACCACGAAATATCCATTTTATATTGAAAGGTGAGGTGAGCAATTTGAATATTTACGACTACTATCTTGAAGAAATAAAAAAGGAATCTTTAATGCTTGCTGAGAAAGTAAGCCAAGGGATATATACAGTGGACGAAAGCCTTGAATTGCTTGATCAGAAACGCAAGAAGCTGGGTGAGGAAATAGAGAATGGTCTTGTGCAAACTAAATAAATGATTGATTTTCTATGAAAAATTTGCCAGTATGAACTTACACTTTAAAAAAGGGGAATGGGAATGTTATATGGCTGATAATCTTTCAGGTATGGATTTGAATGATTTGAAATTTTACAGATCTCAATATGAAGAGTTTATTAATGAGACGGAAAATGAGCTAAGCAGGGAAAGGTCAGAATACTATATCGACAAGCTTAATAGGGAACTAGATGACTTGAAAGAACGTCTAAATGAAATTAATGATTGGATTTCCCACAGGGAGTATGAAGAGGAAAAAGAGCATCTTAAAATTCTAGGATGGGACAATGAATAAGGATATAAGCGAGTTTAATTTTGCCCGACTTTTTAAGGATGCTGAAGAATATACAGAGAAGGGGAAGGGTCAGGAGTTTATCTTTCCCTCAAAGTCACCTTTTCTAATTGAGATGGTTAAGAAGATGTTGCTGAGTAGGAATTAGGGAATAAAAAATATCTTTTAAAGGGAGTTGAAAAGCGTGAGTACAAATTATTACTTTAGAGATAAAGAAGGATACAATAGAATTAACAAGGCTAACAGCCAGATAAAAGAACATGTAAATAAGATATTTTCCATCTTGGAAGAGAATTTTGAAAGAAATTTAGTCTTTAAGAAGATGGATATTGAGAACGCTACTCAAATATCCGATGAAGAATGTCTGATTCATATAGGGCAGTTTGCATATGGGTGGAAAGTTTTACTTAAGACAAACAATGAGCTATACAACACTGTTTCAGAAATGAGATCCTTCTATAATAAAAACAAAGATAAATATGAAGTCGTAGATGAATATGGATATGTGATGACATGGGAAGAATTAGAGAAAGAATTTCTAGGGTTAAATGAAGGTAAATTTAGAGGGGATTTTGAAGATAAGGATGGATATTGTTGGAGTAAATCAGAATTCAGTTAAAAATTATATTTGATTGGGGAGTAGGAAATGAAACTTGTCTGTGATTGTGGTAATGAAATGGAGTTTGTTCCATATGAGGATTCAGAAGATGATGAAAGAGGCTTGCTTGTAAGAAAGGACGTTAAGAAATATGAATTTTGGGCGGAACATGATGAAACAGGAATAACTTGTAACCAGTGTAAAAAGTCTATTTGGTATTTTGCATAAAATGAAAGTTATATCGGAATATTAGACACAAAATTGTAAGGAGGGAATTAGAATGAAACCTTTTATGCCTGAAGAAACAAATGAAGATAGGATTTTTCAATTGGAGTGCCAAGTTACAATGCTTACAGACCTAATAGTACAACTTATTGGAGAATTAAAAGATAAAGGAATTCATGTTTCGGACAAATTAAATAATTAAATATAAGGTGTGATTGTGTGAGTGAAGAACTTAAAGAGCAATCAGAAAAGCTAAACGAACTCAACACCTTGATCAGACAGAAACAAACTGAGTTAACTTTAATGATTGCCCAGAGGAATGACTTAGAAAAGGATATAGAGAAGAAGAAACATTTGAAGAATAGGTTTGGATTAAAATCATTATAAAACCCTGTACAGATACAGGGCTACATATCAGATACTCTTCTTCATACCGCAAACAGTACATTCACGGACGAACATTCTATCTATAATTTGGCTTTTAAATTTAGTGGAATCACAGTTATCACAACGTCCAGATTTAACGTCAGGAACATCCTTGAAGTCATGAATGACTGTTGTATCATATCCTTTGAATTCTTTGTTCATGCAATCACCTACAGTTAGATTTACTTAAATATAATATCAGAAAGCGGAGTGAATAGATATGTTAATAATTAGACTCAGAGAAGAATATAAGGCTTATAAATCAATGTGCAGTGCTATGGGTATTCCGCCAGTTAAGTTTGATGTGTGGGCTAATAAGATGGTTTAGGAGTGGTTAAATGTATGCGTTAATTGTTAAGAAGGAGCCTGAGAGGTATGAGCTGCAGCATAAATTAACTATGGAATCACAGCCTTATCAAGTTGAAGTGGCAGCAGATCCTAACATATTGAAAAGGTCACTGACTGCAGATTGGGAACCGGGAAAAGAAAATGTATTATGGATAGCAAAATTTGGTTGACATTTAATATAAAACAAACTAATATAATAATTAAGAAAGATATTCTTTGCAGTTAGAATATTAATAATTGTTGTAGGATAACTGGAAAGAATAAGGTAAAATTTAAGTAGTTAATTGGAAAGAGGGAGATCAAATGCCACCTTATGAAGGAACTACTTACTTAACTTATCACGGTGATAATAAATGTTGGAAGTGTGACTCACTAGCAACAACAGAAGTCAGAATAGGTGAGCCACCTGCAAGCTGGAATAATGGAGAAAGATATAGCAGCCAGTTTTACTGTAATACTCATTTTGAGGAGTTTAAAGAGAATGAAGACATTGCAAGTAAGAAATCAATTGAGAGGCTTAGACAGCAGATGCTGGAAGCTGGAATGGATGAGAAGCAGGTAAACGAATTGATTACAATGACATTTGGCAAGAAATAATCTATATAGAAAGGATGAAGGTGATAGCATGAAACAACGGATAATGGAATTGGAATCTCAATTAGATCACGAGAGGGCAAAAGTGAAGTTTCAAAATAAGGCTATGGCACTTTTCAATAGTATGAACACAATTCAAACAGATTCACTTCGAGCAATTCTAGAAATTATTAAAGAGAAAACTGAACAGCAATACTCTTTAGCATCAAGAGAACAAAATGTGGAGATATTCGATTTACTATCTAAATTGTACTTATCGTTACCGGATGAGCAAAAATTAAATGAAATTAATGAAGAATTAAGAGAGATGTATTCCTAATGGCATACAATTGTTTGGATAAAAGGAGTTGGGGGGGAGGTGTTGGAGTTTAGAGAATCTTTCGAACTAAAATCAGAGCATTTAAAGCTTCTGCAAAATATGTATGTAGGCTGGAGAGATATTGAAACAGGAGCACCTCGAATTGATCCCAAAAGACCTTATGGGAATAGCGATGTTATACAAGACATCCATTTTATTTTAACTGGGAGTCATTTGGAAGAGCAAAACATTAATAGTCTAGAGGAGCATTATATGACGCTGCATAGAGAAATGGAAACTGTTTTGCAAATTGTTTTACACACTATGTCTTTTGAAACAGGGAAATATTGCAAAGAAGGTTTTGGAAAAGATTGGGTAAAATCCAATTGAAATAATCATTTTAAGGGGAGCGTATGTTTTGAACTCATTGGTACTGGATCTTCAATTAGCTGCGTGGAATAGTAACGAAAAGGTATCCGAGCTTGTAAGAAAGGGTTATATTATAGCTAAAAAACTTGAACTAGAAGAATTCTCAAAGTGGATTGAAGCTGAATTATTTGGATATGAGGAAAATGCAGAGATACCAAAATACAGAGTGATAAGAGGTAATGTTAAAGCTTTTAATCCTTATCATGGATGGAAGATAGTACACTTTCCTAACGATGAAACTGAAGAAGCGTATTCAACTAGGTTGGTTTCACAGTCTATAGCAGAATTGGAAGAATTATACCAAAGTTCTACCGAAGGGTTTCGTATGGAATTTCCAAGCGAAGCATCAACTAACCTATATCAAAGTATAGGGCTAGAAGCCTCACTTCATATACCAAGGAATCAAATATTTAAAATATTGGATTTTGTTAAATCTACAATATTAGATTGGTCTTTAAAATTAGAAAAAGACGGTATATTAGGTGAAGGGATGACTTTTTCAGAAGAAGAAAAAGAAACAGCTTCTGATTCTAAATATGTAACTTATATCCATAATATGTATAATTCGCAACTTCAACAAGGAACAACATCCTCAAAACAAGTTAATAATGATTTAGAACAGTTATCCAAGATTATTGATCAGATAAAGGTTAAGATTGAAAATGTAGATGTAGCAGAGTCTGAACGAGCAAACTTAGAAGCGGAAGTACAGAAAATTAGAGAGCAACTGGAGGGGAACGAACCTAAAGTAGGAGTTATTAAAGGTAGTTTGACCGCAATTGGGCGAATTGTTAGTGGAGCTAGTGAATCAGCTTTAACTGAACAGTTAACAACATTAATTCAACAAGGAATGAATTCTATATAATACTTATTCTACAGGAGGAGCTAAATGAAAGCAGCTCTTGAGAATTTTATTGAAGGTGCAAAAGGAATACTTGGCTACATCTTTACCTTTATCCTATTTATTATTATGATGATGTTATTATACTCACCTGTTATGCTATGGAATCATTTTTTCGGAGATAATGAACCCAGTAAATATGATCCTGCAGATAGCAATAGAGACGGTATTGTAACTGAAGCAGAAGACGAATATTACAGCAAAGATTTATCTGAACTATACAATGGCAAGTAAATACCTGCTCTAAGCTGCAACTTAAAGCAGGTACACAGTCTATTATTCTTCTATTATCTCTTTAAACTGATCTATATAAACATAGACATCAACATTGTTACCATATGCATCAGTAAAGGTCATAGTCGCACCTACTGAATTTTTTAAAAGGTTGTCCAATCCATTTGCAAACATATCAACTGTATAGCCTTTGAATTCATCCATTAATTGCAATCTTCCTTCCGGGTATAATAAAATATAAGTAATCATGTCATTGCGCCTCAATACGTATTGCTTATGTATTATATTACATAGTGTGGATAGAAATGTAAACAATTAATGCTATATTAAATTACACAGCAACACTATGTATGTGGGCGGGGAAGGGAATTTTTATATGGATGTATTGGCTGAAAGGCTAAAATGGCTTAGAGAAACAAAGCGTTTAGGGCAAAAAGAGGTAGCAGCAGACTTGGGAATAACTTTAAGTGGTTTCCAAAAATTGCAATATGGAGAATCTAAACCAAAAATAGAAACATTAGCAAGGATTGCTGTATATTTTAATGAACGTTCTGATTTCTTATTAGGGTTAACAGATCAAACTAAGCAAATGGAAAACATAAAAAACAAAATCGAGTTTACTTTAATGCTTTTAAATGAAGCTAAAATGGATTTTGCAAACAATGCTTTTAATGATAAGACATCTCAGAGTGAAAAGGATAGGCTATTTAGTAAAGTAAATAGATTAATGGATGAAGTACAGAGTCTTTCTGGTGAGTATGTGGATAGATATGTTAGAGTACCAATGACAAATTGGATTATGGACGATATTGTGTCCAATAAAGCTCCTTTTACTTATTATGTACGGGAAAATCCCATCATGCAGAATTGGGAGCTAGTCATTAATGATAGTTCTGATGCAAGGTTATTTGATTACAAATTTAAAACATTGGATGAACTGAATAAATCAGTTGATGAAATTCTTGAAAGCTATTCGACAGTTGGAATTAGACCATTTGAGGAACGTTTAAAATAGTGATTTTATAAGAAATTTATGACTGAAAATGAGGGTAAATGACATCATGAACACCTACTATGTAAAAATTTATAACGGTAATCGCTGCATATACGATGAAGTAATGATGGCTGCCAGTAAGAATGATGTGCTAATTAGCTTACTGGCAGGGCAAGTATTGGATACATATACTAAGATAGTCATAGAAGAATAAATAATCTGGAAAAGTTTTCTTTTCCGGTTGCCAAAACAAAATAAATAGATATAATAAGAAAGGTGAGAAGGAACGATGAAAGAATACATAATTTTTGGGACTATTGAATTTGCAGATCAGTTTGACAAGAGGAAAAAGGTCAATGAGCTAAAGAATGAGTTTGGTCAAAATCTGCGGTATTGGGTAGATAATCAGCTTATTTCTTACGAATCCTTTGTATTTCAGTATTAGGTATTATTCTAGGCATATGAACACTTTAAGAAAAAATAATTTAATAAACATATAGACAAACACCCAGAAAGATGGTAAATTTATATTAACAAGAAATTTACAAATATGTAAAAGGGTGAGGGAAATGGAAGAGCAAAAAGGACTAAGACAAATGTTGATCAATCGTCTGGAATCTGAGAGAGGGCTTGCTACTAAGATGGCTAAGATGACTAGTTTCTCTAGCGGCTCAAGTTTAATGAAAACATTAAGAAAAAATGACGGTGACATTGAACTGTTTGACAGCTTTGTATATATTGTCCATGAACTTTTCCCAGAAGAAAAATTCGATCTAATGTTCGAATTTGCTAAAACTCTAAACCCTAACAGAATGACAGCAAGATTCATGATAGAGTATGCAGCATTGTACGGACTAAGAGAAATGAAAGTTCATATGATTAATAAGCTTCTAAATTCAGATAATGACCATAGTGTTGATTGGGCTTATGTATACAATATTGACCATCTAACAATGGTAAAGGAATTAGGATCTTTTGAGGCAATTAACTTATTATCTCAAAGAAAATATACTAGCCCAGAAATGAAAGTATATTCTAAAATTGTTCTCTATTATATCTTTGAGGACATGAGGAACATTAAAATGATGGAAACTTTGTATAGTGATATTAAGGGAGAAATTGATAATATCGTCAACACCTTTACCAAATCATCATTCCTAGCAAGATTATTTCTTATAGAAGGTGATGTTAACTTGCATAATAAGTTAACTGCTAAAGTAAAAGAAAACATCTTTGCAATTGAAAATGCTTTAGATCCGTTAAAATACTACGCTTTCCTGACTATTGGTAACTCATATATGCTAACAAATTATGAAAAAGCATTAGAATTATATAACAGGTGTTTGGAAAATGTTGATGGGGTTGTAGAGGAGCAAGTAAGAAACAGTAAAAACTTCCTTTCCATCCTTTGGGGTAAATTTGATCAGTACGTGTTTAATGGAGACTTAAGTAATGAACTCTTCTACTATGCTAAAAATGGCGAAATAGAAAAAGGTAAAGCTGTACTAGCTCAAATAGAAGTTGATGAACTTTCAGTTTATCAGAAAGCATTTAACTGTTATTATCAAGCTCTGCTTTTTGATGATGAAAATATGCTTTATAAATCTATAAAGTATTTCAACGAATCAGGAGATAAGTTTTACAAAATGCTCCCGATTAGAGAGTTGCAGGTAAAAGGGATTAATCAGAATATCATTGAAGTATTAAGTGCTTAAAATGTCGAAGCTTGAAAGGAGGTGAAATACATGAAAAAGATCATTATTAAAATCGCTGTTTCAACTATGCTACTTGCTGGTGTAGTAGGCGTTGTAAAAACTACAACCGAAACAACTGAGTCAGCTGCATTAGTTCAGCCGATGCTAGATCCGGGTCAAGGAACTCGTCCTCCGGGGTGAATTAAAACTTAAGCAATAATTAGCAATACATACTATTAAAGGGTGTCCGTGGTAAATTCCACTGGACACCCTTTGTAGTTAAAAAGAAAGAATCCAAATTTAGGATAAGCCAAAATTGGAACTAAAACTAGGGAGGAATATTAAAATGAAAAAATCAAATGAAGTTTACTCACTATCTCGCCTACAATATGCTTACCTGCCAATTACCCTCAAATACGAAGCTAAAGAAGAGCAATGCTGCTTATGCTGGAAGACACTTTGCAAATGTGATCATGACTTAGCTTCAGACTCCTTTATTAACCTCACAGAGCCAGAAACAAACTACACAGAAGATGAGCTACAATATGCGTGAATTATATAGTTATAGGCAGGTAGTATTAGAAAACAATCTAACACCTGCTTATTTAACTATATTTTTTAAAATAAAACAATTAAATACTTTACATTGAGACTAAGTGCTTATATAATAAGAAATATAAGATAACTGTTTTAGTCAAGGAGGCTGTCTCAATGTCAAGTAAACTTGTATCATTAAAATATAAGAAGATGGAAAAACAATATCGTGAGTTCTATTCGAATTATACTTATCATGCTATGTCCCTATCTATGGTTGGCAGCCCACCTAAATCACCTGTGGAAATTAAAAAGCAACTTAAAACAAGTTAATTGAATGTAAGGAGGTGATTTCAAGTGTCTGTGTTTAAAATTGATGGAGAGTTGGATGTTCAATCTGAAATGGATCATCAAGAAGTAATACAGAAATTGTTTAAAATCTTAAAAGAGAACGGGATTCACTTTAAGGGAGAAACAAAGCAGGTAATTGAAGAAGTATTGCAGCCTGTTAATACATAATTAATCAAACTAATTAAACAATGAAATAGGTAGGTGAATAGAATGAATGGGAAAGAGATACTAGATGTTATTTCCGACAATCCGTATACAATGTACGGAGCACTGATGTCATCTATAGCATCTCAAGAAGCTAAATTGACACCGCAGGAAAAGGCTGAACGAAATGAGAGAAGACGAATAAGAGAAGAGCAAAGAGTTAAACGTGCAAAAGTGATAAATGGTATATGCCCAGTTTGTGATGAAGGTAAGTTGATCAGAGGTAAAAAGGAAAAGAAAGCTGGATATAAGCGTTTGTGGACTTGTGGAAGTTGTGAAGTAAGGGTTATGGATGATGGGAATGCGTTTGTAGATTAATATAAAATCATACTTTGAAAGGGAAGGGGAGGAGTTAATTTGAGAAAAAGTTCGTTTAAAGCCTTAGTTGGTTCACATAATTACAACTTAAATACAGTCGATTCAGATAGGGATTACAAGGAGTTTTTCTATCCATCGTTTGAGGATCTCTATTCCGGTGAGAAATACTCCAAGGCTGTTACTGGAGACACTGAGGACATTGAACATCATGACATTCGTAAGTTGCCTGATATGCTATGGAAAAGTAATGTGAATTTTGTAGAGGTATTATTTTCAACTGAAGTACATACGAATGACGGACTATTTAAGGAGCTATCTGAGAAAAGGGAACACATAGCAAGTATGAATTTGCCCTATCTCTATGATGCTTGTATGGGAATGTACCACAAGAAAAAGAAAGATTATGAAAGAGATTTAGCTAGGGGAGAATGGAAGAAAGTATACAAACATGCTGCATCAAAAGTTAGAATAGTTGACTTTTTACAAAGGTATGAAAGCTTAAATTGGAATTTTTCAAAAGCATTTACATATTACAATGAAGAACCCATGAGAAATACACTATTGAAGATTAGGTCTGGGTATTTTGAAACTGAAACAGAATTAAATGTCTTTCTTGAAGGATCTGAGAAGCTTTTAGCAGCAATTAAACCTGCATATAAAGTTAAGAAAGAAGATTTAGCAACTAAAGAATGGCTTTATAACACTGTGAAGCGGAATGTTGAAGATCAAATTTATTTAGAGTTGAAATAATAATTAAATAATATGGAGTTGGAGTTATGATTAGGATTGTTGAAGGTAATATTCTGAATGCCCCTGAAAACATTATTGGTCATCAGGTAAATTGTCAGGGAGTTATGGGAGCAGGTCTTGCTAAACAGATTAGAAATAAATATCCAGAAGTCTATACAAATTATATAGAATTTATTAATGAGTGCGGTAAGAAAGCTTTGTTAGGTCGAATGCAACTTGTCACATGTGGTGAAAATAAGTGGGTAGCCAATTTATTCGGTCAATCTAGCTATGGCAGACAAAAGCTTGTGTACACTCACTATGGAGCTTTGGAGAATGCTTTTAGACATTTAAGAAGCATCGCCAAGGAGCATGATCTATCTGTCGCATTGCCTTTTGGAATTGGTTGTGGGCTGGCTGGTGGAGATTGGGAAGAAGTTTACGCAATTATTGATGAGGTGTTTAACAATTATGAAGTAGTGCTTTATAAGTTCAATTAAAACAGAAATTGTATCTGGAAAGAGGAGAGCTAAGTGTTGGAGAAAGTATATCTTAATAGACATGCAGAAATAGGTGATACTGTTGAAGCCGTATCCAATCCGTTTAATGTTGGGGATCACATTGTTGGCTATGAGTATACAGTAAAAAGATTAGGTCATGGTTATGTAGTTGTCACCAGCAATAGACTACCAAAACACAATAATGAAATAGTGATAAGTGACGATCACTATCAAGTCATTGAGTATAAAGTTGTTCCCGAACCTAAAGAAACTCATATAAAAACGTACAAATTTTTAGGTATACCATTCGGAAAAAGAACTACATATATTTATGATTAATACGATATAGGGAGGTTTTTAGATGGAAGGAGTAAAGCGGTACTTAGAAAAAATGTTTGGAAGAAGTTTAACTGAGAATGAGGCTTACATGATAAATCTAGCTTATAGTATGGGGCAGCAGAATGAGTTTGATAAGTGGGCTAAAAGTTATAATATAATAATAATTAAATAAGGGTGATATCGATGGATAGCAAAATGGAGCAAATGATGGATGAATATCTAGATAAGAAAGAACAGGAAGCTTTACTGGCTTATAGAAAGAGAGTGGGGTTAGATAGAATTAAATTACCAAAGGATATTATAGAAACCGTTGAAGGTGCTTTTCTAATTGGCTATCAAGCAGGCAGTATAGATGGTGCAGAAGAGATGAAGAATCTTTCAAAGGTTGATCCGGTTGGATTTTATAATTGGATTAGATCTGAATAAAAAGTTAGTTTTAAAGGAGTGCGGGAATGAAGAACTGGTATCACAAACAGTTGGCAAAATATTACCTTCGTAAATGGTATCGATATAATGTGAGAACCGAAGAATATAGATTAAAATCCTTAAAGTATTGGGATATGTTGCATTAAAATATAAGGTTGATTTGAAGGGGTGAAAGACATGACAATTAGAGAATTAGAAATACTCAAAGCAGCCCTAGAAGGGGATATTATTAGACAAAAGAAAAGTGAGAAAGCAGACCATCCAGAGTGGAAACAGTGGCTTCAGGACAGTGAGAAGGTGCTTAAGAAAGTGAATATTAAACTGGCAGAGGAAATGACTAAGGAAAGTTACAAGAAGCAAGCCGAACAAAAGAATGATAAAGGATTATTTTTCAAAGGATATAGACCAAATTTCTATTTTAAAACCAAGTAAAACATTTAATTGATCTTAAAAGGAGAGGTGAACATGGACGTATTATTTGATATGAAATTAACCAGTGGTGAAGTAATAACAGGAGTTTATTTTCTTCAATATCAAAGACCCGTCAAATCAGGTAGGGGAAGTATTTTAATATGGGCGAATGACTGTATAAGAGCCTTTGACAGTGCGGATAAGGAAATTAAAGGTCGAGATTTTGAAGAAGCAGAGTTGATTAAAGCTTATGATAAAGACAATGGTACGGATATAACCGACTATTTCAAGCAATTTGCTAAGGATGTTTCTAATTTTCAGGTAAGACCAATGACTGATAGAAATATATTTGCAAGAGAAGTACTAAAGGTAGACTCATAATCTACTATAAAAAATGATCCTTTTATTTGGAGGTGTGAAATGAACTTTAAACAAGAATATATTTCAGAATGGGTTCAAGATGATGCTTATGAAAAAGCTGAATTACTGTGGCTATGGTATGATTACCAAACAGAGATATATGATCGAAGTTTATGGGGTCAGCGTCCTGCTCCAGATGACGAAACAATGGTAATTCTTACAAGTCCTGAAGCAAGAGGATTGTCAAATAAGAATGCACTAAAATACAGGAGACTCTTACTACAAGTAGCGAGCTGTTTTAATATATCTGATGAGATATTACATAATACAAAAAATAACTCTTATCGAAATAAAAGTAGGATGTCTAAAAGAATTGAAGACTACCTGTACTTAGAAAAACTAGGGGAATTTGATTTTATTAAAGAAATAACTAAATAAAAAGTAGATTTTAATTGAGGAGAAATGTGTTTATGAAAATTGATTATGCATCGGATCTTCATTTTAACCATTGGATGATATGGACAGAAAACCAACTTAAATGGGAAAAACGGACTAAGCAATTGACAGAAAGGTTAATCCAAAATGGGAATGGAGAAGCACTCATACTGGCAGGCGATTTCTCAGAATTTAATTGTCAATCCATATGGATTCTTGAAGAGGCTGCCAAGAATTACGAGAGAGTGTATTTTACATTTGGCAATCATGATCTTTACCTAATATCAAAGAGTCAAAAAAAGAAATATGGAGACTCCTTAGGACGCTTAAATGAACTTATAGAAAGGGCTTCAGCAATTAATAATGTTGTTCCACTTATCAAGAATAAAGATGTCTACAGAGGCGTCAAATTTGCTGGTGATGCAATGTGGTATTTACCGGAATCATTAATGGATTGGACATTTTATAGAACAGTATCAAATGATTCCAGATTTATAAAAATCAATAGTCTGACAGCAAATAATGTAGCAAGATACCTTAATGAACTGTCATTGAACTGGTATAAAGACTTGGAGTTAGAAGAGATAGACGTATTTGTTTCTCATGTTCCGCCTATTCATCCACCTATTTCAAAGGAGAAACCTAATGCTTGCTATAGAGTGGATGTGCCATTTATTAATTCTAAGCATTGGATTTGTGGTCATGATCATTCTAAAGGAGACTTCAATAAGGCAGGTGTTCATTTTCACATGAATGCTTTAGGCTACGCAAGTAACTATATCGGATACAGAAGGAATACTGTTCCTGAAGCAACAATTGATTTTGGAGTCAGAACTTTTGAAGTTTGATTTAGAATCAAAGAACGATTTTATAAAGAATATTAGACATAAAACTAATATAAAAGGAGATGAAAAACATGAAAGAATATCAAAAATTAGACACGCCTCAATTAGTTGAACTACAAAATGAACTAGGTTTCATCATTGCAACAGAGATCGACTTGTCACTAGCAAAAAACGGAGTATTGCTTTTAAAGGGTCGTTCTTACGACTTTGAAAGCAGTGAGGTTGTACAAGGTAATTTTAAAGAAGTCCAGTATACACTTAGCGAGGATAGCAATTACGACTTGGACGAAGATGGAAAAGTTATTGATAAATACTGAACTATACGAAAAAAGACTTAATATAATAATGCTTTCACTTGATTAGGGGGAGGAAAGTATGAAGTACGAAGTTACATGGACGGAGATTGATTATGATTGGCATAAAGAAATTCAGGAGCATGTAAACACAACTGAGCAATTTACCGATATCGAATCTGCAGTGACTTTCTACAAAGAAAAAAGTAAGGATAATTTTATTGAGCATATAAAATTAAGTGTAGTTCTAGCTGAACTCTCGAATTCCTAATGACTATGTGTGTTCAATCCTCTATAATTAACCAATAAATATACCGCCAAAAATCCAGGAGGATTGTAATATATACATGGAGAGAGCTAATAGAATAACTGTACATAACGAATATATTTATATGAGAACAAAAGATTACATATTCGAAGGTGAAACTCAAAAACTTTATTTGTATGCCGGATTGGTCATTAAACAATATTCCACAACAGATACTGAAATAAATAAGAAAGTCATTCCAGTGCATAGTGATTTAATCGAGGGTGAAGTATCTGCAATGCCAACTTATGCTGAAGAAATTCCATCAGGCACGTTTAGCTTTGATCTAACTAAAAAACAGTTTCATAAATTACTAACTAAAGCGCATGAAGATCCTGCAACGTTGTTTATATTTAAATTATAAGGGAGGTTATACAGTGAATAAAGTAATCCGTCCATCAAAGATCTGTACAATTTGCTGGGAAAACGGGACTGAAGATAGTAAGTATGGTGATGTCTGCGATAAATGCTTGCCTTTGACTAAAATTTATGAAGGGAGGCAGGTAAGCAAGTGATCGTATATAAAGTCATAAAGACAGACAAAGGAAGAGTAACTGTCCAGAAGAATGAATTTGGAATAATTGAGTTGAAGGTAAGAAGGAATAATCACACAGAGAAATTAACCTTACCATACCAAAAACTTGAGGATGTTGAAAAGATTGTTGAGATGCTGTTGAATTCAAAGCATATTAAAGGGAACAAGGAGGATTGAAAATGAATGACCAGTAACTTTAACAAAGAGATATATGAGTGTCTAGATCTTCTCCATGAGGATTATAAAGGTAAGTGTGACATACATATTTTCTACAGTAAATTCGATTACATAATGTGGACTGCTAAGAATTTATTTTTCGACTTAAGGCAAATTAAAAAGATTTTCAAAGACAAAATATTGGGATGCTACTTTTCCGGCAACAAAATGATCCATATCTATGCATTTAATCATAAGTTTGAAGACAGATACCTAAAGCAATGTGTCTTACATACGTTACTACATGAGCTAAGACACTATTATCAGAATGAAAATAACACTAAGTATTGGAACATGAAACATACATACAAGGTTACAGATGAAGACTATTCCACTGCACCAATAGAAAAGGATGCGAATAAGTTTGCGAATAGAATGATGATTAAGCATAGAGATAAGTTTAGTGACTATCTGAATGTGTACCCAGATTGGGATGTTAAAGGTTAAGCGAAATAATCAAATATAGGAGGTTATAAAGTGAACATTGTAGACAAGAGCTCAATATTACGCCAAATGACAAACAGGATGGATTCACTGCAGCATATGATTGATCGAGATTTTGGCGGTAATACTCACGATATTTTGATTCAATATAGGGAATTGAAGTATTGGAAGGAAGCAATTGAGAGAAATGAATTCAAGATCAGATTGTTAGGTGATGATGAATGAATTTAGAAGAATTCACAAACGCAGAACTAAAGACCTTACTAACTTTAATCGAAGACCAAATGAAGATATCAGAGAAGATGAAAAAGGTTTCTAGTCTTCGTGAGTTTCAAGAATGGGAAAATAAAAAGATTAGGGAGTTACAATTACTGTCTGTAAAAATAAACAATCAATTAGGGGATTACGATTGAATTATGAATGGAGGAATAGGCTTGAATAAGGACGAGTTGGAAGACATTTCACCTGAAGAATTAGAGGTATTACTAAAAAGGATCAATGATGTTGAGATGGGATATAGGATTAGCCAAAAAGACATAAAGGAAGTTATTGAAGGGTTTAGGAAAAAGAATGACTAAAAATATCTGTAAGCATGAAAACATTATTAGAGTAGGTGAAGCAATATATTGTATGGATTGTAAGGAAATTTTACATTTAATAAAAAATAATTAAGCATAAATTCTTTAACTTATCGTAAATTTAGGAGGATAAATATATGGAAATCACATTATTTGCAATTGGTTACATAATTTCAGTCGTAGTAAGCTGGTTTTTGATCAGAGTAGCTATTAATTCTGACGGCAATCCTGAATCTCATCCACAGTTTATGTTAGCGATATTTACGCTAATACCATTAGTAAATGTACTTCTTGGAGTATATGGACTAATTATGTTTGGTGGATTCGACTTTAATAGAATTGACTTTTTCAAAGTTAATAAGAAATAAATTTGCCAGTCAAATTCATGTTTGATTTGGATACTGAAAAACACCACAAAGGAGAAAAATAGTGAGTAAAAAACAAGGCAGAAATGATTTAATAATTGATGAAGACCTACCAGACATTGATTTTGATTTATTAGATGACCTTGATAATTTACCCGTAATTGAAACAGGGAAAGAAAGTAAGGTTATTTATTGTTTATCTGATAAAGAATTAGAAATTGTAAAGGAATGGGCGAGTGTTGCTGATTTGGAAAGACCTATGTTAGAAGATGAAAAGCAACTATACGATAAATTGTTTGGAGAGTAAGAATGTTTCTTTATAAAAGAGGGATTTCAGTCTAAGTAATTCCAAATCTGTACATACTGAAATACATAAAATCTAACAAATTTGAGGTGATAAAGTTGATAACTCCTCAGCCATACATAAACAGATTACAATATTTCATACAAACAAAGTTAGAATGTGAATTACCAAAGGATCTGCTGCATGATATCCAGTGTGCAATGTACGAATATGGGACTAAGTGTAGTGAAATTAGTGAGAAGGAAAAAATATATTGGAGACAATTAGCATTAAAAAATAATCAAACATAAAAAGGAGGTAATACTAATTAAAACAATTGAAGCAAGAAATAAAATTTATTTAGCTGATGGAAATAAAAAGATGCTAAAGGATGTTACAGAAAGCGACAAGATAATGAGTTTTAAGGAGGGAAGTATTTTAAGCTCTATTGTCATAAGCAAAGAAACATACTCTACTAAAGTCGATGAATTATTCCAAGTTGAAGTGTTGAGCGAACTAAATTCTTCTAAACGCAGAATAATATTAACAAGGGATCAATTACTACTTACTCCCGAGGGGTGTAAAAATGTAGATTCTTTAAGGAGTGGTCAAAGTATTTATAATTATGATTACATATTGTCAGATGAACAGATACAAGTTGCTTTAGGCAGTGGCTTAGCAGACTCTAACGTATTAAAAGACAACGAGAATATTCCAACTGTTAGGTATGTATTTTCACGAGTTGCAAAGAACCCACACATAGATTTACATAATAAGATTTTAGAAACTTTTGAAGACATAGTTTCAATAAATAAAGACAGAATATCTGGATATGGGTCAAAAATAAAAGTTGCGAATACACTAAGCATAAGAACTGCACCAGAATTTATGTATGACTTGAAAAATATTCGAAAATCTTCTTACAAACTAAATCAATCTATCTTAAGTAATTTGGATGCGCTAGGTCTTACAATATTTTACTTGGATGATGGAACTAAAAGAATGTGCAGAGACGATGGTGATGATGTGCCAAATATTACACCTAGAGTAAGTTTTTCTGTATACAAGTTTCCCTACGATGAAATATTATTATTTCAGAAGTTTCTATACAGTAAATTTAATATTAAATCAGAAATCAAGAAAGATAAAATACTTAGTAATGGAAAGCAATCTTTTAGAGTGGACATTAATACCGAAGGGACTGTTAGATTCTTTGACTTAATCTCCAAATATGTTCCAATGTCAATGCGCTATAAATTAAGTAAAAAGTGGAGAGATATTCCTGAATATAAGTGGTGGGAACAAAAAGGTAAATATGGAGCTGCGCCCCACTTTATTTCTAAAGTAAATACATATAAACATCCCACAGGACACAATAAAAGAAATTCAATATCGTTAGAAATCCAAAGTAATCAACCTTATATCGTTGAAGGATTTATTATAAAATAATTACATTCGAGCCTTATATAAGGCTCTTTGTTTTGCTTTAGGAATTAATTGATAAATTTATCAACTTTAATGGTTAAATTTGCATAAAAGCACTTGAATTATAATTCATTTTGGATATAATAAGGGTATAGATAAATAGATAAAATAATCTAATGTAATTAAACTGGTTTGTTGGGAGTATAATGAGGTATACACAGAGAGAGAAATTATAAAATATGGGGCTAGTAAAGGAGCGAGGAAACATGTTGGTTGGTTTTTTTGATTATATTAGACGGAATGCGAACAACTGGAAATCATATGAATTAAGGAAAACATTAAAAGAAGTTAATCAAGCAAAGCAATTACTTGAAAGGAAAATCAGAGAGATGGAAGGAGGAGATCAGTATGTTGGCTGAAAATGTTGTTAGATTGAATAATAATCAGTTGTTTGATGATATTGAGGCATTCTTAAATGAGTTGGAAGTCCATAGTAAAGGTACTCGGATTTCTTATGAATCAGACATTAGAAAATTTTTTAGGACTTTGAAGAATAAAGAAATTGAGCATCTAACAATTGATGATCTAACATTCAAGAAAAAAGACATAATAAACTACAGGAAATACTTAATGGATAATAATTTATCTAACAATACAATTAATAATAAAATTACTTCAGTTAAAAGCATGTATGACTTCTTGAGCTCTGAGTATGAAGTTAATGCAAATGTATTTAACATTAAAACACTGAAGGTACAGTCTAATCCATATGGAAGCTTATCACAGACAGAAGCAGAGAGAATGGCAGAGGTTGCTTATGAAACAGAAAGGGAAGATGGTTATCTGAAAAAGATGCTAATATTGTTCGCCATCAGGAGTTCGTTTCGTAAAAATGAGATATTAAATGTTAAATGGAGTGACTTTGAGGAAGAAAAAGGTGTCTATAAGGTTAAAACTGTGGTTGGTAAAGGACAAAAACAGAATACTACAGCTATCTCAGCTAAACTATACAACCAGATATTAGAGCTTAAAGAGATGAATAAGGGTCGTAAGTGGAGTGGCGATCCTGAGATTGTATTTCAGATTTCACCTGCTGCAATTGATAAGTTGATGGCCAGGCTTCGTAATAAGATGGGAATATCAAAAGAAAGAAATGTGGTATTCCATTCGTTCAGAGGAATTGCTATTGATTTCAGTCTAAGCACATCAAACGGGAATATAACGGAAGCTGCAATACATGCTAATCACAGTAGTCCGGCAACTACTTTCAAACACTATGTTAATAAGACTAAGGACTATACTCAGACACCGGGAGTAAGAATGGATCAACAGTTTGATTTATCGTTCTTGGCTGATGTATCAATTGAAGACTTAAAGGATTTTATTAAGCAGAGTAGTTTGAAGGTGCAAATGGATTTGAAGGATTTTCTGGAAAAGAAATAAATTAATAAGAGGGAGGACTATATATATGGCGATATTAGAGAGGGAAGTTATTATTACACTGGGTGGAAAAAATATTAAATACTATGAAAATAAGGGATATACCCTTGAGAGATATATAAATAAATATGGAAAATCAGTGGTGTTAATAGGTAGTGAATTAATAGTTAAAGTCGAAGATCTGCCCAGTGGGAGTGAAGTCAGGCTTACAAAAATTTGTGATATATGTGGGGTGCATTGTCATAATATAACTTATTACCAAATTACAAAATCCAGAATCTCAGGAGACGGTAAGGATAGATGTTTTTCATGCGGCAAAGATAAGGCTAGAGAGAAATTACTAAACAGTATAGATTACGAAAATTCTCTTGAGAAATATGCATTAGATAAAAATAAATTATATCTTTTGAGAGAATACAGTGACAAAAATCCAAAGAGTCCAGATAAAATTTCTTATGCTTCTGGTCAACCATATCTTTGGAACTGTTCTACATGTCAAAGTGAATATAAAGCATATGCTTATAATCGTACAAATCAAGATACAGCTTGCCCTTTTTGCAAAGGTTTTCAAGTTAACCATACAAATTGTTTGTGGACACTAAAGCCGGAAATAGCAAAGTTATTAAAGGATGAAGATTTAGGGTATAAATTAACTATAGGCAGTAATAAAACCGCTATATTTGTTTGTCCCAATTGTAATTTGGAGCAATCAAAAATAATTAATGCAGTTTCTAAATTAGACTACTTTCCTTGTAGCAAGTGCTCTGATGGAATATCATATAGTGAAAAATTTATGGCAGCTTTATTAGATCAGACCTCGCAGATTTTTGAGAGAGAAAAAACTTTCAAATGGTCACAAAATAAAAGGTATGACTTTTACTTACCAAATAAGAATTGCATAATTGAAACTCACGGCATACAACACTATTCTAAAGTTAAGAGGTTTCATTTTCATAAAACCTTTGAAGAGGAAATAAGTAATGATAATTTTAAAATGTATAATGCATTAAATAATGGTATTGACCTTTATATTGTTATTGACTGCTCTTTATCTGATAAGGATTTTTTAAAGAAGTCTATTACCGAAAGCGATATGTTGAAGTTGCTTAATATAGAAAAAGTTGATTGGGATCTTTGTCATGAATTTGCCACAAATACCAACCTTTTGAAAACTATTAGCGATATTTGGACTAATAAAACTAAGAACGTAAATGAGATTGCTAAATTCGTAAAATTAGAAAGAAGCACAGTTGTAAGAAAATTAAAAAAATGCAGTGATTTGGGTCTCTGCACTTATGATCCGAAAGTAGCTCAAAGAGAGTCGGGGTTAAAGAGTGGACATTCAGGTAAAATAGAAGTGGTTCAACTAAGTATGGATGGAAAGCTTATAAAACTCTGGGAGAGTGCTATGGATGCCAGAAGAGAATTGAACATCTATAATATTGCATATGCTTGCAAAGGCAGATATATCTCAGCAGGAGGCTTTAAATGGAAGTATGCTGATGATTATTTTGTTAATGAATACCTCAATGATACCAAGAAAATAGTGGAAGTACCTTAATATGAAATAAACTGTAAAATTGTTTACATCGAATGCTAAATAAAGTATTATTTAATGTGAGACCATTGAGACAGATATTTAACATCCTATTCTAATTAATATAAGTGAGGTGTTCTTTCGATTTGCTGAAGGACAGAAGAGAATTAGAAGATAAGCTAATAAAAACTATTGTTAACTCAAAACTTAAAACTGAAAAAGACAAGGTGGAGGATATTAAACTTCACCTTAGCAAGAATTATCAGATAGGTTCTGGTAAGATTCAGAAGTTCCTAAACAACCCTAAAAAAGAAATAGAGGATCTTGACATTAGAGAGCTATATCTATTTACAGAGCAGGTATTCAGTAAGACAGGGAATATGGAAATTGACCCTGATACCTATTTTACTGACATTGATATTAGAGAATCCAGACAATTTAGTGGTTTAACAGAAGCTAAGAAATCTGAGATTGACTTTCCAATCACTGTTACTAATGCACAGGTGGTTGGTAACAGTGCTTATATGGTGACTTTAGATATTAAAGTTATCGATAAATTGTTGACATCTCAACTTCTTCATTACAACTATGATCTGCAAAGAGAAGCAAAATACACAAGGCGTAAAGATAAAGTCATCATTGAGCCAACTTTAAATATGAAAAATGTAACTGAAATCCAATCTCACTTACTCCAAGGTACATTGGTGCCAACGGTATTAGTATTTAACGCTGCGACACGAAGTGCTGAAAGTGGTACTGAATTAATTTTTGATTCTAAAAAGATGGAGTTAACAATAACTAAGGATACTAAATTGGATGTAGTTGATGGATTTCATAGGTGTCGTGCTTCACAATTAGCGTTACAGCAGAATCCAGAATTAAACTTTAACTTTGCAGTATTAATAACCAATTACTCAACTAAAAAATCTCAACAATATCAGGCACAATTGGCGAAGGCTACTCCTTTATCTAAAACAAGGATTCAAGAGCTTGAAGCAAACAGATTGAGCGATACAGTTGTTCAACAATTAAGAGAAGAATCAGAATTAAGAGGGAAAATTTCTCAAACTAACAGGATTCACTCATTAAATAAAGAATTAGTAACATACAATGTTCTAGCAGACACAATAGATGAAGAATTTAAAATGAATACTCGTGCTGATGCTGCTGATGTAGGAGACTATCTAACGGAGGTGTTCTCATTCTTAATTGGCTCTTATCCAGAAGAGTTCATTAATAACCTTGCGGAAAGTCGTAAAAATACAATCATTAATGATAATAATATGTTCGTTGGGTACCTTGTTCTTGCCAGAAGAATGATGGAAAATGGTTTAAAAGAAAGAGAAATAAGAAATCTTATTAAAAATATTGATTTCTCAAGAGACAACGATTTGTGGAAAGAATTAGGAGTTTTGGACGGTAAAGGTAATATTGCTGATACAGTAAAGGCTCGAAGAGCGATTAAGCAATATTTTGAGAAGTTGGAGATCAAATAATATATAAAAAATTTACTAATAGTAGGGATGAGTTTAGATGGCGATAAAATTATACAATGAAGAAATTAAAGAGAGATTTTTATCTACTTATGAAAATGAAGGTTCGCAGTACACTCTAAGTCATATACTTTCCAAAGCAATTTATGAAGAGTCTAGATTAGAAAAAGATCTGTATGATTTTAATCTATCTGAAATTGGAGAAGTTATTGCAAATGCAAAACCTCATTCTAAAAGTGTGGCAAAATCATACGGAAGGTTCTTAACACAGTATATTTCATGGGCTATCGAAGAAGGACTCAGAAAAAGTAACATTAATCCCTTAAAGGGCATCAACGATTCTTGGTTTGATGATTTAGTGGACAACACGAAAAAGATCCATTACTCAGAAGATGAATTTTATACATTATTAGAGCAGCTACCAAATGCGCAGGATCAAGGATTTTTGTTCTTATTATTTCACGGGATCATGGGAAAATCTTTCAGTCAAATTCAACCTTTAACTTATAACGATGTAGATTGGAATAATAATGAGATATATATTAAGGAACGAGATGAGAAAATCAAAGTAAGTGATCGTGGAATGAGATATATTGAAAATGCTTATAAAGCAGCTTCTTATCTGAATTATGATCCAGAAACAGGTGGATATAAGGAAAGACCACTATTGGAGTCAGACTATATAATTAAACAAGCAAGTAGCCCGAGATCAAAAGAAGGATCACCAGTTACAGTTACTACTTTATACAATAGATTAAATAATATAAGAACAGAGTTCGATTTAGAACATCTAACTCCAATCGCATTACGTCAGTCCGGTATGATAAGTTTGGCAGCCAAAATACTCCAAGAGAAAATAGCCAATGGAGAAGAACCTAAGCTATCCAGAGAAGATATTAAAGTGATTGGTGATAAGTATCAAGCATCCAAGATTGAAGTTGGAGAATATAGCTACTATAATAGGTCATTAATGAAGCCATTTATAAATGCAGAAAAACTCAAAGAATTGTATGACATAGACTTTATAGAATTTGGTTCAGACAACGATTGATTATAAATATTCAAAAAAATATCCCTTGAAAATAAGGGATATTAACCTACATAATATAAAATAAACTATAAAAATAAATCTAACATTTTTGCATAAAAATCAACCTACTTAGAGAAATAATCCAATTTTTTTAGGCGAAATAATTGGAATGTTGTGGGACATGAAATTCAATTTGTCAATAAAAAGATTTCATGTTCGACAAGACTTCTATTGTTTCGACAAAACAAGACAAAGACAAGACGTTAAATATGTTGTAAACTGTAAATAAGTAGTAAGAATGATACAAAAAAGTTCACGAAAACGTGAATCGTGAGGTAGGGCAAATGTTACAGCCCTTTTACCTTCTCCTAAGTTTCCATTCGTATAAGTCATCGATACAACAATCAAGTACATCAGCAATTAACTTGGCGTTATAGATGGTCATTAATCTGGTGTTCGCTATGTATTCGTTAATTTGCTGCTTAGATATACCAGTCTTTTCTGATAGATCAACTTGAGTCATGTATCGTTTGTTTAGTAGATTAAGGAGAAGGCATTTCCCGACAATATCTTTAGACATCGGAAAATCCTCCTATTACTTAAGTCATGAATCTTACTGTATCATACCAATTGCTACCAATTTACACAAGAAAATAATTGTTAAGTATAAAGTTGTAATCGAACGCTGTTCGCATTATAATAGAACTACGAACAAAAATACGAACATACATTCTATTTTAATGAAGTTTTAAAAGGGACGATTGCAACCAAAAACATTATTGCCCAAATACAGGAGGACAAAACATAATGAAGAATATTGCACAAATTGTTGCTCAATTACACATGGTCTTTGAAACATCTTTAAGTGAAGACTCTTTGCTTAATAGCTTTCATCCAGATGTCATTATAGGTGCTAAAGTTGAAATTACTCTCCCAGATGGTAGCGTACATACTACGTCTATTGCTACCATTAATGAGTTATCACATGTAAGTTACGAGAATAATAGTGATGAAGATGAATACAAATAAAAAGCCACTAAGCATGGGGATGCTCAATGGCAGACGGTTATGTACAGTTTAGTTTGGTCGCTTAACTGTTCAAAGCAATTGTAACATATAGTCAATAAGAATACAAAGAGTGAATATGTTTCTAAACAGACACAATGATCACCAATGAATCAGCAGCTAGAGAGAATGATTTATTGGTGATTGTTTTGAATAAAGATAAAATAATTTAAAGTAAAATGGTAATTTTATGTTGACTATTAAGATAAAATAAACTAATATAAAATTAAGTTAATAATATGAAAGGAGAAGATACAGTGCTTGCAGGTGATTACATAAAGAGGATTATGGAAGACAGTAAGAAAGCATATGAGCTTTATCAACAAGGAGTATTAACAGAAGCAGATATGCAGAGGGTATTAGGCTTGATGGATCTGGAGAATGATTTAGAGGCTGCTAAGATATTGCTGAGGGAAGAGTTGAAGGAGATTAGGGAAAAGTAACCAAAACATAAGAAAAGGGGTTAATGTTTAAATATGGATATAAATGAAGCACATGAAGTTGAATCAATTTTAGCAAAGTTAGAATGTCAGGGAATGGACGTAAAAAGGCTGTCGCAAATTTTAACTCCTATGATTGAAAATGAAAAAGCTAAAGAGTTTAAAGAAAAAAGAAAAATAAAATACTCATGGGGTAAGTTTGATCCTGTCAAAACAATTTCAAGAATTTCAGAGATATTTAATGCAGAGACATTGTTTGAAGAAGCTTCTTATGAAGAATCTGTATTGAACAACGAGACTAATGACATTTTGCACGTATTTGAACTACTAGATTTATCAGATGATGAACTACTTGATTATGCCAAAAAGCTAAGAGAAATCAAACAGTACAGACGTAGAGCTAAAGACTTTGTTGAAATAATTAGACCTTTAAGGGATTATGTGAATGAGAACAAACAAGTCTTGAAAAAGTTAGGTAATGTAAGGGCTGAAACGGAACGAATTGTAGCTAGATTAGAGAATAGACAATATAAGCCCAGAGTAGATACTACATTGGAACATGCCTTTAAAAAGGCTTCTGGCAAACGTGATGTAGAATTACATATGGTTCAATAAAAGATGAAATTTACCATAATACAAAGGAGATTAAACAAATGAATATATTAAAAGTACCTGTCAAATTTACTGCTGAAGACACTGTATACACAACTAAGCAAACTAATCTAGAAACTGAGTGTGAAATTTGTGAGGGTAAGGGAACAATTGACTTTAACAATAAGAATATGAGATGTCCAGAATGCCATGGTAAAGGTAAATTCACCTCTAATAAAAAGCATTATACCGTGTGTGAGGAGCCATTTATCATATCAACAACTAAAATTAATATTAGTAGTGATGGTAAAGTGAACGTCAGGTACAAAGGAAGGTGTGGACATAGTAACTATAGTAGAGGAACAGAAAACTTATTTTTCACCAAAGAGGAAGCACAGTTGAAGTGTAATGAATTGAATAAGATTAAGATCCTCACAAACTTAGAAGATATTATTGTCCCAGAGGAGTTTAAAGGAACTACTCCTTCTGTAGATAAGATTCAAGAAAGATTAAGCTACTACAAGGAAAATAATAAGTTTGAAAAGTATATTGTAGTAAATCGTGAAATGGTGCTCCAAGATGGTTATATTACATACTTGCTTTGCAAGCTGCTAAATATTGATTATACGAATGTGATTGTTGAAGATCAAAACTAAATAAAAAGATTGTTTTAAATGAAGGAGGATAATTAATTGAAGTTTAATATATCTGTAGAGTATGATATCCACAATGATTATGAGGAATTGGATGAGGTCATAAAAGAGAAAATTGCTGAACAATTGAGCTATAGGATAATGAGTGAATTGGGAGGTAAATTTAATTCTCAAATTCAGACCATTGCCAGCGATATTAAGAGGAAAATCGTAAATCAAGTTGTAGAAGATCTTAGTTCCATGATTGTAACTGAAGATATTAAGGAGAAAGTGGAAACTAAGGTAAATACAAAGTTAAATAATGATTACATAAAGGGATTGAGTAGTCGATTGATTAAGGATGTGGAACCATTGGTAACTAAGATGGTCAAAAATGAAGCAAATAAAGCTACAGAGAAACTAAGAAAAGATATCAGCAGCGTGTTTAAATTACAGTAAAGCATACATTTTATAAGAAATAATTTAATAAACGGAGGTAAAGATGAATTATCAATTTGAGAAAAATAAACTCTACGCTTATCTAGGTAAGCACTTGGTTGAGCAATTTAAAAAATATGGCGTTATCGTAGCAGGAGGAACAATTACAAGCCTCTTCAGTAATAAGGATATTAATGACATTGATGTGTATTTTAGGAGTGAAAAATCAATTCTTAATTTTGTTACTGACACTTGGGATGATCAGAACTGGGTAGTCTCTCATACAAAGAAAGCGACTCAGTTTGCTTTTCCGATAAAGGATAGGGAAGCTGTTGATGTGCAGCTGATTCATTTTCAATATTTTAATAGTCCAGAAGACATTTTCAATACTTTTGATTATACAGTGTGCATGGGAGCATTTGATTTTCAGACAGAAGAATTTGTACTTCATGAGGATTTTCTCAAACACAATTCTCAACGCTTGCTTAAGTTTAATTCAGAAACTGCATTCCCTATAGTGTCATTATTGCGTGTTCAGAAATATGAAGGCAGGGGATATAGAATCTCTAAGCCAGAATTCATCCGTATTATTCTTACTTGTATGAACCTAGAAATCAATACATATGAAGAGTTGAAAGAACAGATGGGTGGCATGTATGGAATCAATTACGATAAGTTATTTGAGGATGTTGAGGATGAAGAGTTTGATCTTCAGGAAGCCATTGATAAAATTGCTGAATTGGCATTGGATGAAGATTATTTTAAAAAGCCTACACAAGTTAAATTTGATGACCTAGAGGACATCTTAGACACAATTAGCAAAGAACCTAAGCCATATCTGAATATTAACGAAAGGCATTTTGTCATAAGTCATGATGATTTGCTCAGAGAAGTCGATTCTAAGCCTCCATATGCGGCTGAATTAGATCCAGTTAAATTCTTTAATGAAAATAAACTCTATAAATTTGTTAAGAAATTAGGCGAAAGATATTATAGTCACTATGACAATGATTTTGAATACATAATTGGTAAAGAAGTTGCTGCCAACTTTAATAAGAGTCGAAGTAGTTATAACAATGGTCACGCTGGAAAACTGCATCTCAGTGAAAAAAGAGATATCCAAAGGTCATTTGAAAATAAGAGTAACAGTGTATTGATTGAACTTGATGTTAATCCTGAATACTTCATTGGCAAAGATTACGGTCATGTGCTTGCTACAAAGGCGACTATGATTAGAGAAGTGCCTAAGTCTGAATGGGAGAAATGGTAAAATAATTAAATGAAAGGAGTTTCTTATGACCAAAGAAGAAAGTCAAATTGCATGGGGAAAGATTAAAGATGAATATGGAGTATCACGAACTGAAGATTTATTTAGTTTAAATGATCCGGTAGAATACCAATGCTCATTTATTGATGAGGTAGTAAAGAAAGTGAAAAGTATTCAGAGAGATTTGAACTATTACAGACACGATGAATTTGATGACCTTATACATAGAATGGATTCTGTAGCTTATGACGTTAGTAATTTGGATGATGAGATAAATGAAATCAGAACAGCAATTGAAGAAGTAAGGGAATGGGGCAGCCAGTGGAAGGAATTGTGTAAGAAGCTCATTCTGGAACATAAAATTAATATTGATGATATAGGTCTTTAATGAAAAATAATTATAAAAGGAGTAAACGATTATGAATACAGTGACAAAAGAATCCCTGCAATTTGTTGAGGAAGCCAAAAAGGTATTCACAAACAATGATGAACTAACTACATATAGAAATGAAGAAGAGACATTCATTGCACTTAGAGGTGGCTTTAGAGAAGATTGTATGACTGTCTATGAGCTTGGCAATCCAGTTGGGATGTTTACTGAACAACTTCCAAAGCAACATAAGGTATTAGTTGATTATGATTATCTAGAGAAATATAAGAATCTAAAAGATAAGCTTTTACCAGAAGTAGAGAAGGCTGAAGAACTTATACACTTAGGATCAGATGTAGATTTTAACAAAGGAATTGTTTCTACAGTTAAATATGTTATAAATATGATGCGTTAGAATCAAATGCGAATTGTATCCTGTTTGAGAAGAGGTGATTAAATGAAGGTTAGAATTATTAAAAGTACCAATGACACTGAATGGTTGAGCTGGTGGTATAAGAATAGGATTGGTGAAGAATTTAATGTATACCCTGATCCTGATAGAAACGAATATTATTTTACTAAATGTGAATTGTACGGAGATATGCAAGAAGTACATATATTAAAAGATGACTGTGAAGATATAATTTCATAGTAAAGGAGACTATTCATTGAAACTGTTTAAGAACTTAAAAGTTAAGCTGCTCTGCAACAATGAGAAGCACGAATGGCAGTATTATACGTGGGGCAGTGCAGTAGTTGATAACTTAGACGGTACTTGTAGTTTGTGGCAGTTACCAGTGAGGGAATGTCATACCTGTAATAAGCACCAACTCAAGGTAAAGAAGGGTTGGGAAGATTCTAAGAAGAGTTTGACAATTATGGACTTGGAATCAGAGAGTGGAGAGGAGTTGAAATAAGTGGCACTTACAAAAGATCAGATAAGAATGCTGAATTTTTCTTATCATAAGGTAGGAAAAGTAGTTCCAAATTCAGGAGTAAGTCAAGATTATATAAGTGGTTTTCAAGAGGGGATTTTAGATACATTACTGATATTGGGCATTTCCATTCCAGATACATTAGGAGTCGATGACCCAAGGGATTAAAAGCAGACTATAAAATTCCGATTTGATTAGGATTAGGAGGAGGAAAAATGGCTAAGTTTAACGTAGTAGTTGAATACGATTTCTTTGAAGAATACAACCAAGATAGTTTTGAAGAATTGGTTGCTGATAAAATAGCAGATCAAATTACAAAGGATATATCTTTTCAGTCAGCAGGAGCATACAGGACACATATCGAAAAAGTGTCTAAAGAAGCAAAGAATGAAGTTGTTAAACAAGTAGTTGCCTTAATTTCAGAAGAAGTGTTAGCCAAATTCGAGCCAAAATTAGAAGCAAAGTTAAACAGAGATTTACATAAAGACTTTGAAACAAAGATGTACGAACGTATGGCTACTAAAATCAAAAAAGAATTACTTAGTGAGATTAAGGCAGTTGCCAAAAGCGAAGTAAAAAACACCTATAGAAATCTATAATTATGCTTCAAATTTTAACGAAAACAAAGGAGGGGAAATAATGAATATCCAGTTCAAATTAGAAAATCAGCTTCAAGATATTGAGAAAAGAATGAATAATGCAGACGACTTTAAAGAATGGGCAATTCTGCAGAACGCCAAGGCAACTATACTAGCCGCTTTGCAGAAATATGAGGATTAATAAAAGTCAGTTTTCACAGGGAAATGAGGGGATGTTATGCATTATGCAGGAATCGGATCAAGAGAAACGCCTACATACGCTTTAGAATATTTCTCTAAATTAGCTGCGTATCTATCCACAAAAGGGCTAATACTCCGGTCTGGTGGTGCTCAAGGTGCTGATAAAGCATTTGAAATAGGATGCGATAGAGTGAATGGAGAGAAAGAAATTTACTTACCTTGGAAAGGATTTGAGAAATCAAGTTCGAATTTAATTGTTTGGGATACTAAGGCTTTCGAGATAGCACAGAGTTTTCATCCTAATTGGGAGAGATTATCTCAAGGAGCGAGGAAACTACAAGCAAGAAATACTCATCAAGTGTTAGGGAAGGATCTTGAAACACCGTCCAAGTTTGTTATCTGCTGGACTAAGGATGGAAAAGGTAAAGGTGGGACTGGTCAAGCAATAAGATTAGCTAACCATTATAATGTTCCAGTGTTTGATGCAGGTGAGTATGACAGCGTAGACGAGATAAAGGGAAATCTTAAGGAGTTTTTGTTGGAAAATAATATATTTAGCTTAGAGGAAATAAGTAAATAATCATGTAAAAGAGTTATTTTACAGGAAGTGTGGTGATTAATATGGAGAAACTGGTATTACTAGTTGTACTTTCATTTATTTTTATTGCTCTGTCCCTTGTTGCACTAGGCTTTGCGATAGCTAAATTTGGGTTAATAGCAATTGTCTATTTTTTAGCTGTTTTAGGGGCAGTTTTCGTACTAAAAGCAATATTTGGATAAAACAGTTCATTTACCGGGAAAGGAGGGTAATAAAAAATGAAACTTGAAGCAGCAATTGAAATTTTGAAATCAACCTTGAGTCTCCCTTTGTCAGATTCTCAGAAGGTGATACTTGTAAAAGAAGTTGTCAATAATTTGGAGTATAGAATACAAAATAAGTTGGATAACTGAAGGAAGTGATAAATTGACCAAAGAAGTGCAAGAACAGATAATCAAAGAATTGAAAAACAGGCTATCAATGGATATTAGCTTACTCAAATCATTGGGAATGAGAAATGCTAATATTGAGATTGAATTGCTGCATCATATTAAGAAGGAAATTTATTCGGATAGTCATTAATACATATTAGGCATAAACCCATTTTACGCAGCATATAACACCACATACACCACAACCACATACTATGTACTATCAAGAGCGAGAGGGAGATAGTACATGAACAGGTTCGAATCAATAATAAACAATCTAATAAATAATGAGGTTGCCGAACATAAATGTCCATATTGCTGGACTGCAGTAGTTGATAATGAAGGTGAATTGTATTGTGAAAAATGTTATGTAAAGGTGGAGAAATGCTGTGAACTTATCTAAGCAAAAGGTTAAATACATCTGTGAAGTTAATGAGGATCTGGGGATTGAAGAATATTATAAGCAAGTATACCTGACTGATTTAAATATGTGGGGAGTTAAACGAAAGATAACTAAGCAGACTTTCCTAAAGAACGAGAAGGAAGGTTATCCCGTTGCTTACTACAAGGCTACAATTGACTTAAATGAGGTTAAAAGTATGCTTGCTGATATTTACAGTTTAATTGATTTATCTCTGCAGACAGGGGATAAAGAATGGTTTACCAGTTTAATAAGAAGAAAAAACTTAATACAGCATGTTCTTGGAAACTAAACAACCACCACAACATATACTGTATCATTCCCCATTAAGGAGTGATTAGGATGAGTTTTAAGAAGATGTTGTTGGAATGGAAAGCTAACTGTCCAATAAGGAAGTATAGGAAGCAGGAGAGATTAAGTCAGGCTGAGTTTGCAGCTTTGTTAGGGGTAAGTACTTATACTGTCCAGAGATGGGAAGACGGGGCTATAAATCCTTCTGAGGAGAATGTAGTCAAGTTGGAGAAACTGATAATTGAATTTAGTGATCAATGGGAAGAGTGGAAGAGGAATAGTGTTAGTCTGTGAGGGAGTGGGAATGCTTCCTTGCAGACAAAGTGAGGAGATAATTTATGACCATATATAGAAAGAAACCGGTTGAAGTCGAAGCTTTTAAATTTTATGTAGATCCTATGCCAGATTGGTTTATGGAGGAAGTTTCTTGTAATAATATCTGGCTATTTAATTGTGACTATAACCGTTATTCTATTGAAGAAGCTTACTGTGAGATTGAAACATTAGAAGGCATCATGAGATGTAATGGTGGAGATTATGTCATTAAAGGGGTTCAGGGTGAGGTATATTCCTGTAAAAAAGATATATTTAAGCAAACATATGAGTTGGTATCTAAATAAAAACGATATTTTAAAGGAGAGATAATTATACAGGAGAATATAAAATGATGATTAAATTTTTCCTTGAGTGTTTCTTGGCTTTCGGAGGGTTGATCGCACTGTTTGGATTATATCTGATAGCCACAAATGATAAAGACAAATAATTGCTTTGAGAAAGGAGATTGATATATTGATTGAATTAAATAAAATCTATAACGAAGATTGTCTTGAAGGAATGAAAAGAGTTCCTGACAATTCAATTGACATGATACTATGTGACTTGCCTTATGGCACAACTCGTAATAAATGGGATTCAATAATTTCACTAGATAGACTATGGGAACAATACGAGCGAATTATAAAGGATAACGGTGCAATTGTCTTAACTGCTCAGACACCTTTTGACAAAGTTCTAGGTAATAGTAATCTTAAATTACTTAAATACGAATGGATATGGGAAAAAACAAATGCCACTGGTCATCTAAATGCCAAGAAAATGCCGATGAAAGCGCATGAAAATATATTAGTATTTTATAAGAAATTACCAACATACAATCCTCAAAAAACAACAGGGCATGAACGAAAAGTAAGTAAAGTGGAACATAGAAAAAATAGCAAGTTGTCTACAAACTATAATGATTACATACCTAATACATATGATAGTACCGAAAGATACCCAAGAAGTGTTCAAGTGTTTGCGATGGATAAGCAGAAGGAAGCCATTCATCCAACACAGAAGCCTGTAGCTTTATTTGAATATCTCATTAAGACATATACCAATGAAGGCGACATTGTTCTAGATAATTGTATGGGATCTGGAACAACAGCTATTGCAGCAATAAATACAAATAGAAAATACATAGGATTTGAGTTGGATAATACATATTTTAAACAGTCAACAGAAAGAATAAATAAAATAATTTAATGTAAATAAGTTTGTGAAATAACGAAGATTAAAATGCATATATAGCAACATTTAATAAGTGTATTTCACAATCTTTTTCCTATAAAAGCAGTCTTTTGTAGGAAAACTATTCCAATCCCATTACTTTAAGTTATAATTAACCTATTCTATTTAATGAGGTGCAATTATGAAAAGTGGAGATGTCTTTATCTATACAGGATCTGACCTTAAAATACATAAAGTGAAAATTACTCAGGTATTTAATGATGAAATAGATGGGTTAATAACTTATTTGGAGTATGTAAATGGAAGTGTATTCGGTGAACCGAGTCGAATGAAGACTGAAGATTTTCTTCGGGTATATAAAGCAGCTAACAGGAATACACATTGTTTTAGTTGTAGCACTGAATTAGATGATCAGAACGGAGAAATTTGCTGGATTTGTAAGGGAATTATCTGCCCAGAAGATGAAATGTGTCTTTGTCATTACAAAGGGGCTTGATGAAAAATGCTTACCAACTTTTCTTGGCTGACTTTAGGAGGATGTTATGGTAGTAATTGCTTCCCGTTGCACATATTCTTGATTATCGGTGGACTGATCTATTTATTCTTTTACACAGTCAGTCTCTTTGAAGATAAGTTGACTAAATATGTTGGTAGCAAAGTCGCCATTGTTACCGGGATTACTGTCTACATAGTAGCAATGGTTGCGGCAGTAAAAGGAATTTTATTTTTAAATAAGTTATAAATAATACTTGCAATCTAATACAAAACAATCTAATATAATTATATAAACAAATAAAGGTGGTGAGTAAATGAACAAATTGATCATAACATTCCTCATTGGATTTGCAACCATAGCCATTACATACTTCTTCACTCAGATATTTCAATCCATCTCAGACACTTCATCATTCGCAGGTATACTCGGCACAATCGCCTTACTGCTCTTCTACGGTACATTAATGGGTATGGCAGTGGTTACCATAGTTAAGAAAGCTAAATTGTAAGATACATAGTCACATAATAAAAAACAATTATACATAAAGGTGGAAAATAAATGTTCAAGAAGAAAAACTTTAAACGTAACGCAGTAACAGCATCAATAATCGCAGGAGTATTTGTTGCTGGAGGTGCTGTAGGAGCAAATACAGATTGGCAATCTACATTGAAACTTGATGCAACCAAACAGATCGGTGGAGCTGCTGCTAAGAAGAGGGATGAATTGTTATCCGGTACAGATGAGGACATTAATGAAATTATGAAGGATTCGTTGCAGGTTGAGGTAGATGCTCAGAAAGCAGAACTTGAAAGGCTTTTGGAAGAATACTATCAGATGAAACTCAATGGATTGGCTGATTCACCTGAATATAAGGCATTGGAGCAGGAAATCGAAAAAATTAAACAGAGTGTATTGACTCGATATAAGGCAGATATAGACGCAGCTTTTAACGGTAATTGATCCAGTGGAGAGGGTGACTCCTCTCCTGAAGGTTTGACACATGTAGCGTAACAGAGAGGGGATTAAAATGAACAACGAAACAAAGTGTGATTGTTATGAAAGACAGGGTTTCTATTGCTGGAAATGCGGAACGAAGAAGTGAACTATACGAAGATGTAATTCACTCTGAAAGTTGAGTTTGATTGGGAAATAAGGAGGAGAATTGATGAAGGTTTTAGGTAGGAAAACAGTAGTAGAGTATCAATACGAAAGTCAAAAAGAAGCTGAAAGACACGAAAAAGAAATGTTGAGTAAGGGATGGAATAAAGAAGCTACAGGACATATTTTCATTAAACACTTCAGAAGTTACTCACAGAGGCATAGAGAAGGGGCATATCTGTAGGTTATAAATGGTATATTTCATGTGAAATAAGGAGGAGATTTAATGAATGAGGATATTCAGTTTCTAAAAGATTTACAACAAGAGTTACTCACACAGGAAATTGATGGGCAAGCTACACCAAGATTCTGGGCAATAATGGATTATAGGACTGTGCCCGGTAATCCAGACTATGATAATGGTGACACTCAATACTTCTTCAATGATGGAGATCATGTAGAATTTAATACTTTTATAGACTTAAAAGATTTCCTTGAAGAATATTACGAAGAAGATATTGAAAACGATGATGAGTTAAAGAATTTATTGTCAAATGAAAATGGGAATCTTGATGAACTATGGGAGTATGTTGAGGACAATTTAAACGAAGATGGGTACTTCTCCAGTTGCTTTGCAAAAGAAGAAGAGTACGTAAGACAGAATACAATGTTCCTCACTAAAGCAGAAGCTAAGAGACACCTAGAGTTAAATCATTATCACTACTCACCAAAAGCACATACATATGCAATGACAGCATGGAGAGCACCAAAGGTTGAAAGGCTGTTGAAGATACTTGAATCATTTGATTGGAATAAAGTAGCCCATAAAGAGGAAACAAACTAACGAAAAGGAGGATTTATTCTGCACAAAAAATTATCTTTGGAAGAAAAAGAACAGAGAAAGAAGATTAGAAAACAAAAGAAATATAATGAAACCCATAAACTAATTTCAGGCGTTGATCACAAGGTTTGTACTGACTGTGACAAATGGTTTCCATCAAATGAGGAATACTTCTACAACAATAATAAAAATAGTATTGATGGATTAAAGCCTCAATGTAAATCTTGTAGTATTATACGTAGTCGGAATCGACAACTAAGTAATCATGAGGAATATAAAGAGTATCTGAAAGCTTGGGTTAAAGAAAACAAAGAAATTTATGAGCACCATAAGAAAGTGTGGGAGTTAGAGAATCCTGAACATGCTAAAGAATTAAGAAGGAGTTGGCGAAGGAACAATAAAGAGAAAATAAACAACTATAATTTGTATAGAAGAATGCACAAGTCACATGAGATATCTAATGAAGAAAAGAAAAAGTGTAAAGAGTATTTTAATTATTCATGTGCCTATTGTAATTTAACCGAGAAGGAGCACTATCTCATCCACGAGCAACAGTTACACATGGATCATGTTGATCCTAATGGAGCTAATGATCTAAGTAATAATGTTCCTGCATGTAAGACGTGTAATGTGAAGAAAAGGGACAGAGATGTTCACGATTTCTATCAGTTATACGATATAAAACCATCTAATCAAGAGATTGTGTCAAAATGGCTTAGTGGGGATTTTCTGCTTTGTTTGGATTCTAAATAACTAAGGAGATAACGAATGAAATTTACATACCTTAAATTTCTTCTTAAGTCCTTAATAATTGTTCTTACTCTATTCATAGTGCTAAACACAGTAAAAGGCTACACTTCACAATCAGTTCATCCAGTGAAGATTGTGCCTAAAGAAGAATTAAATGAGACTCATTACATAATTACTGAACAGATGATTCTGAGCAAGTTGCAATCGAAGTCAGAAATAGTATCTATGCAGCAGAGTATTGATCAGACTTATACGGATATTGATAAGGCTTTACTTGGTGACAGACATACTGAAATACATATTAAAGGTAAGTATAAAATGGGATTGGATTCAAGTTCAATAAAAATTAATTACATAGATAATGAGACAGGTATTGTATACATGAAGCTTGGTGAACCAAAGTTGATCAGTCTGGAGATTCCATTTGATGACATACAGTTCGATAAATCTAATGGCTTCTTCCGGTTAGCAATGAATGAACAGGAAGAGAAGCAGTTTTACAAGGCTGTAGAGAAGAATGTCAGAGATGAATTGATGAGTAATAAAGAAATATTGAAGCAAGCTGAATTGTTTAATCAGGAGCATGTTGGAGAGCTGTTGAGTATGCTACCAATGATTAAGAGTGTCGTATTTGAGTAGATGGAGGTGAAAGATTGAAAAATTTATTAATCGTCCTTGCTTTAGGAATCGGAGTATTGTTGTTAATATTATTGACTGCCTTTGTAACACTCAATATAACCTCTATTGCTGTCATTTCATTGGTTGTTAACTTTGTACCATTAATATATGTATATATTGCTTATCTACTTTACAGGAAAATAACTAAATAAAATGTAAACTTTATCTGAAAAGGAGGTTAATGAATGAGGGTACTGTATTTCAATATTAACAATGGTGAATGTGTTCCTGCATTTACTGTATTACCAGCATATAAGGCAACTATTACAGGATCTAGAATACATACAATTGAAGCGTGTTTTAGTGTTTCTAACATTGTAAGTAATAACTATGAGTGGTTTCAAAAGCGAGTTGAGAAGGAAAATAAGAGCTGGTCAGAAGAACATCCGCATCTAATGAAAAGCTTAAAGAGGTTAGCTTTAAAGGAGTCACTGAAGCATCCATTCAGGTACTCTAACTTTGAACAAGCAAATCACAGATTCCCCTATGTTCTAGTTTGGAGTAAGGATAAGAGATATACAGCAGCATACTTCAAAGGTAAAGATGAGGTGTGAAATGATCCTAGAAACTCAAAAGCTATGTAACTCTAACTATAAGATGCTTCGTGAATTAGGGAGACTTGTATATCATAGGCTTGACCAGAAGGGAGGATTAAATGAATCTGAACTTAATGAGTTATTACATATTGTATCAGTTGAAGAGGTTGAGAAATTACTTAATAAGGCTTATGAACGTGGTTTTGAAGAAGGCGTGACTGGAGAATAATTAGCTCTTAAATACTCCCGAATGCTCTTGAATGCTAGTGTTTTCAAAGGTAATTATAGAATAAAATGATGAATTTATCCGAAAAAGTAGTAGGAGAGATAGCAAACCAGTAACCCTGCGTCATATTCGTATGGCAACACCCAAGCACGAGCTATTCGGCAAGTGTTGTACGCTGTTTGGCTGTCCAAAAAATAAAGATAAAATAATTTAATAAAAAATAAACTAATACTGTTGACCTTTAATACAAAATAAGTTAATATAAATATATCGGATAACGAAAGGGGTGAGAACAGTGAAGCTTCTCAAGGCAACACAGAAGGCATTACAGCAGTACAAGGAAACAGTTAAGGGAAACAACAAGATCAGCACAGATGAGGCATTGAAGAAATTAACTCGCAATGTGCGGCTGGTGAAGGAAAGTGCACCAGAGAGAATTGCCTTAACGTGGAAAGGACTCAAATACTCATACGGAAACCTTGATATCACAGTCAGGTTCGGTAAGGTGATTGAGGTAGTAAATCATAAGGATTACCGGGAACGTCCTGATGACTGGGATTTTCCTAAGAAGAGATACATAGAGTTGAACAAGGAATTGGGCATTACAGATTGTAAATTTAGCAAGAAAAAGAAGAGTAATAGAGTATCATAAAATAAACTTAAAATAATGGAGGAATTTATAATGACTGAACAAAAGACACTAAGGGAAGCAGCAAATAACGTAGTAATTGAGGGACTGCTTCTGGAAGTACGTCACCAAGAATGGAAGAGTGGAAAGGGACTAAGCATTGAGTTGGATATTGAAGTAGCAGAAAATGAAATCCATACTGTCCACGGTATGTCCCAATACAAGAAGAAAGACGGATCAGACAATGGAATTGCTAAAGGTTACAATACAGTAATTGAGGAATATAAGTCAGTAGCATCACATGGACGAGATGAAGCTGATAAAGTCCGTATCAATCAAGGTAAAATTGGTGTGAATGAATATTATGGTGAAGATGGTATGCTTCGTTCTTTCCCTCAGCTGTCATCTAACTTCTTTAACCGTCTTTCTGCAGGAGATGCGTTTGAACCTAAAGCAGAATTTGAAGTTGAGATTTTTGTTAAATCAGTAGTCCCAGAAATGAAAGATGATGAGGAAACAGGTCGTGCAAAGATCAAAGCGATTATCCCAGTCTTTGGTGGCAGAGTAATTCCATTTGAGTTTGTTGTATCTGAAGAAGGTGCAGAGTACGTTCAAGATAATTACGAAGTGGGTTCTACAACAAAGGTATTTGGTAACATTGTAAACTTCAAAGAGAAAAAAGTAGTTCTAGAGAAAGCGGCATTTGGTAAAGACAAAGAAAAAGTTACATATAATACTGTTCGTGAGTACCTTGTTAACGGTGGAGTTGATCCATACGAAGAGGACGATGCAAAAGCTTACACAGTTGAACAGATTCAAGCAGCAATGGTCGAAAGGGAAACTTATCTTGAAGAAATGAAAAATAAAGAAAAAGAACCTAAGAAAGAAGATAAGAAAACTGGATTCGGATCTAAGGCATCTTCTGAGAAAAAAGATGCTCCTGCTAAGAAGAAGGTAGAGCTTCCTTTCTGATAGTAGACAAAACAATTACACATAATTAAACGTAATCAACTAAATTAGAGAGGGTGTAATAACCCTCTCCATAAATAATAAATTGGAGGAATTACATATATGTCATTTGATATTTTTAATCCGCAAGTATCAGTAGTAGCAAAAGGTCTTGAAGGTAAGGTTATCACTATTTACGGAAGCAACAACTTAGGTAAAACTAAGCAAGCAACTCGCATGAACAAGCCTTTTTATCTCGGGTTTGAAAAGGGGATCCGTGCAATCAGTGGTATCCCTTTCTTACCAATTAATAAGTGGAGCGACTTTAAGAAGATTAATAAACAGCTAACTGATCCTAAAAACCTAGAGAAAGCCAAAGAGCTTTATCAGACTATTATCTTTGATGAAGTTTATACTTCTGCCCTGTATTGCCAAGACTATCTCTGTAAGAAACACGGAGTTGAATCAATCGGTGATGGAAATAATGGATATGGACTTTGGAAGGAGTATGAATCAGAGTATTGGACAGAGCTGGATAAACTACTTGGCGCTGGTTATACGCTAGCATTTATCGCACACGCTGAGGAAACAAAAACAGGGAAAATTGTTCCAAAAGGGGATAAGCGTTCAATCACACCTATAATTGACAACTCTGATGTAGTTGCTTACTTGACTAGTAATGGTGTTAATGAGGAAGGTAAGGTTATTAAGTCGTCTGCGTGGTTTGCTGAAACTGAGGAATTCTTTGCTAGGACAAAATTCGATTACATGGATACACATCTTGAAGAATTTACTGCTGAAGCCTTAGAGAAGATTATTATTGAAGGCATTGAACGCCAAGAAGAAGCTGAAGGTATTACTGCGGTTACATATGATGTTCAAAAAGAATCCTATGAATCCGAGAAATTAGATTTTGATAAACTGGTTGAGGAAATTAACGACTTAGGAACAAAGATTGTTGAAGAAGATGATGAAAAACTGCAAGATGTTGTCGATGTTATTGAGAAACACTTGGGCAAAGGTAAGAAGGTTTCAGATGCTAAGAAAAGTCAAATTGAAGTACTGGCTGTAATTCTTGATGATTTAAAAGACTTAATTTAATAATTAGATAGGGGAGTAGGTTAGCTTACTCCCTTTTCTTTTAAAGAGGTGATAATGTGGCTGCACGACAAGTGAAATGCCCCTATTGCGAAACTAAGCTAAATAAAGACGATTCCTTTGAATTTAAGAAGAGATATTACCATCCGGAATGCTTTGAAACATGGAGAAGAGAAGCAGATCACAGAAATGAATTAATTACTTACATTTGTGAGTTGTATGATATTGACGCTCCCACTGGAATGATGTTTAAGCAAATTAAAGAGTTTCAAGAACAGCAGAACTATAAACTAAAGGGTATGGAATTATCACTCAAATACTTCTATGAAATCCTCGATAATAAGCCCAGAGAAGGTGACGGGATTGGAATAATTCCTTTTGTTTATGAAGAAGCGAAGAATCACTATTTAAAACAGCAACGAATAGCAAACTCAATAGAAAACTTGGAGAGTAAAGAGGTGACTGTTTACATTAATCCAAACACAGAAAGAAGAAAATCAAAGAAAATTGATATTGCTGCTATCTAACAGAGGAGGCAAAGATTGAATGTATCAAGATAAGATGGCAATTATGCAGGTATTGGGGAGTGCAATTAAAAACCCTTTGTTGCTTGCAGATTCCAGTAAGTATGAATTAACAAACGATGACTTCCCTGAGAAATTCCACAAGATCATTTACTCTGCAATTTACAATCTTAGGGAAGATGGAACAGAAGTTATTAATGAAATAACCATTGATGGCTTTCTGAAAGACTATGATATTCAATATGCTATCTTCAACAATAATGATGGAATTGAATACATCACTAGAATACAAGAAATTGCTGAAGAAGGTAACTTTGACTATTACTACAAGCGTCTTAAGAAGTTCAGCCTTATTAGGGAAATGGATGGATTAGGGTTCAATGTTAAGGACTTATACGATGATTCCATTATTGATCCTAAAGAAAAGGAAAAGATGCAGGAAGTATTTGATAAACTAAGCATTGAAGACATTCTGAGGGTTTATGAAACTAAAATTATCGAGGTTAAGGATAAGTTTAAGACTAATGGTGAAAGCCAAGGAATTCAAGCTGGAGAAGGTGTTAGTGACCTTTTAAAGCGTCTAAGGGAATCACCTGACATTGGAGTACCTTTAAACAGTGAGATGCTTACTTCTGTATTTAGAGGATCTAGGAAGAAGAAGTATTACATTAGGAGTAGTATTACTGGTGGCGGTAAAACAAGGCACATGGTAGCTGATGCTTGTCGATTAAGTGCTACACATATCTACGATTTAAAAAAGAAGGAATGGGTTGAAAATGACTTCAACGAAAAGACTACAGTTATTTCTACTGAGATGCTTTTCGAGGAGCTGCAAACCATTGCTATTGCTTACATAAGTGGTGTTAATGAAGAGAAGATTCTATACAATGACTTGACCGAAGAGGAAAGAGTGCTTGTAGAAAAGGCAGCAGAGGTATTAGAAAGCTCACCTATATGGTTTGAACAGTTACCTAACTTTAACATTAAAGATATTGAACAGACCATTGAAAAAAATGTTGTAATTAATGGTGTCGAATATATTTACTTTGATTACATACACAGTTCTGTTAAAGTGTTTGCTGAAATGGCTAAAGATAGTGGAATCAGTCTTAGAGAGGATCAGATACTCCTTTTAATGTCTATCCGGTTAAAAGACATCTGCAATAAGTACTTTGTATACCTGATGAGTGCGACCCAGTTAAACGGTGAGTGGAAAGAAGCTTGGAGTAAGGGAGCTATTATTGATTCTACATACATAAGAGGCGGTAAAAGTATCATTGATAAGGCAGATGGAGCAATGATTATCCTGCCAATAAGTAAAATGGAAAAGAAAGATATTGAGGAAATATTGAAGAATGGATTCCATAAGGAGCCAAACTTTGTAACCCACATTTTTAAAAACCGTGGAAATCGTGTAGACAAAGCTAAAGTGTTTTCACATATTGACATGGGTAACATGCGAGTCACTGACCTATTTGTGACTAATACTGACAATGAAGTTATTAATATCAAAAAACTTATTGTGAAACCAAAAGTTAAACCAGATGCAGCCAAGAAATATGATTTTTAAGGGGTGAAACCCTATTGCAATTTGATAAGGATAGGATTAAAGAAAGCCTTAGCGAAGAAGAAATACATAAGATATTAAAGGATTTAGGCAGTAAAGATCCACTTCAAGGCAATCAGTTCCAAACTGTTTGTCATGGGGGACATAAACATAAGCTCTACTATTATCACGATTCAAAGTCATTTCACTGCTATACTGATTGCTCAACTAATATGGATATATTTGAAGTTGTAATCAGAGCTAAAAAGGAACAAGGTTACACTTTATCATTCCCTCAAGCTGTTCAGTATGTTGCCACTTTAACGGGAAAGACATTTGGTTTCTCAGCAGTAGTAAGCAATTCAAAAAATGACATTGTTGACGATTGGGATATGCTGAACCGTTATAAGAAGAAAGAAAAAGCGATCCCAGAATTGCCAGAGCAGAGTTCAAAAGTAATGGATGTATTTTTACACCTTCCTCATGAAGAATGGTTAAACGAGGGTATATCATACGACACTCATGAAAAGTTTAATATCTCCTATTACATAAGAGAAGAAAGAATTGTGATTCCTCATTATGATTTAAATAATCGCTTAGTTGGAATTAGGGGAAGAGCGATGAGAGAAGAGGATATAGAGGCAGGAAAGAAGTATATGCCACTCACAATACAAAATAAACTATATAACCATCAAACGATGTTCAACCTTTATGGGTTACATAAGACAAAAGAGACTATAAAGAAACTCAAAAAGGTGGTTATATTCGAGGCAGAGAAGTCAGTTTTAAAATGTGAGGACTTTTATGGGGATGATAATTTTTCAGTGGCTACATGCTCTAGTCAAATAACTAACTTTCATCGGGATATATTACTTTCGCTAGGGATAGAAGAGGTGATTATCTGCTTGGATAAGTTTAGGAAACAGAAAGAGAATGAAAGTGATGAGAAATATGAAGCTGCTATAGAAAGTTACCAGACGAACCTTTTGAGGTTTGCTAATAAATTCACACCCTATGTAAGGACATATATAGTTTGGGATGACTTCGATGTTCTTGATTATAAAGACAGTCCTTGTGACAGGGGCAGAGAAGTTCTAGAAGAGTTGATGAAATGTAAGTATGAAATTGGCACAAATGAAGGAGTGGAGATATGAAGTATGAATTGATTGGTAAGAACAACATTTTAGAGCCAATTGAAACAGTATTGAGAAACAGAGGGATTGAAGATATTCAATCCTTTTTCAACATTAGTGAGAAGGATACTATTCATTGGAGCAAGTTGAGGAATATGGATAGAGCAGTCGATTGCTTATTGGGGCATGTTAAGAAGGGGAGCAAAGTATTTGTTCAGACCGATAGTGATCCCGATGGCTATACATCAGCAGCCACTTTGATTGACTACTTAAAAAAAGCTTACCCTACAATAAATTTAGTGTGGAGGCTTCATGAAGGCAAAGAGCACGGAATTATCCTTAAAACTATTCCAGATGATGCTGATTTGGTAATTATACCTGATGCAGGGAGTAATCAATTTAAAGAGCACAAGACACTAAAAGAAAAAGGAATAGATGTTATTGTATTAGATCATCATGACTGCGATAGAGATTCAGAGGATGCTATTGTGGTAAACAGTCAACTATCTCCCGAATATCACAACAAGCAATTCTCAGGCGTTGGCATCACCTATAAATTCTGTAAGGCATTAGATGAAAGACTTAATTTAAAAATGGCTGACAACTATTTAGATTTAGTGGCGATTGGCAATATAGCAGATTCACAAGATATGAGAATACCAGAAACGAGATATTACGTAGATAAAGGGTTAAAGAAAATAAAGAATAAACTTCTCAAAGCCCTATACGACAAACAGACATTCTCAACTAAAGGAATAGTCAATATTAAGTCTACTGAGTTTTACATTAACCCACTAATGAATGCCTGTATACGTGTTGGTACTATGGAAGAAAAGACGCAGATGATGAAAGCACTGTTAGGATCTGATGAAACTATTTATTACAAGAGGAAAGACATATATGAGCCAATTGAAGTAAACACTGCTAGGCTTTTGGGTAACATTAAGAATAGACAAGGAAAGCTAAGGGATAAGGGTGTCGAATTAATTGAAGAAAAAATTGAAGGGAAAAATTTGCTTCAAAACAAACTTCTCATAGTTGATGTTACTAATATACTAGATAAAAACCTTACTGGACTTGTTGCAAATAAACTGAAAGACAAATACAAAAGAGGTACTTTATTAGTCAGGTACAACACTGAGAAGGAAGTTGTGACAGGCTCTATAAGGGGTTATGATAAAGGGGAGCTGAAGGATCTTAAACTCTTTCTACAGAAGTTAAAACTGTTTGACTTTGTTGAAGGTCATGCAAATGCAGCAGGTTTGCAGATTAAACCAGAAAAACTGATTGAAGCAAATGAGAAGATAAATGAATTACTTAAAGATATAGAGACTGATACAAGCCTACATGATGTTGACTTTATCATTTCTTCAAAGCAGCTAAAGAAACAATTTATTAAAGATATACATAAGCATCAAGATTTATGGGGGCATCAATTGGATGAGCCACTATTAGCAATAAAAGATGTTGAAGTGAATCGGGATGAGATTTATTTAAACGGTAAAACAACTAAGACACTTAAATTTGAAAGCAAAGGTATTGAGTATATAAAATTCTTTAGTAGTGAGTCTGAATGGATTGCTTTAAAGGATCATGGAGAAAGACTGGTTCTTGATGTTGTTGGAAAATGCTCTGTGAATGAATGGAATGGGGAAACAAAGTCTCAAATTGTCATAGAGGATTATGCAGTGACCCAAGTAAAAAAGAAACAAATATTGTTTTAAAGTCTTGATTAAGACAAAATAATTTAATATAATTAATTATATAATAAAGAGAGGTGATGTTTACTTTGTGTTTTATTTCTTGTCACAATCATACCGCCAAAGGGAGCAATCTTAGACTTCTTGATTGTACTAACGATGTAAAGGAACTTATCTTAACTGCTTCCCAGAACAACTACAAGGGAATAGCTATTACTGATCATGAATCTGTCTCTAGCCACATTGAAGCAATAAAGAAAACCAGGGAGTTGAAAGAAAAAGGTAAGATTCCTAATGACTTCAAGCTAATACTAGGTAATGAAATTTATCTTGTCGATTCACTTGAAGAAACAAGAGACAATTACAAATCAGGCGTGACTAAGTTTCCACACTTCATCCTAATCAGTAAGTCTAAAAAAGGTCATGAAATGTTACGTTTCCTAAGCAGTAAAGCATGGGAAAATTCCTTTTATACCGGGATAATGGAAAGAACACCAACAGTTAAGTCAGAGTTAGCAAGAATAGCGAAAGAGAATCATAATCAATTGATTGCTACTACAGCTTGTCTTGGCTCAGAAAGTTCCATCCACTTACTTGAAATTAAGAATGCAGAAGAGCGAGGAGATATTGAAGCTGCTAATTTTCACCGACAAAAGCTGAATGAGTTTATTCTATGGTGTATTGATGTTTTCGGCAAGGATAGTTTCTTCATTGAGTTACAGCCAGCACTGTCAGAAGAGCAAGTCTATGTTAACAAAAAGCTCATTCCAATTGCTGATCATTATGGTCTTAAACGAATAATAGCTACAGATACACACTATTTAAGACCTGAAGATAGAGTTGTTCACAAAGCATTTCTTAACTCCAAGGAAGGGGAAAGAGAAGTCGATTCATTTTATGAAGCTTGTTTCCTTCAAACGGAAGATGAAATCTTTGAGCGAATGAATTATATCGACAGAGAAATTGTAAGGGAAGCACTGGAGAACACTTTATTAATTGGTGAAATGATTGAGGATTACACAATTGAACATGATCCAATTATCCCGAAGATTGATTTACCGGACTTTGATTTGAGACATATGTTTAAACCTGCCTATGACAAATACGAATACATAAAGAAAATGGCTTTCTCAGATAATGAGCAGGACAGATATATGATTAAACTTCTGGAAGATGGGTTCGATGAAAATATTCCTTACAATGCATTAACAAAGGAAAAGTTTCATCTCATACTTAATCGAATAAATATGGAGTTAGAAGAACTATGGGAGATTAGCGTTAAACTCAATCAAGCTATGACTTCCTATTACATTACTGTAAGAGAGATTATCAATATCATATGGAATGATGAATGTGGTGGTAATTCTCTAGTTGGTTCTGGAAGAGGTTCTGCAGCAGGATTCTTGATTAATTACCTTCTAGGTATTACTCAGGTTAATCCCTTGGAGTACAATATTGAACTACCTCACTGGCGGCATCTACATCGATCACGTCCAGACATTCCTGATATAGATGTAGATTCAGAGGGAAGTAAAAGACCTCAGATAATTAAAGCCCTTATTGACCACTTTGGAAGCGATAAGGTGCTTCAAGTTTGTACATTTGGTACGGAGAAAAGTAAGTCTGCACTCCAGACAGCTTGTAGGGGATTGGGGATAGATAGTGACATTTCTCTATATCTAAGTGGAATGATTCCTTTTGAACGAGGACAGAACTGGACACTTTCTGACTGCTTCTTTGGAAATGAAGAGGAAGACAGAAAACCTGTTAAGGAATTTATTCGAGAGGTTGAAAAGTATCCACATCTAAAGGAGACAGCATTAAAGATTGAAGGGTTAGTGAATAAGAGGAGTATTCATGCAAGTGGGATTATAATTTTCAATGAAGAATATTATAAATCTAATGCAATGATGAAAGCTCCCAACGGTGATCCAATAACTCAATTTAATCTAGGTGATTGCGAAGCAGTAGGGAACGTCAAATTCGATCTTTTAACGATTGAGGCTCTAGATAAAATTAGAGCAGCATTAGACATGCTAATTGAGCACAAAGAAATAGAGTGGGTTAAGAATCTAAGACAGACATTTAACCATTACTTGCATCCAGACAATATTGAAAAGACTAATAGTGAAATTTACAATATGCTAGGAAGTGGAGAAATTCTTGACTTATTCCAGTTTTCAACAGAGATAGGTATGGAGACAACGAAGAAGGTTAAGCCAAGTAATCTATTGGAAACAGCTGCTGCTAACTCTCTAATGCGATTAATGTCTGATGGTGAGGAACAGCCAATTGACACCTTCATTAAATACAAAAATGATATCTCTCTTTGGTATAAGGAAATGGATAACTATGACCTTAATCCTGCTGAGGTGAAGGTATTAGAGGAACACTTATTGAAATTAAATGGTGTTGCTGATACACAGGAATCAGTCATGTTGCTCTCAATGGATGAGAGAATTGCTGGTTTTGATGTTGAAATAGCAAATAAACTACGAAAGGCTATTGCTAAGAAATCAAAAGATGCTCTTACAGAAGTTGAGAAGAAATTTTTTGAGAACGGAAAGAAACTTGGTAATAGAGAGGAAATCCTGAACTACGTATGGAATGTTCAAATAAAGAGGCAGCTCGGATACAGTTTTAGCGTCCTTCACACTCTTGCATATAGTTTGGTTGCCATACAGGAAATCAATTTGAACTATAAATATAATCCTCTATTTTGGCAGACTGCATGTTTATCAGTGAATGCTGGAAGTACTGAGTTAGAAACCATTGAGGAAGATCATAAGAACAAGTCAACCGACTATGGAAAGATAGCTGCAGCCATTGGTAACATTCGTCAAAGGGGAGTAAAAGTATCTTTACCGGATATAAATAAAGCGAAGTTTGGTTTCATTCCCGATTTAGATAATGACCAGATTATCTTTGGGTTGAAGGGTATGAATGGTATTGGTGATGAAGTTGTACATACAATCATTGAACACCGTCCATATAGCTCCTTTGATGATTTCTTAGTTAGAATGTTTGATACAAAGATAATTAAAAATGGGCAGATGCTACAACTTATTAAAGGTGGATGTTTTGACTCATTTGGTAGCAGAAAAGAAATGATGAAGCATTTTATAAGCCATACTTTTGAACCTAAGAAACAGTTGAATATGCAGAACATGAACATGCTTATCGAGAAGGATCTGATACCAGAAGAATATAGCTTAAATGTTCGCTTCTTTAAGTATAAGAAGTATATATCACAGTATGTTTTTGAAGTCATCAAGAAACCAAAAGACAGACTGTTCATCCTTGATGATATTTCTCAGCAATTCTTTGAGCAGCATTTTACTGAGGATTGTATTGAGAAGATTGAAGATGGTAAACTAATCATCTCTGAGAAAAGATTCATCAAAGAATATGATAAGAAGCTGGAAGATTTTAAACTTTGGCTAAGTAACGAAGATACACTTTCCTATGTAAATAACCAGCTATTTGAGGAAGCATGGAATGAAGTAGGAAATGAGTCGATTAGCAAATGGGAAATGGATTCACTGTCATTCTACTACCATGATCATGAATTGGCTCACACCAATAAAGAAAAGTATGACTTAAGCAACTTCTTTGAGTTACCTGAGAAACCTGTAGTGACTAATGAATATGTGTCAAGGGGTATTCCTCGTCAGGAGTTCCAGTTGAATCGGATTGTAGGGACAGTACTGGATAAGGATAAAAATAAACATCAGGTAACACTGCTAACGACTGATGGAGTAGTCACAGTTAAGTTTTATGCTGGAGCTTTCTCGCATTATAATAAGCAGATTTCCCGACCAATCAGTAAGGAAAAGAAGGAAGTAATTGAGCCTTCATGGTTCACAAGAGGAAATAAGCTGCTTGTAACTGGATTCAGAAGGGGGAATAAATTTGTTCCACGTAAGTACAAGAATTCAATCTATCAGCATACAGTAGCATTAATACAGGAGATTGATCAAGATGGTAATCTTTATCTTCAAACGGAGAGAAAGGAAGCCTAAGAAACGTTGATATATAAGGCTTTCAAGACTCATATTTTCCTATGAAAGTAAACTTTTATTCTAAATTAAATATTTACTGAAAATAGTGGATAAAAGGGTTGTAATTCAATACAAAATAAGTTAATATAAAATAAACTAACAAAGAGAGGTGATGAGCTTATCTTCCCCGATAAGCGTACATTATGAAGAAGCAATATGTATACACAGGAGTCGTCACAGCACTATTGGCTTCTAACTTAGTAACCGGATACCAATTCAAGAAAGAGGTTGATGGATTAGATCAGCAGGTTAACCAGTTAATAAAGGTCAATGTAGCACTGAAAGATGAAGTTTTCGAGAAAAGTAGCTTGATTGAAAAGCAGCAAGGTGAAATTAATACATATGAAGAGCAAGAAGTTAAGTTAAATAATCTAATAAAAGAAAGTGAACAAAAAGTAATTAAGCTTCAAAAAGAATTGGCAGAGGCAAAAAAGAGAAGTAAGGAGAAGCCCTAGAACTCAAATGGTGAGTAGAGGTGAAGAATCCTCTGCTCGTAAGCTATACGTTGAAATGACCAGCTACACTGCTTTTTGTGATACTGGCTGTACTGGAGTCACTGCGTTAGGGGTGAATGTAAAAAACACAATCCATTATCAAGGATACCGTGTAATAGCAGTTGATCCAAAGGTAATTCCCTTGCATTCAATTGTGAGAGTAGAGACTAAGAATGAAGTGTTTTTAGCTTATGCTGCAGACACGGGTGGAGCAATAAAGGGGTCAATTATCGACTTGTTAGTTGAAAATAAAACTGTAGCAAAAAGAAATGGAAGACAATTAGTTACCTTAACAGTGATGAGAGAAGGTAAAGGAGGCAAGTAAAGTGGTCAAGGACTACACGTTTAGTATTGGTCAGGAAGTCGTGCTCGTGAGTGATGCGAAGGATTTAATTAAGGAAAGAGGGGAAAAGGCGACAATCATTCATCTCTTACCTACAGACTATTTGAATGATTACTTGATTAAACTGGAAAACGGAGAAGAAACCAAAGTCAAACAACGAGAGATTCAAGCTATCCCAGAGGAGATGTTAGATATCAGTACCGGAGATAAAGTCATCTATGTACTAGCAAATGAGGAAGTTATAATCAGCAAAACGGATTTCTTTCATGGTCAAGTTGAAATTGAGTTTAATGATGGAAGTCATGTAGTAGTTGGGATTGAAGCTATAAGGAAAATTGATAAAGGGGATGGACAGATGAGTGAAGAGAAAGTAGGCTACTTTGAGAGCAGAGCACATGAGTTAGGAAAGTTAGTGGATACAAAACAAGCAGCTTATGGAGATTCCGTGAGTAAAGCAAGTCAATTAATGAAAGTATTCTTACAAGATTATAAGAATGATAACAATACATATACCATACCGGAAGAGTTACTGGATCACATCTTGCTTCAGGTTAGAATTATCGACAAACAGAACCGCATTTTTAGCAATCCAAAGGCAGATAAAATGAACGAAAGTCCTTATTCGGACATTTCAGGCTATGGCTTACTTGGTGAACGAATGCAAAATAATTAAATGCATTAAAATAAAGTAATTGATTTAACCAAATAGGAAGGTGATACCCATATTTAAATACATAGATTACGTCTTAGACACAGTGAGTTTCAACTACTATTACCAATGGTTTTATGGGTCAGATATCAGCCTGTTTGATAATTGTAGTTGGAGTGCTTATAAGAGGAATACAGGAGGTGATTTCTCATAATCAACTTAATTAATGAACGCTCTCTTGAACAAGGACAGAAAGTTGAAGTATACCGGAATCTAAATAAAGGCAAGTTATTCTCTATTAAAGATAAGAAATCTGGATTAGTTGTCGCACATGGGGATTCATTTAAGGTAACTGATGTTGTCTGCAAAGTTAGTGAAGGTGGTAGGCAACGAGTCATTAAAGATAAGAGGAAAAATGTCCATGCCTTTTTGAGTGCTACATATGCAGGTGAATGTGAAGTGGATAAAGGAGAAATGACTGAGCTTTATTATGATCCGTATACACTGGATTCATTTATTAATAAGGTGACAGGTGAAAAAGTTGCAGAGGCTGATGTGGTTTGGTTTAAGGATGGGAAAGCGTACATAAAATAATCGAATCTAACAACTCTTTCATGCGGAGTTAATTCAAAATACGAATAAAGAAGGAGATGAACTTAATGGTTATAAAAGTAGAGTGTAGAACTTGTAGCGACAAAGTTTCAAAAGAAAAAGCGTGGACTCTATGTGGTAGAAATTATGATAACCCTTCATATTTTTGTACAGATTCTTGCAGGAGGCATTTTCCTTACAAAAAAGAAGACTAAGACACAATTCGAAAGATATATATCGTTTAAAATTTGTCTTTTATAAGAAAAAGGAGGTCGTTATTGTGGGTAAATTCCTAGATATGATTGGAATTACTGATCCTTGGGTTCAAATAGCATTCGTAGGATTAACAAAACAATTGACTATATTCTCATTACCAGCATTAGTGGTTGGATTCATGCTAGGTAGATTTCTATAATTAAAACTAAATAATTACACATAAAAGGGAGATGCGTAATGAAATCAATGCAACGTCAACAGAAGGTTAAGGAACTGATCACTCAGTTCCCCTTCCTTACTGAAAATACCAATCAGCTCGTTACATACTACTGGTCTTATATAGAAGGTGCTGCAGACTTTGTGGATGTATCAAATTGTTCGTCTGCAGAATCAATCACACGAGCATTTAGGCGATTAGTTAAAGCTGGTGAAGTCACTGTATCAGAGGAAACGAAGCAAAAGAGGCAGCAGTATCAGCAGGAGTTTAGGGAAGAATATAAGGCTGTTTAAGGAGGGAATATTTATGATTGACTTCGAGGATGATCAATTTACACAGTTAATTATGGGATACCATGATATCGGACTACAGGTAAATGAGATGAAAAAGACACAGAAAACAGTACCGATTGAATGGTATGAGAACTTACTTGATTCAGTTATTTTCATGGCTAGTGAATGGAGAAATGAGTCAGGTAGGCATGATCAGTATGTTCAGGATATGAAGAAGGCACTGGGAATGTAATTTCAAATCTAACAGGAGATTTATAGGGAAACACAAACGTAGTGGCAAGGAGGATGAAAGATGAAAGAAGATACTGGTGTAAAAGACTTAAACGGAAAACCTGTTTTGGAAGGCGATGTTTTAGCTGACAAAGTACCGTCAAAAGGAATTGTTATTTTCTCAGAAGATCAATTTGTTGTTACTTCTGACTTTGATGGTAGGGATATTAGGCAAGTGTCTCATTCTGATTTATTGAACGAAAACTTGATATTGGATAACAACATGTACGTGATAGGTAACATCCACGACAAACCAGACTTAGTGTAATGTTTTAGTTTATAGATTAAACACTATATAAAGAATATTTTAATTGAAAAGGAGAGGTTAAATGAAGGTATTTGAAACTAGAAAGATTGATAAAGATATTCCAGTCAAAGTGATTTGCAATAAGAGCGGTAGAGAAATTCAATTAGAAAATGATGACGAGTGGGTTGGTCGTAATTTAATACATAGCTTTAGTGTTAATTTTGGATATGGTTCAGATTTTGACATGGACACTTGGGAATTTGATTTATGCGAAGATGAATTATTGAACTTCTTAAGAACATTGAAAGTTAGACCTTCTGGCTTTGCTGCCGATACAAAATATCCTGATCAAGTTTTTGAAGAGTGGAAACTCACAGGAAAATACAATTGGAGAGCAGGATGGACTTATGAAGAAATTAAGGATGATGATATAACAAGAAAGGAATCTGAAAGAAGATTCAAAGAAAAATTGAATCAATTTACAAATTTTAAAAGGAGGAATACATAATGTATAGTTCGATTATTGAAGGTATAGATGAAATAATTAAGTATCATAATGGATTAAACCATAATACTCACAATATGTCTGAGAAAGAGGTACACTACTTTATTCAGGGATTAGAAGTAGCTAAACAGACTATCAGGCAGGTTGAAGAGTTTAATGCTGATGAGTTAGCACATGAGACTTTTGAAGAAGTAGTTATAGCTCTTAAAGAAACTCTGGATGAAGAAGATATGAAAGAAACTATTAACCATGTGTTTGGCAACGAAGAAGAATAAATAAAATCTGGTTTTTATACTAAGGAGGAGTTAAGTTGGAGAAGAATAATTATCATTTGGAAATCTTATATAAAAGTGGAGTAATAGAGACATACGATACAGGAGAGGCTGAAGAGGATGCTCTTAATGGAGTAGCCAATACATTTGACCAAGCATTCTCTGAGGGGCTAAATGCAGTAGTTACTATTCCATCAAGTTCTGGAGCAACCTTTATTAATGTAAGTAGTGTAGCAAGAGTTAGTTTTTTCAAAAATGAAAAAGGCAATACCTAAGTATCACCTTCCTTCTAAGGAGTTAGCCTTTACCAAGAGTAGATCCAGCCTTGCTTTTCTGCTTTGCAGTGGACTTATCTGATGCAAGAACTTTGGCAGCACTAGATAATTGCCTTTTAGTAGGTTTCTTAGCCATATCGATACCTCCTTAATAGAATAGCAGTTCGCATGGATAAGTATACCAACCTACATATTGTATGTCAATTTATTTAAATACTACTACATATTGATTTAAATTAAGATATAACTTCGATTTTATCTGATTAAAACTTTGCAGCAAATGGAGGTTTTAAATGCTACCTTTTTACATAGCTTGGATGTTAACAGGAGTATTTGTTTTCGGATTAGGATACTGGGTTGGAAAAAACTTTTCAGATTAATTACTATAAAAATTAAACCGGAAAGAAGGGAATGAAATGTTATTTGATCTAGGTGACGTTGTAACAATTAAATCATCTGGTAAAACAGGTGAGATTACACAGTATAGACATGAAATTAAAATTGTAAAAGGTGTCCGTACAGAGACTCATCAGTATTACGTTCAAACAGGTACATATATGTCCAATTTATATTCAGAAGACGAATTAAAGCTACCTGATAGCTTTGACAATCGCTTTGAAGAAGGATTAATGACTCTGCTTATTGATGTAAACTTGAAATCTAAGGGGTAAACAACTTTCTTGGGGATAAAACTTACAGTAATTAACAGATTATTAGATTCGTATAACATACAAGTTTATGAATAAATATTAAATAAATAATAATACAAGTTATTGTATAAAAATGAGGTGAAAAATAATTGGCAGGTTTCACGATAAGTTGCAATAATTGCGGAAACGAAATTGTTACTGGTGACGACTATAAAAGAAAAAATGAAAGAATATCACTTTATGCGGAACTTAATAGCTATCGAAATATGAGCGAGTGGATAGAGGTAACTCTATGGTGCGAGAGTTGTGATAACAGTACAGAATTTGAAGACTAAGGAGGTAGTAAGTGAATAATAACAATATTCTTATCCGTATTGACGAAGCTCTCGAACGTATGCGAAATGATGGTGCGGAAGACGATAACTGTCCTTATTACGAACGATTAAAGGCGAAACGTAACGCAATAGCTAACGGAGCTTCATACGCAACATACAGCATTGCTCCCTATTTAATTGCTTATGTTGGATCGCATATACCTGACGTTAATATAGGGATGGACAATAAAGTAATAAAAGGTCGTGGAGATAAAAGGAAGGCAACACTAAAAGCGATTACGGGAGTTGAGTAAATGAACGAAAAGGTGTTTCATCCTAAAAAAGGTTGGTATGCTGAATTTTATAAGTTTCCGAGATTCGGAGGGTGGTCGTTTGTTTTTGGACTAACGAAAGAATTGGTTCAACATTGCATGAATGGTTATGAAAACCCTATTACTCATTCAGGGTATAAGACAGGATTTTTTGCGACTGCATTCGGTTATCAAATAGCAGTTGGGTATAACTCAGTGAAAGAAGTTAAGTAATGGTTGAATCTGATTTTCTATCGTATGCTGTCGGGTTTATACATGGCGTTTTTATATCTTTGTTAGGTTACAAGCTACTCAAAAGGAGATGGCGATAATATGAACTTTGATAACTGGCAAGAAAGAATAGAGGAAATCAAACAATTATGGGAATGCGAATGGTCAACGGTAGGAATGTCCACTCATGTAAGACACGCCGATGTAGGTTGGTTGCTTGAATTTATCGAAGCACAAAGAAAGTTAATCGAGTCATACGGAAGAGTTACAGAAGGTATGACAGAATCCAAAGCATCATCGAAAAATGATTTTTTTAACTGCTTTTGGTGTGGAGATATAGAAAGTCATGATAACGGCTTATGCGTGGATTGTCAAATAAAGCACCCCGAGTTAATTATTGACTAACAAGTTATACCTCTAATAGCCGATAACTATAATACATGGTTATCAATAATTAAGGAGGTACAAATAGATGAACGTACTTGGTTTAGAGGAGTTTGAAGTCTTAGAAGGTTATGATAGCGAGGAGTATTACAAGTTCGTTGTAGAGGCTAAAGAGCCACCAGTATTCTGTACGCTATGTGGAGCATTCATTGAGGAAGGACAGCAATTCAAGGTACACGATAAGCGACCTCGTAGCGTTGCTGATGTAGACCTTAGAGGTAAGAAGGTTGTAATAGACATCATTCAGAAGCGTTACAAGTGTCCTAACTGTGGAGATAACTTCACTGAATACTTTAGGTCTATCGCAAGAAATGACAGAGTTACACAGCGATTATTCAAGCGTATGGGCGAGGATTCAATCAAAGGGAAGAACACCTTTAAGAGTATAGCTGAACAACATGGAGTGACTGATACAACGGTCAAACGAGCCTTTTGGGAACATGTAGACGATCTATATAGAAATCGTATCTTAATAGCTCCAAGAGTCCTTGGAATAGACGAGGTATATCTTCACGAAGAAGGTATTAAACGTAAACAGCCTTTTGCAGTGTTCACAGACTTAGAGAAGAACGAAATCATAGAGTTTGTTCCTGGTATCGAAAAGGAGCTTGTGAAGGATGTAATCAAAAGCATGAAAGGCTATGAGAACATTGAGATAGTCGCTATGGATATGAACGCAGGCTATCGTAATGCGGTATATGAGACTATACCAAATGCTTATTGTGTTGTAGACCACTTCCACGTTATTCAAAAGGCTAACATGAAGCTAAACGACATTAGAGCTAAGGTTCAAAACAAGCTACCAGAAGGCGAAAAGAAGGAACTATTTAAAGTAAGAGCCTTAATCACTTCCAACAGAGAGAATCTTGACGAGGAAGCAATATTTAAACTGGATGCTGAATTAGAGAAGTATCCAAGGCTTAATACGGCTTACTGGATTAAGGAAGGTTTACGGAATGTTTATAAGCAAACTACCAAATATGACGCTAATCAAGAGTATTACAAATGGGAGTCGTCAATCCCTAAAGATGCTAAAGAGATGAAAGTCATACAGAAGATGATTAACCGTCTTAGGAAGGAAGTGTTTGCTTACTTCGATGGAAGAGTCACCAATGCCTATACAGAGTCATTCAACAATGTAATCAAACGAATTGTAAGGCTTGGTGTTGGTTACAGCTTTGATGTATTAAGAGCAAAGGTTCTCTTTGGAACGAAAGCTACAGAGGTTAAGAAGTTAAAGGATATGAATTTCAATCGTATATTCAATGAATTAGCACGTAAGTCAGGTAAGGTTATCTGGACTGATCCTAATAGTGAATATGCAGAAAATTATTCGTATAGGGTGAATATTGATGACTTATTACAAGCAATGGAGGAAGGGGAATTATAGTCCCTTTTCTCTACAATTCCCAACGAAAGTTGAATACCCAATCTAAGAATATGGCAGCAGTAAAAGACCTGTATGATCGGAGAAAGAAATATACAGTTTAGGAGTGATTAATTGAAGCCGACTATTTCAGATGAAAAACGACAACTCCTGTTGGATCTATTGGAGAATATTGAGGAGCAGATTGGCTGTTTATCGTGCAATATAGAAGAGAACCAGAACATTAATGATGCTGAATGGCGTACATATGAAGAGGAAATAAAGAAGCTTAATTTAGTATTAGGTGAGCTAAAGTCAGAAATATACTTTTCTTAAAAATAATTAATTAAATACAGTTGACTTTTAATACGAAACAAACTAATATAATATTATAAACTTGATAGAGTGGCTGAAACAAAACGGTCACTCTTTCTCATAAAAGAGGTGATTGAGATGAGCAAGCTGATCGAACTAAGGCTGAAAAAAGAGGCGCTTAAAAAGAAACTTGAACAAGTTGAAGCAGAATTGGAATTGGTTTATCATTTGATTGATGCTGAGTTGGAAGAGCAACTAGACAACTGATATAATCATCTTGGGTGATGAAAACATGCGAGCAAACTTAAGTGATGAACTAATGGAAGCAATCAATGAGGCAATTTACCTCGACTTAGAATTACATATTATCGAGAAACGTATGATGGAAGCTGAGAAAAAGGGTAACAAAGGATTTGCTGAACACTTGAATGTATTATTCTACAAGGTAAGCAGCAAGAGGAAAGCTAATAAGCAGTACCTGAAGGATAACGGGATAACTGTTTATGATCCAGTTAAGGTTGATGAATTCTTTGTAGAATACCCTTACTCACAGAAAGTCAGTGATGGAGGATACAAGGAAGGAACTAATCGTTACTGGCGGTCTGCTATGACTTTTAATTTGAAGAAAAGAATGGGTGGATATTTTAAGGGAGGTTAATGAGTGTTTCATTTACAAATTGATGAGCATTTTAGGATTCAAAACAGTGATGGTAGAAATTTTGTTTTGGAGAAGCTGGAGAAAGTAAAAGATCGTAAGTCTGGGGAAGAAAAGGAAGAATGGAAATTCAAGGGCTTCCACGGCAATCTGAGATATGCATTAGAAAGGTATACTACAGATGAAAGCGTGCTTGATCGGTTTGACGATAAGGTATCTGAAGTGAAAGAACTAATCCAGCACATGAAGAACATGGAGCAAATCATCAAAGATACACTCAAGAAGGAAAACATAGACCTGAGCTTTGTGAAGAATGGTCGAAACGATGACTGATGAGTTTTGTCATGTATGCCTTGAGCCTAACCCTTCCATAAGACAGACAATTAGATTAAGAGATGACAAGTCTACATATGATATTACTGGTCACATTCACTGTACTGATCCTATTTATGAGTTTACGCAGCAGACAAAAGATAAGATGCCTGTAAAGAAAATGTTGCTACTATTAAAGGAAAATAATCTCATAAATAGTATTGACTAATACAAAATAAACTAATAAAATAAGTTTATCACTTGTTGGAGGTGGGTAAGATGTAGTGCTCATTAGCAACACCTTGGACAAACAAAATAAAAAAGGAGAGTAATAGAATGAGATCAAGCTACAATCAGCAAATGAAACGCACAGTGTTCAATAACATTCATGAAGCAACATTCAGCCCGGAACGAAACTACTATGGCGTTGTGGAAATTGACGGGACAAATTATCTGCTTGAGCACAAGTCAAAGTTCCGTAATGAGGCTGTATCATACTTTGAGGAAGCAGCAAGGCTTGAACGTGGTCGATTGACTACTGTTGCGGCATTTAAATAAATAAGGAGTGAATTCATGGGGGAATTATTTGTACATCCAGCCTTCGTTGGAGCTGTTTCTGTGAGTGAAGGAAAGAGAAGGTTACATTCCTCAAAGAGTGATGACGTATATGCTCAAAAAGGCGACATAGTATTTACATCACTTACTGATGAAGAAGAAGTCATTACACTTACTAAGTACAAAGAGATGATCAGTGTAGAAGAAAAGAAAAAGCCCAAATATGATCTCGATGAGATGGCAGAAGCATATACACAAACTTGGGTGGATAATACAGTTGATGAAAGTTACATAGCTATTCCACAGGAATTCAAGACAAATAAAGCACTTTAATAGAAAATAATTATATATAATTAGAAAGAAGGTCATCGAGTGACAGTTATTACTAAGGACAATGGACGAAGAGAATTACCATTTGACGAACACAGGCTTACTGCATTTATTAAAACAGCAACTAGGGATTACCCTCAACTAGACGTAAATGAGTACACAGAAGCAGTATTAGATGCAATTACATCAAAAGAGAAATACTCTGCAGAACAAATTACAGACCTCCTAATCCTTGAAGCGAAGGCACGTATTGGTTATCGAGATGAAGAAAATGAGGACTCTAATTCACCAGACTGGACTTACGTTGCATCCTACATTTATATGAGATCCCTTTATAAAAAGGCTGCAAGTAACCGTGCTTACGATTCTTCACAAAAATACGGAGACTTCTATGGGCTTCTTAAATACCTCGGACACATTGGAGTTTACTCTTCATTAATCCTAAAGAATTACACTAAAGAAGAAATCAACGAAGTTGCTAAAGTAATTGATCCAGAGAAAGATAAATTACTAACCTATATCAGTGCTTATATGCTTGCTACACGCTATCTTGCAACTGATTATAAGAAGAATGTGTACGAATTACCACAGGAAAGATATATGATAATTGCCCTACATCTTAACGTAAATGAAGACAAGGCTACAAGGCTTGAAAAAGTAAAAGACTCCTATTGGGCATTAAGTAACTTGTACATGACTGCTGCTACACCGACATTAGCACAAGCAGGAAAGAGGGATGCTCAGTTATCAAGCTGCTTCATTGATACAGTGGATGATAGCCTCCAAGGAATCTACGACAGCAACACTGATGTTGCGAATCTGTCAAAGGGAGGCGGAGGAATCGGAGTTTACATCGGTAAAATCCGAAGTAAAGGTAGCACTATCCGAGGATATGAAGGAGCTTCGTCAGGCGTTATTCCTTGGATGAAGCAATTAAATAATACTGCTGTCAGCGTAGACCAATTGGGACAGCGAAAAGGAGCGATAGCAATATACCTAGATGTTTGGCACAAAGACATCTTCCCATTTCTCGATGCCAAGCTTAACAATGGAGATGAAAGATACCGGACACATGATATTTTCACTGGGGTATGTTTACCTGATTTGTTTATGGAGCAAGTTGAAAAACGTGGAGAATGGTATTTGTTTGATCCTAAAGAAGTTAGGGACGTTATGGGATATTCCCTTGAGGATCATTATGACGAAAAAGAGGGTAGTGGATCATTCCGTGACAAATATTATGAGTGTGTAAATTCTAACGAACTAAGTAAGATTAGGGTTGAGGCAATTGATATTATGAAGCGGATCATGGTTTCGCAGCTTGAAACCGGAACGCCATTTATGTTCTATCGTGATGAGGTAAATAGAAAGAATCCAAACAAGCACTTGGGAATCATTTATTGCACAAACCTCTGCACAGAAATCGTCCAGAACCAAAGTCCTACAACTGTGAAAGAGCAGCGAGAAGATAACGGCATGATTATTATCGAAAAAACTCCGGGGGATTTTGTTGTATGTAACCTTTCTTCTATCAGTTTAGCAAGAGCAGTAAGGGACGATGTGTTAGAGAGGTTGCTTCCGATTCAAGTCAGGATGCTTGATAACGTTATTGATCTTAATAACATTCCTGTATTACAGGCTCAAATAAGCAACAGAAAATACAGAGCAATTGGATTAGGTACATTTGGCTGGCATCATCTACTTGCCCTTAGCGGGATGCGTTGGGAAAGTGATACAGCAGTTGATTACGCTGATAAGCTTTATGAGAAAATTGCATATCTAACTATCAAGGCAAGCATGGAACTAGGTCAAGAAAAAGGAGCTTATCCAGCATTTGAAGGTTCAGATTGGCACAATGGAAACTACTTCACTGACAGAGGCTATGGAGTAGAGGGAGATGACACTGATCGATTTGTATCGAACAAACAATGGAGAGAGTTGCAAAAAGATGTATCTGAGAAGGGATTAAGAAATGGTTATTTGATGGCTGTTGCTCCTAATATGTCTACAGCTTTAATTGGAGGTTCAACACCTTCTATTGACCCAATCTTTAAGAAAGCATACTCAGAGGAAAAGAAAGACTACAAAATTCCAGTTACTGTACCCGATTTGAATCAGCGTACCACTTGGTATTATAAATCAGCATACCAAATTGACCAAAACTGGAGTATTAAACAAAATGCGGCACGACAAAGACACTTGGATCAAGGTATTAGTTTTAATATTTATGTTAAAAACGATGTTAAAGCAAAAACTCTACTCGATTATCACATGAATGCATGGAAGCAGAAAATGAAAACAACTTATTATGTGCGTTCAACTTCATCTAGTATTGAAGACTGTGATAGCTGCTCATCTTGATAAAATAATTACATAATAAAGGAGAAAGCATGGAACTTAAAAAAAGAGATATTATGAATAAAAATGCTCCAAATAGAGCAACAGCAATTATTAATGGGGAGTGCTCCAACATTCTTAACTGGGATGATGTCCAATTTAATTGGGCATTTCCCAAATATAAGAGGATGTTAGCAAACTTTTGGACTCCATTTGAAATCAATATGGCTCAGGATATCAAGCAATTCCCTAATCTCAGCGACTATGAAAAAGAAGCATTCCTAAAGATAATCGGACTTCTCGCACTATTGGACAGTATTCAAACTGACTATGCAGGCAAAGTTGCTGATTATCTCACTGATTCAAGTTTATCAGCACTAATGATTATTCTTGCTCAACAAGAAGTAATTCACAATCACTCATACTCATATGTACTGTCGAGCATTGTTGATAAAAAGAAGCAGGATGAAGTATTTGAGTTTTGGAGAAGTGAACCAACTCTAATCAAGAGGAACGAGTTTGTTACAGATGGCTACCGTCACTTTGCCGAAGAACAAACAGTTGAAAACTTCCTAAAATCCATTGTCTATGATGTTATCTTAGAAGGGTTGTTCTTCTACTCAGGATTCGCATTCTTCTATAACCTTGCTCAGAATCAGAAAATGGTTGCTTCTAGTACGATGATTAATTATATCAACCGTGATGAACAAATCCATGTAGACTTATTCGTTAAGATTTTTCATGAAGTATTGGCTCAAAACCCTGAAGAAAATACTGAAGAACTTAAGAAATTTGTTAACGATACTTTCATTAAAGCTGCTGAACTTGAAATTGAGTGGGGCAGATATATCATTGGCAATAACATCGAAGGGATTACAATGAACCAGTTAGAAGCCTACATTAAATTCTATGCTAATGTTCGTGCGAACCAATTAGGATTTGATCGTCCATTTGAAGGCTTCAGAACTAATCCTTTTAAATGGATTAAGGCATATGAGGAAGTTGACTTAGGAAGGTCAGATTTCTTTGAACAGAAGCCACGCCAGTATGTAAAGGTAAACACTCAAGATAACGGTTTTGACGATCTATAAAAATAAAAACAATATTAGGAGAGATAAATATATGAAACTTATTAAATTTGAAAAGACAGATTGCAACCCTTGTGTGATGGTATCTAATTTCCTTGATGATCAAGGAGTGAATTATAAGAGAGTGGATGTAGAAGTAAATCCTGATCTTGCTATTGAGCATATGGTAATGTCTACACCAGTTATCCTATTGGTTGACGATAATGGGCATGTAATCGAGAGAAGTCGAGGTTTTAACCCTGCTGAACTTGAAAATATGATTTCTAGGCTCTAATGTCCGTATATAGTGTACAAAATAACCAAAAATGTACATACGTGGTAGAAAAACGCTAATATTTTCACATAAAATGGGGATTTTAACGAATCCCCTCTTAAACTAAATAATTACATATAAAGGGGTAATTGAATGACAAATAAGATGGATGAAATGATCATTGTAGCACCTAGAAAAGAAGTTTTCGCAAATGAGACATTAACTTTCCAAGGTACAGAAACTGACAAAGCCAAAACTCAGCAAATTGTATCTAATATTGCTCGTACATATTCTGTTATGCGAAGGGGAGATGCTGAAGAGAATCAGGACTTCAAGCAGCCTATTCCTTATGTAGCAATTAAACGAGGAAATGAAGTGTTTACTTATCAACGGCTTCAAGGTGGAGGAGAGAAGCGGCTGCATAATCAAGTGTCTCTTGGAGTAGGAGGTCATCTCAATGATGTTCCAGATACTGACTTCTATGGCGTATTAGAAGACGGTCTGCAGCGTGAATTAGAAGAAGAGTTATTCATCAACAAAGATAACCTGAAGCTTAATACAATTGGACTAATTAATGATGACGAGAATGCAGTAGGTAAAGTACATATTGGAATGTTAGTTATTGGAGAGTTACCGGAAGATGAAGAAGTGTCAGTGAGGGAAACTGATCAATTACTTGGAAAATGGATGACTGTAGAAGATTTAAAGAAACCGGAAGTATACGAATCTCTGGAATCATGGTCTAAGTTTGTTGTCGATATTTTAAATTAATCATAAATACATTAAACTAAGAGGGTGCTAGGAAGGGTTAAATCCTTTCCTAGTTTTATAAAAGGGAGAAGAAAGATGAGTCCAGAGGAATTATTTGAGCAATATAAATACTTAGCAAAGAAAACACTTTATAAAATGTATATTGATCCACGTAGCATAGCTAAAAGTAATCGAATTGAATATGATGACTTACTCCAGTATTCTTTTTGTGGGCTATGGAAAGCATGTCTAAACTATAAAGAATCAGAATCCAAGTTTACTACATTTGCGATTAATCACATTCGTTGGCATGTTACAATGCACCTTAAACGAGACTGTAACATTATGAAAGTGCACCAAAGAGAAAAATTTGAAGATGACAATAGATATGAAATTGTTGATATAGATGCTAATCCATTAGATGAAGATGTTAGCAGTTTCCATGAAATTATTCCATCGGACGCTAATACTGAAGGGGATGCATTAAGCAATTTACTTCAGCGACTTGTAGAAACAATTGCTCCTGAAAGAACGATAGAGATACTTAAACGGAAATTAAATGGTGAGTCAAACCAAAGTATTGCTAATACATACGGATTAACTAGAGAAGCTGTTAGAATGGATTTAGTTAGATTAAAGAATCAATTAAGAGAGGTACATGCAGTATGAGTAACTACGACATTCAATACAATCAAATCATACAAGAAATCATTGACGAAGGTATTTGGGATAAGGATCAGCAAGTCAGAACCAAATGGGCTGATGGTTCTTCAGCATATACTAAATCAATAATTAATAAGCAGATTAAATTGGACAATAAAGAAGTACCTATTCTAACAACTAAGCGTGTAGCATGGAAAACAGCAATAAAAGAGTTGCTGTGGATTTGGCAGCTTAAAGACAATAATGTAGACAATCTTAACAAGATGGGTGTTAAGATTTGGGATGAGTGGCGTATGGAAGATGGAACAGTAGGCAAATCATACGGTTATCAAATGGGTAAGAAGGTAAGGAGAAAAGATTTAACTATCTCGGCAGGTAATGGATTCACAAAAACATTAACATACTCTTCAAAAGTTGACCAAGTTGATTACATGTTAGAGCAATTAAAAACTAATCCATCTTCTAGAAGGCACATTACTTCCCTATGGAACGTTGATGATTTAGATGAAATGGCTTTGAACCCTTGTGTATGGAATACTCATTGGCAAGTTTTAGAAGGTAAATTACACTTAACTGTCGGGGTTCGGTCTAACGATATTGGATTAGGCAACCCATTTAATATTTTCCAATATTACGTCTTACAACGAATGATTGCACAAGTGACCGGGTATTCATTAGGCACACTTACATTTAACATTGACAACATACATGGGTACGAAAGACACCTTGAACCACTAGCAGAGCAGATTAAGCAGCCTCAATTTGAAGCACCTGAGTTATGGGTTAATCCAGAAGTAAAAGACTTCTACGACTTTACAATTGATGACTTTAAGCTGCTTAACTATCAGCATGGTAAGACAATCCCAATGGAGGTAGCAATTTGACAATTACACTTATAGCCTGTATCGACAACAACCGTGGAATCGGTAGCAATGGTAATTTACTAACTAAGCCACCAAAGGATCTAAAACGATTCAAGGAATTAACCACAGGAAACTTCTGTGTGTTTGGGAGACGTAGTTTTGAGGAAATCGGCTCTCCTCTTCCCAACCGCACAAATATCCTACTCACATCAGACACAACAACACAGTATCATCCAGAATTAAACGTTTATCCAAGTGTAGAAGACATCCTACACGATTATAATGTACATGCTGATTCAGATGTTAATTTGTTTATCTGTGGAGGAGAGAAGGTGTACGAAGCCTTTCTTCCACATGCAGATGTAATTGAATTAACAGTTGTTGATCACATTTTTCCTGAATCTGACCGATTCTTTCCTGCATTCAGTCTAAGCGACTTTAAACCAGTCGAAACAGTACATAATTGGGCTACAGATGATTATCCGTATGACTATGCATTTGCATCTTATAAGCGAAGAATATAAAGAAAAATAATTTAACAAAACTCATTGACTAATATAAAATAAACTAATATAATCATAAATAGCAAGTCACATACCAAATATTAGTTAAAGGGAGATGTTAGTCAATGTGTTTAGCTAGTAAGTATTTTGATCAGATTGAGGTTATGTTAAAAGCAATTGATGGTGATATTGAAAAACTTTGTAAAAAGCAAGCAGAATATGACCGAATGATTAACCAATATTATCACCACTTAGAAACTACTAAATTTAATGCTTGCGAAGGATACTACATAGCTAAAAATTTTCAAACAGAATTACAAAAAAGAAGACTCGTTAAGGGAGAGTTATCTAGACTGCAAACACTTAAGGAAGCTCTTCAATCTCAGGCAGTTAATAAAAGCCTTCACAAAGCAAAGAGCACGGTGAAAAAGTCTAAAGAAAAAGGTAGAAAATGGTGCAAGAATTTCAATTTTACATTCAGCGACATTGAAGAAGAAATCATGCACTAATAATACATAGGAGGATATAATGACAGCAGCAACACAGATTAAGAAACTGGATAGGAGTTATTTAGTAGATATTTTAAATCACAGATTAGGATGGTCAGAGAGTCATCTTAGGGGATTCTCAGATAAATCTCTAAACGAATTGTACGAATACGTACAGGACGGCTACCTAGTCACCAAAGCGAAAACAAGAACAGATTCATATCTAGTATATTTTAGACTTCCTAAGAAGGTAACTGAAGCACTAGACATCAGTTATGGGGATTACTTTGACTGTAAATATCATAGTGAAAAGAAATTAATTACACTACATAGGGGGAAGAACAAAATTAAAGTTAGATCCAATATGATGATTGCATTACCTTATTCACTGGTTAATTCAAATGTACTGGTGGCATCCGATGATATGTTGATGTTAGTTAAGGATGACAGAATTATATTGAAGTCGTTTAGCTATATGCAGTAGAAAATTCATATCTAAGTCCACATTTATAGTGAAAGAAGGGATACCATTGATTCAAATAGACGTACCAGAAGTAAGTAATTTAATTTCAGTAGAAGATCTACTTAAAATACCAGAAAAACTAGGAATATATTACTTTTACAGCAAAGACAAGGAGTTATTATATATTGGTAAAAGCAATAATTTACGTACTCGCATTCAAAATCACGTAAGAGGTAAGACAAATACAGCAGAGTATTCAAATGAATTTAAATACATAAGGTATTCTTTAACAGGTACTGAGTTAGATACTGACATATACGAAACATATCTTATAAGTACCATGAATCCAAAATATAATATAGGAAAAAGGTATAAAAATGAAAAAGAGAATGTAATAATCTTAGAAGATGAAAAGAATATATTTATTAACTTTGTATTAAAACTATTATCTTTGAATAAAGGTTTGTCTCTGGGAAGGTATGCCATTGAACAGATTTGTGAGAATAATAAGGTCAAATTTTTCAGTTACTATGACAAAGACATCTATCCTATTTTAATTAAGAAAGGTATAAGTATTAGCCCAATGAGTTTATTACATAAATAATTAAATGTACTGGAGTGTTTGGAATTGAGAAAATCAATGCCTTCCCATTTTCAAATTTTTGATTATTGGAAAGACAGGAAAATAGATGGTATGTATGTTTTAGAAGACTACGGAGAGCCAAGTTGTTGGTGTTGTAACAAGGCTATTATTGTAAAAGATGAGGAAAAACTACAACAAGAGGGAAACTTCAAAGAGATATGGAATGGAACTGCGGGTAAGTTAGAAAGATGTCATATTGTGCCTAAATCATTAGGGGGAAGCTACGAGCCTAGTAACCTGTTTCTCATGTGCCATAATTGTCATTTAAAAGCTCCCAATATACTAAATGGAAACATGTTTTTAAAATGGGTGAGTATCCACAGAAAGAAATGTGCTTTAGGTTTGAATTTGGTAGAATATACAGAATATACTTCAGTCTTATGTAAGGAGTTTGGAATAGACCTAAACTCATTTGTAGACTTTATGAATACATATGACAAAGATAAGCTAATGAAAAAGATATCTACACACGGAGTTCATGTCAATATGTCTACTACTCTCTTAGGCTGGATAAATGAATTCATTGAGCAAAAATTATTAATACATATTGAAGCTGTTTAATAAAAAATAAACTATTGTATCAAGGAGAACTCTAGAGTATTTTGTGTAGCTACACCTCCTGACGAGGAGGATAAAATGAGTGTTGGTATTTATCAAATAAGAAATATATACAATGATAAGGTGTATATTGGTAAAAGCTTTAACATAGAGAAAAGGTGGAGGCAGCATAGGGATTCCCTTTTAAGAGATAAGCATGTTAATAAGAAACTACAAAGAGACTTTAATATTTTTAAAAAAGACGCTTTTCAGTATAAAGTGTTAGTAAATTGTGCAGTAAGTCATCTGGATAGAAATGAAAGTCTAATATGTTATGAGTTTGATGTCTGGAATAAAGAAAAAGGATACAATATAGCAAAATTATTAGACTATAGAAAGATATCTCACCAAGATGCCATTCAACTGAAAGATGAATTCTTGAGTAAAATGTACTCTAACAATAAAGAATTGATTAAGTCAAAAGGGCAAGTTTCAATACCTATAGAGTGGATCAGTAAGAATTTGAATAAGGATCATGATGAAATAAATATAGCCTTGAAAGAAATCACCTTGGAAGATGAATTAAAATACGGTTGGAGTATCAATCTTTGCAGCAATTACGGAAATACATACTTGGACATATTCAATAGGGAAGTTATAGATGAAATTTTTGATGAATTAAATTTATTTAACACCAAATAAAACACATCTTTTAAGGTAAAAAGGAGAGCTAATAATGAAACAAATAAATGTAACTAAACCAGTTTTTGAGAGAGTTAAAGTTGGAGAAAAGGATGTTCAATTGTAGGAAACGTCTGATGGAAGGCAATTTGATAATAAAGAAGAAGCAGAGCATCATGAATTTTTCGAAGTTAGGCTAAATAGAAGAGGCATTGGTATCCAAGATTTATTAATGCGGAGATTCTCGACTTCGCTAATAAGGAAGACTTGGATCGTTATGAAGACTGGTTTCATCGTGATGGAGTTGAATACCAAGAAGAACTAACCTTTCCTTGCACTTGTGTTTTTTACACAAAAGATATTAGCGAAAAAGATGATTACTATCCAGAAGAACAAACGTATTGTATTAGCTTAGAAACATATAAGAAGATGGCAATAGAAGAAATTAAGAGTCTATAAAACATGTCATTTGTGAGGAAGTAAGGAAATTAGTTTATTAAAAAATAATCAAATATAATAGGGTTGAGGATAATCCCTAGCCCTTTACTTATAAGGAGTGATTAGTTGGTTAAAAACGCAGGAAAACTGTTTGAAGAGGATATACAGCAATCAGCGAAGGATCAAGACATTTTCTTTTATAGAATTAAAGATGTAAATCCTATGTTCCTTAAGCCGAATACACGAGTATCTAAGAATGATTATGATTCCTTCATATACAAGAAGCCTAACTTATTCCCGATTGAATTTAAATCCACCAAGGATAAGAAATTTAGCTTCAGTGAATCCATAATTAAAGCACACCAGATTAAAGCTCTACAAGATGCTGTCATTTATGAGGGTTTAATAGCAGGATTCGTATTCAATTTTAGGGAGAATGATAATCAAACTTTCTTCGTACATATAGATGACTTTACCAAATATAAATACATAGCTGAGAACCAAATTAAGGAACATGAATACATATCAAAGGTGAATAAGGCGAGTATTAGTTTAGACATATGTAAGGAAATTGGGATTGAAATTAGGAATGTGAAGAAGAAAGTCCGGTTCAGGTATTACATAGGTAAGTTGTTAGATGAGTTGATTAGTAGGTATGGAGATTCGGATGAATAAGACAAGCTGTAAATTGAATATATACATATTGAGGTGATGAGGTGCAAACAACTACAACAATGATTGACGGAGTTGAGTTTGCCATTTCTTACAACGGAGCAGTGAAAACTCTAAAAAGCTTACATAAAGATGAAGATGGATTCTACATTACACTAGAATATTCAAATGATGAAGATAAAAGAAAACAAGTTGAGGAACATTTATATGACTTTTTTGCTAGAGAAATCCTTTGA